TTTTATGCAATTTTTACTACTGTTAATGGTTATATATATAAATTTCCAAATTTAGGTTAAAATATTGATTAAAATAATTTTATGCAATTTTTACTACTGTTAATGGTTATATATATAAATTTCCAAATTTAGGTTAAAATATTGATTAAAATAATTTTATGCAATTTTTACTACTGTTAATGGTTATATATATAAATTTCCAAATTTAGGTTAAAATATTGATTAAAATAATTTTAAGTTCCCAGCTTTAGCTGGAGTGGATCTTGACTGAAAGGAGAGATCCCTATGGAATACATTTATCTTAATATTATTATATATAATATCTTCAGTTTTATCCCCGAAGGGGCCATTATTCATGCCACACCGACAGCCGCGATTTTTTGCATAAAATAAAAAAAGACGTACTTTTTAGGGTACATCTTCTTTATAGTACGGTATTAGATCATGTTATTGTGACGGATTTTCACAATAATGATCTTTTCCTCGACATAGCCGTTAATTTTTACATTAACTGGCATTTCAAACTTCTTTACTTGATGTCTCCGAAATACGTTCGACGTTATACTATCAAACTCGTATTCGGAGGTTTCAAATTCATCTTTTTTCGCAAACAAGTCAATGTCTACTGGTTTGCGAAAACCTTCATTGATTGGGTAGTGGTACATTTCTACATCTTCGGCTGTGGTGTATCCACACTCTACCCTTCCTTCTTTATTAATCTTGAACTGAAATTTTTTCGATCCAAAAATCGAAGACGCCTCCTTGAATGAGAGGGTTATCTCCCCGATATAAGTTGGAACGAATCCCGGAAATCCCGGAAGTTCGATGTAATTAATACCCGCCATCAGTTGGCGAAGTTTAATTAACTTCCTTGTCTTTTTCTCTTTCTTTTGTACAACCGGGAGAAAAACCGGTAGTTTCTTTTCTTCTATTTTCATAACCTTTTCCTAATTAAAATTAATACTAGTTTACTTTTTAATAAGGCATTGAGAGGTTACTTATTAATTCGGTTGAGCGTATCCTGTGATCCTATTATACATTCTGCCTTTTCATATATTTCCTCTAAGTTTTTTGCCCCAATATAAGACATCATAGATCTAATGTAATCAGTAGCATTCTCAACCCATCCAGAAATAGTTCCTGTTATAGGTACAAGTTTAGATTTTCCTTCAACTGTTTTTATTTTTGATCCATACATAGCAGTCTGTCCTTCTCTAGATGCCATGCCATAGAATTTCTTTGAGAGGGATCCATCTTCGTTTTCAATGATTGGTGCTTCAGATTCTTTTAATCCGCATAATAATCCGCCAATCATTACATAATCCGCACCTAAGGCAAGAGCTACGCAGATATCTTTATAGCTCCTAATTCCTCCATCGGCTATGATTTTTGTACGAAAACCTTGTAGTCTCATCATTTTTCTACTTGCTGCTTCATGTATTAAGCTTGCCATTGGATAATGTATACCAGTTTGTGTCGCAGTAATACATCCCGATCCACCGCCAATACCAAGTCTGATATAATCAATCTCACAATCACAGGCTATGTTGTAAGTTTCAGCATTTCCTATATTTCCTACCATTAAAGTTAGGTTAGGAAATTTTTCTTTTGCTTCACCTGCAATTTTATAAAGATCTTCCAGGTGACCATTAGCCATTTCAATTAGAATCTTTCCTTTCAGTTCTTTATTATAGCTTGTGGTTAGTTGTACAAATTCATCTAACCCAAAACTAGTCCAGTCACCATTTTCCATAAAGCGAATTCTTTCAGAATAAGAAATAGTTCTTGGATAAATGGGAATAATCTTATTTTCTTTCCAAATGTTAAAGGAGTTCTTCCCAACTACAGTATCCATAGGTGCTGTAAAAATAGGGAGAGATCCTTCACTGGTGTAAGCGTGACATTCAATTCTATGCTTGACGTCACTAAGTACTGCTGGCTTAATAAAAATATCGCCATAAGAATACTTTGGTTCTGTAGATTTTAACATAATAGCTTGAAATTTATAGTACAGTAGTAAGGGTTTCATTCCCTTATTTATGTTAATTATTTATAATATTTATGGTAGTAGAATTAAAACGAGAAGAAATTTTAGAGTCATTTTTTGCAATTGAAACTAAAAATAATTATCCTCGGTTAATAGCAATTACAGAAGAGTTTGATATTTATCAGTTCCCCTGGAGTTTATCGAGGGATGAAAAGTATATATTAATACCTACACATAAATACATAGATGATCCTTATCTTTGGGGAAATTTACCATTACCCCTGTGTAATAGGGAGTTATTGATAGATTTTAGAGGTAAGGGTTACCTAAGTTATCCTTCTACGGAGGAGGGACTATTACGTGTTATAGCAAATCAACAAAAAGGTAAGCTATCTTTAGATCTAACTCGTAATTTATCGTTACCTGATGAATCTATAAGATCAATTGAATATTATAGTATTCGAGATATAATTAATTATAAATATATCAAAGAAAATTTTATTATAACTTTGACAGACGATATTTTCTTTTCGTATGAAGGAGGAAGTACACGAAAGTTGGCTGAATTTAATGCCAATGAGAATAACAAGCTTGGGTTCGAGCAGGCAAAGGTTCACCTAGATATACTTGGGTCTAATTATTTAAATGGACGTGTAAGAGATATACCTATTAAGTTTAATTACGAGATAGTTTACGATGACTGCTGCAATTAATGTTGGGAATAATAATTACGTGTTAATAGATCAGTTTAAGAGAAATTCTTATATTAAGTTGAAATTTAAGAAGGAGGAAAATCAACTATACTTTGCTGGAGTCTTAGAAAAGTATAGTATACCCTATTCAGGAGGCATTGTTTACGATCCGAATACTATTATGTTATCTACGGTTCATTATCTTCAGATAAGAGAGCTAGTTCAATGCCATCGTACGAAGAAGTTGTGGGGTGATTTTTCAATATTAGGGTTTTGTTCTATCGATTACATTAATAACGTGGAGGTTCCTTTTAAGTTGGAAAGTAAATTAAAACGTTACAAAGCATTGCAGAATTATATTATTTGTGATGAAGGAGAGATAGACTCATATTGGATTGACTTAAGTAAGGGTAAATCTAAGCATATTCTGAGAAAAGGTGGTGATACAGGTGTAAAATATGTTGATCAGATTTTACCAGAACATATTGAGGAGTTGCCATTTTCTATTTTAAGTGATCTTCTGAGATTTGACGTATTATGTGATAAATTTTCAGAAATAATACATGAAAGATATGTATGGTACAGCTAGATAATTGTAGGAGAAATTCTTATGTTAAGCTAAAGTTTAGTGGTGAGTGTAAAGATCCCGCTCAACTTTCATTTGTAGGTGACTTAGAGAAATTAGGAATTGGGTACTCAAATGGAATTGATGAAGATCCAGACACTATTATGTTATCTACGGTGAATTATATTCAACTTAGAGAACTGTTACCCAAATATAAATTAATGATCTTAAACTCTCCTGCTTTAACAGTAGATGTTAGTTACTGTAAGATAGACCTAGTGAACAATGTTGAGATACCTTTTAGACTTTCATGTAGTCTGGGAAATTATTTTGCAGATGAATGTTTTATTGAGATTAATCAATCAATTAAACTTGGAACTAAGGATAATAAAACTGTTAGAGTAACTTTTAGGGTTTATCTTTGGGGAGCATGTGCAGGAAGATATATTATTAAGTATTACGAGGATGATTTTCGTAAGTCTGAGATAATTAAAGTTCACAACCATTTACGTATATTCTCAATGAGGGTAACATTTGAGAAAGTTTATCGAGATTTATTAAACCTTGATATCTTAGGTGAAGAATGGATAGAGCAGAAAAATACTTATTAATGCCTGAATCTATAGGAAGTATCCTTATAGATAAATTTAGAAGGCCTTACTATATTAGATTTATATTTACGGGAAAAAGTAAAGATGTCATGCAATTAGGTCTGGTAGAGGACTTAGAGAAATTGGGAATTTCTTATTCAGGCGGAATTGTATATAATCCAGATGCTATAGTTATATCTATGGTTAATTATATACAGTTATGTAGTATATATCCGGAGTATAAGAAAATTCCTTTGGATGTAAAAGTTGAACATTTTTACTTGAAGGATGATGAAAGCGAAGTTGTAGATTGGGATTTTTTCATTAGTGCATATCGTGCAACAGGTAAGTTTATAATAGTAGATCTAAATGTAGTAACTTCTTATTGGGTAGATATTAGTAATAACAAGGCAACTGTTATATATCGAGAGGTTGGTCAGGAACTTAAGGCTGCCATAACTCCAGACACGATTTTTAATAGTGTAGAGACAAATATGGATGTCTATGCTTTCTTAAGTATGTATAGATTAGGTATACTAGACACTGAGTTTTATAAATCGTACATGAAAAGACGAGAAGGGTATAGACTATGGAAGAAGAAATTATTTTAGATAAACATAGAAGAAATTCGTTTATTGAAATGAGATTTCATGGCAAAGATAAGGATGAACACCAGTTTAATTTCGCTATGGAATTGGAGAAATTAGGTATTCCTTATTCAGGTGGAATTGAATATGATCCGGATGTTATCATGGTTTCTGCGATTCACTATATACAGTTGAAGGCAATAATTCCAGATATAATTCAGGGTTTATTAATTAAAAGTGTATATATACGACACCTTATCCTAATTAATACTGATGGAGAGGAAGAGTTAGTTCCTACTAATCTTGATATAAATAACTTTTTTGCGGAACAGGATTATATTGGTTGTCAAGTCTCGTTATTATATGAGTATCGAGTATACCTAGAGAATAGGATATCGGATACTGCTGTGAGAGCTGATTATACATCATCGTATCCTCTAATCACGATTCCTGCCAGTTCATTACCTTTAAATATTTTTAATTTCTTTGAATTATTAGATTTAGTAAACCCATTACATCATGATAATGATAAACTTTAAAGCAAAAGAAGAGATAGAAACTTATTTCTTACTCCAAAGATACAGAGATTATGGCGCATTAACTTACAGGTGTGATGCACTTGATCTTGTCGGTGTTAGGTGGTTCTTGAGTAAGAGTGATAGAGTTGCTATTACAGCAAGTGATATTACTCGGTTAAGAAACTATAAATTAATCAGTTCACTTTCTGAAAAGTCCAGGTATATTTGGAATATATGTGGACCTATTCAATTAGTTATTGGGGTTAGTGGAAAATATTATCAGGGTGAACACATTTGGAAAAATCTTTATGATTTAATTCATAAAGAGGATCCTAAAAGCAGTGTTGAAGAAATCCATGTTATGTCAGATTTTTCTAAGATGGAAAAGACCTATGTATCTGTGCCATCAAGAAATGTTTCTTTGTTCAATGATGAACATTTTAAGATACGATCTTTTATGGAAGTAGGTGATGGGTATACTAAACAAGTTATATGTAGGCACCAGGACTTAAATTCAGATGAATTGCCAGATGATTATGCTTATATAGCATCAAGATTGACGGCCTCTTTGTTTGGATTAAGTCAAGAAATCTTCACAAAGGATGTAGAAGCGATATTTGATGGAGAAGAAATAGAACTATGATAGAATTACTTTTGGCAGATATTCAGGAAGTATATTTTGTAACTACTGCATTTTATAATACTGAGTTCCAAGATATATTTAAGTTAACGGAGCACTTAACATCTAAAGATATCAAGTGGTTTATCTACAAGGATGATAAAGTGGCGATAAATGTGGATGATTGGTTATGTCAGGCTAATCGGCTTGACTGGATGCCAGGGAATTTTATATTCCTGACTTCTACAAAAACATATTATGTTACTCCAGAAGTTAGTCTCCTAGATGATATACTTTCAGATATCTGGTACTTAGACACTGAAGGGTATAAGGAACAATTTCCCAGAGTATTTTTTAAGGATGACGGCTTTGGTGATTATTGGTTCCTACATCATACTGGAATTGATAGTGGTGTAAAAGCAGAGTATTATTTTGTTGATGGTTACTCTGATTATAATCAAATAAGGGAAAAGTATAGTTTTACCTGCTTAGGTATACTGAGTATGCTATATAAGGTATGTCCTAATTTCTTGAAGAGTAAGTGTTATAATGTAATCCTAGCACATTCTCCTATAATTCCAGAACAGTTTAGAATATATTTTAGAGGAGGTTGCAATGAGTTCGTCATTTAAGGTTAGTGTTACTTATTCTCTACATATGTGTAAGAATATGTTAAGTAGGGTAAACTTGGCTAAAATAGAAAAGACATATGTAGTTAGTCGTAAGTTAACTGATAATGATATATTAGGATTAGAGAAATTCTTAGAATCGATGGATTGGTTTCTTCTTACAGAAGATAGAATTGCAGTTTCAACCGATGATATCTTGATGAGGATAATTAAATTAGGCGCTACTATAATCTCTGATAAGAACTCAGAATTTTATGTTTCTATTCATAAGCTTAATTTCAAGTTATTGCTCTTCATGCCCCATAGTACGATAGAGAAACCAATTGTTATTAATATTGCGGAAAATACTATAACTAGTTGTTGTACTGATAGGATTTATTACAAAAGTGAAGTTACTGGTGGTAAGGAGCATTTACCTTATATAGATTTTCAATTCCCTATGTCGAGATATACTGGTTGTGCATTGTCTATGTATATTCATGATGTGGGTAGGGAAGTGAATGAGTATACTCCACCACTTATAAGATTTCTTCAGTGCTATTGTCCGAAGTTCTTGGGAACTATTTCTAATTTACCTACAAAATTTATTGAAAAGAGAGATAGTTTAGCCGAAAATGACGGAATGATTATTTATGTTAAAGGAAGATTAAAAAAATTACCTAGGGATTAATTCCCTAGGTTTTTTATTTCAAGTTTCCATGTGCATACGTAATCTCCGCAGCATTCACATGGTTTGTCGTCGGATTCGTAATCTGTATAATGATTATCTAAGACTAAGTCAAATATTTCATCTAAGTCGCTTAAAGTTAATTGATCTTTTAAGACTTGAAGTAAATTATTTTTCTCTTCTTCTGATAAGTCTTCGAGGGATTTATCATCTACGTACCTACCCCAACATACACATCCTTCAGTTTTCTCCAGTAGCATTTTTTAATTTTCCTCCTTCTAATATATACGCTTTTCTCCTGTCAATGCAGGCAATGTTCTTTTTCATACAAGCCTGTTCGTCATATCCATAAACACTACCCGTATGACCTACAATCTGATATATATCAGGTATGATAGGATAATCCAGGTGATCTTCAAAGAAATCTGCCCACATTGGTCCTCCAAACGGAGAGTCTCCCCATCTACTATAACCTACTTGACTGAGCATCGCTTTTCCCTTACTAGTCTCTGCCATCCTATTTAGCATATCTTCTATCTCGGTCTTCTCAGGTACAGTCAATTCATTCTGATCAAACCAGCCCTTGACTAGACCAGCATGAGTAAGGAGAAAGAATTTGCCGTCCTGTTCAATCATCTTCGCTACTTGAAAATCTGGACGATAATCATTGAATAGTGTAGCTACTTCGTCTTCGAACATTCTCGAAAATCTTGTGCTGACTGGAGCTTCTTCCCAGATGTAATGAATATCGTGATTTCCTAAGAGAAGCGTAATTCTACTCGGATTTGCTTCTTTTAATTCAATTATATCTCTTAATCCACGAAGAGCAGTATTGAAGCTGATATCTTCGTCTGGATAAGGGTCCAGATAATCACCAAGAAATACGATGTCTCCATTCCACTTGTAAACTGGTTCTTTCCAAAACGTTCTTCCATGAACATCTGGTACAATTAATAATTTTTCTGTTTTCATGTTTCTTGAAATTTTATAATACACACGTAAGGAATTAAGGTAATCCCAGAGTAATTTCCCTAGGATTACCCAAGTAATTTTTACAAGAGATAACTAATTATTAATCCGGCAAAACCACCAATATCGGTAGCTGTCATTTCACAACAATCTGACTTTCTCCCAAATTTCTTATCATAGTACCAATCTTTCCAGGTTCCTATTATAACTACTGATACTAGGGCTATAACTCTAGCGTGGTTTATATTTATAAAACCCAAGAGATTTCCTATTCCATATACAATGAGAAATATTATCAATCCTGCAGTAAAATGTAGAATTTTACTCTGTGGAATAGTTCCAAGAAAATCTAATATTTTATTTAACATAATAAGCTGAGGTAAATATTAATGAAACATATTAATTCAACCCAGAAGGTGAATTTAAATTTATCTAATTCTTCCTCTAGGTTATTAGTTTTTTTCTTCCCAAGTGTCCAGAATAGTATCGCCCCAGGTAATATCCAATCAAATAGAAATAATTGGTTTCCATATAACATAACCCATAGTTGGGAGAATATTCCTGCTAGGCCAGCCCCTATCATATGTACTTGTTTTTCTGCTTTATCCTCTAGAATTTGTGGAGAAGCACCCACTAGGAATACTCCGAATATAGTAGCAAATGGTATAACCTGTGTGGGAGCATTTTTAGCTGCATCCATAAATTCTGGGAGGAGTAATAGACCAACGAGCCATATTATGAGAGTAAAAGCTGGTTTCCATGTTAAGTAATAGTATGTTCTGGATACTGAAATAGGAATTTCTTTAGCCTTCAATAAGATATAAATTATATATAGGATAAATATAATAAAGGAGGCTATTGTAGTTATCATACTGTTAAGTTTAATTTTTCTGGGTAACCTTGTTTGAAATCATAAGAAGCAACTTCATCCAAGGTACTTAATAGTTGTACTCCTAGTTTATGCTCTGCGGTTTTATTGAAACATTCACAAGCATATATTTCTAAGGCCCCTAGTAATTGTAATGCTAGGGCACAATTTAATGTGAAGGGCGTTGTATTAAGCCAAAGTGTGGTACTTTCCATTCCCATCTGTTTCTGAATAGAAATACTATTCATGAGACCAACCCTAGTATCTTTATCTAGCCAAACTTTAGCCCCATTTAGGAAGAAACTATTTACTTCTTCACTCTTATCATATACATCAATTTGGGCAAACATGACTTCCTTCAGGAGTTCAACTGGGTCTGGATTTGTTATGCTAATGTGTTTTTCTACATCAACATACTTAGCCTTAAATGTTCTTACAGTATATTCAATAACTCTTGATACTGTATGAGTTTCTCCTAAGTCCCAAGATGATGATACAACTGTTTTATCCTCTGAACCGTCAAAAGATGAATCAACATTTGGTTCTGGCTCCGGTATACCTGTATGAACCTCTTCATAGACGGTCTTTGTCTCTACTCTAGGCTCAAGTTCTTCTACTAAGAAGTATATTCGCCAGGTATTATATTTACCTGAGGTACCTATTAATTGTATCTCTGGCTGATGTTCATTGGATAAGTCTATTTTATAATTTCCAATCATTTTATTGTTATTATTTATAATAAATCGCTTTTAATTAATGTTAAGCCTATTGAGGGTGTATGAGTTTAATTACCGCTCCAAGCATTACCGTTAACTTCACATATATAATTATTTATTACATCAACCATTGTATATATACCATTAGATGTAATGCAAGGTTTATATTGGTGAATGAGATTATTGTTATAATATGCATTTATAGCATAGTATCTTATTATAGGAGCATTGGTTGTATCTTCATTTATTTGCATAAAATTATCTGCAATCCAAGTTCCACCTTTATTACCAGATGCATTTGCTATTTGATTATTTACCTTAAATTGTGTTGATGTTAATGTGATAAACAGTCTTTTTCCTACATAACTGGTGCCATTACTAATATATACATTTTGACTAGAATTTGAATTTAGTAATGCTCTTAACATATTATTACTATTATTAAAATTTACGCGCCACTTTTTATTTACTGTATCATTACCAGCATTGGCAAAAATCATACCCCATTCTCTGCTTGTATCTCTTGCTTCTACATAACAATCAACTTCAAACTTATAGTTATTGTCGTCTAATGGCGCACAGTTAGTAATTATTCGTGAGCTCTGATTGCTATTAACGATATAGTCTATGAGCCTATAAGGTGCATTTGCCGCTAACAATCTTCTTCTAAACTCGCTCATATAGTCCTCCCTTCTAGGGAATGACTATTATAGGGATTTAAATTTCCCCCCCTCCTCTATAGCTGTTAAAATTTTTCATAATTAAAATTCTCCCATTACGGCTAAGTTATTTACTATACTAATTTGATATGTTTTTCCTGCTCTCGTAGTAGGTTGTACTCCTCCCAGCCACGTTAATGTTGGTGGAAAGTCGAGAACGGTTGCGGTAGAGCCACTGGAAAACTGTATCATATATTCATTATATCTAGTGTTGTCCGTAGGAGTAGCTAATGCTTGTATTGTTAATGAGGTAATTTCTCCCCAGGTATGTAAAACATTTGGTGTCAGAGAAGCAATTACTGTATCAGTATTTTCATGTGTTTCTACCCCAGACTTTAACGTATTGATAGCTTCAAGAGTATCCTCCAGTGCAGCTTCTAGTTCTCCAGTCTGATCACCGATATAAGTTTTCAGTTTATTCCAAAAGTAGGAAAGTCCTTCATAGTCTAATCTGTATTCTGTATTTGCCATTATTCAACCGTATATATTGTGTTCGATCCGATTTGGATTGAAGATAGTTTTCCTGTTTCTTCTGATAAAATAAAATAGAGGACATTATCTTCAGGTTCTTCTACTGTTCCTGTAACCCATTCTAGTTTCTTTACTGTCTGTGACTGTACGGCATTTCCGTTACCCATAGAGTCATATAGGTCACTAATAGCATCTTCTATTTTATTTAGGTTCTTAGCATTAACTGGTGTCTTATTATCCACCCACTTTGTTTTCTGATAAGTCTTCATGTTTAATATTTCTTAGGAGAGGTGTATCCCCTTTTATTGGAGATACACCTATTTATTCTTTATTTTTTACACCGCTGTCTCCATATCCATAGATTCTATACATATATCCACCTTCATTAACTCTCTCAAAGTTGTCATAATCGGCAACATTAATTTCGTGTTCTCCTGGGATGTTACCTATGTTATAGCCACAGATAGCTCCTCCACAGCAAAATCCTCCACAAATGGCGGGACAGTATATACAGAATGGGAGACCTATTATTTCTAAGTCTTTCCAAGCAAATTCTTTTCCAGGTAGTTCATTTAATGTAACCACTGTATAGGATTTACCATACTTAGATATTCTAAAACCAATTTCTTTTATTGTATAGATATCCTCTGAATCTACAGCAAAGAATCCACTACTTACAGACTTACTTGCAATCTTAACAGAAGCCCCAATTAATTGTGGATATTCCCATAATCCAGCGGGACTTGTTACTTTTAAACCAGCGCCTATTAGTTTCATAGCATCATATAATCTATCATTTCGTGTGTAATGGGTAGAATTCTTTCCTGAGCAACTAGTCTTTCATTAAGGTCTAGGATTGCATTTGCTACAACTTTTTCAGTATCCTTAATTCCGGCGATTTCTTCTATTTCGTCTTCATTAATAAGTCTACTTCCCTCGACTTTATCAACTTTTTTCTCTTCTAGGTCAACCAAAGCGGCAGCAATTACTTTCTCTTTTTTAGCTAAACCTGCTATCTTAGCTATTTCCTCTTCATTAATTAATCTACCCCCGTCTACCTTATCAACTTTCCTATTTTCTAAGTCGATTAATGCTGCAGCAGTAACTTTTTCGTTATCTTCTATTCCAGCTATTATTTCAGCTTCTTCACTGGTTAATAATCTACTACCTTCTACCTTATCAACTTTTTTATCCAAAGCCGCCCTAGTATCAAGTGATACTGGTTTATTTAGGTCTGCGGTATTATTAACACTACCTAGGCCGACATCAGCTTTACTTAGTGTAATCTCTGGTATTGAATCGGTGGAGAAAGTGTGACCGTTTACCTTTGCAGTCTTAGGAAGTTTATCATTAAGAGCATTTTGTGTAGCGGTTGGAATAGGAAGGTCTAGTGGATTCTCTGGATAGCTGCCAAGACCTAGTTGACTTTTTGTAACTTGGTGAGGGTTATTAGTATCTTCTAGGTGATTAGCAAGTTGAGTAGCTTCTGTTTCTGTAATTAATCTACTTCCTTCTACCTTATCAACTTTTGTAGTAAGAGCCTCTTGTGTAGCTCTCGAAATAGGTAAGTCAAGGGGATTTGTATAGTCAGCATAATTACCAAGTCCTATATCTTCTGCAGTAAGATTTATAGATTTTTCATTCAGGGGATGACCATTTATCGTATATTCTGTATCTAAGTCCGACTTAATTTCATTTATTGCAGTAGTTAAGACTTCTTCGGTATCATTCAGCCTATCATTCAAGTTGTTTAAGCTGGCAGAATTTACTAATTCATTATCAATAACTCTTTGTTCTAGCTCAGTATGAGATTCGCTGGTATTTGTTTCTAGGTCTTGAAATTTTTGATATATAACTTTATTTTGTACAGGATTTTCAGAGGTGGCGTCCAATGCGGTGTCAACAACTAATCTCCATCTTCCAAGAACAGGATCTATCGTATTCGTGGAATAGAAGATATAACGTTTTCCAGTTTCTAGGCACAAAGAAATATGGCCTTCATCTAGGGAGGTTTCAGGAAATCTTACCATTTCTTGAAGCTCTGTAAATGTATCCCTGGAAAAATTGGGTTGTTTACCTTGATAACTTATATTATCACCTATTTTTAGAGCCATACTTGTGTAAAGTTTGTAATTGTCGTTGCATTAGTTAGGACATAGACATTATAAGTTATTCCGCCTATGTCTAGAGTTGTTTTAGTATAGGAGTCAATGTACTCAAATCCATTGGCATCTTTTATAGACTCTACATCTCCTAGGTATGCGGGAAATGCTGCACATACTTTCTGATAATTTAGGTTAGGGAATGTTCTTGAGAAGTTTGTGTCTTTTATAGTATAGTTGTCTAGTCCTGTTACTTGGTTTTCGGTAGGCTCTTCAATATCTGCATTAATTAAACCTACGTAGCTTTTGTGTACATAAGCTATTTCTACTGTACTAGTACTTTCAACTCCCTGATATGTGGCAGAAAATGTATATGCATCAGTCTTATTAGTATTAGAGAAGAGTGTTAAATTTTTTCCATCTGTTTCATCTACTACGGCACCATTTAATTTCTTTACTGCGGCTCCACTTACATCAGCTCCTCCTCTACTAACAGACCAAGAGAGTCTTCCTTGTAAAGATTCCCCTACTCCAACGAGGTCAATTGATGCTGATATAGTAGTTTCTAAGGGATACACGGTATCTAGGAGATCCTGTAGTACCATAGAATCTACTCGTTTCCATCCACTAGTATTTGTAAATGCAAAGTTGCCTCCGAAATATTCCCACTCTTCATAAGAGCCATTAGAGTTTAGGAATCCCACTTTAGTTCCAGGAATCTTTTGAGAAGATTCTAGGTTATCCTCTAGAACTGTTACTGCGGTTCCTATTGTATAATAACCTTCCTCCAATGGCCAAAGAGTTGAAACATTATAAGTGTCGAGGAGTTTGGATAATGAACACCTAGCGGGCTCAAATCCAACTCCATCAACTACCGTAGCAGGAAAAATATCTACTCCTCCTTGACTTATAACTTGTATTGTTTTACTCATGATATTCTACTCCAAAGTAATCACATACTCCTTTAATTACTATTTCTGTTAGAGTATTTTTTCCTTTTTCACTTAATAGGTAATCAACTTCTTCCTTATTATCCTGGAATAAGTTTTCAACCAAAACAGCTGGCATGGAAGTTTTCTGCAGAACAGTAAACCTAGCAACTTTATATAAGCGGCCAGGATCTTCTGTTCTTATCTTAAGACCAGTTGCTTTGGCAGCATTTGCTATATATGAAGCAAGCTTTTTGGAAGATGAGCTGGCATTATTGGAAACATAAATTTCCCATCCTTTGCCTGTATGCCATTTTCCATCACTCCCCGCTGCATTAACGTGAAAAGAGATAAAGATTGATTTACCAGAGTGATTCTTAGCGATAGCATTAGCTAAGGTACATCTCTTTGTCAGGCCAGGTTCAGTTGTTCCTGTCCAATCCCAGACAGAATCAATTCCAACAGCTTTTAATCTTTTCTCTATTCTTCCCAGCATTTCTCTGGACCAAAGATATTCTCTTAATTTCTTATCTGGACTACATTTACCAGATACATTGCTTCCGTGTGCTGGATCTAAAATTACTAACATAAATTAATATTTTATTGTTAAAGTACCGTTCTGTTCGTTGTTTAGGTATAGTAGGTAATAGGGCTTAGTTACTCCATGTTGATTAATTATATTGATGCTCTTTACTGTAAAATCAGTCATGTCAAAACCACCAACATTCATTTTCGTATTTTCTGGAATGACACTGCCATAATTAGCTACAGGAATAAGAAAGTAAGGGTGATATCCACCATTACAATTAAAGGTTACATTCCAGGAGCTATATCCTTCATTAAGGTCACTGCTTTTGCTTACATTATATACAAAAGGGCCATTACTACTGTAATAATCATAAGTATTTCCTACTATTATACCTCTCAAACTATCTCCCTTAGCTAATCCACGATATCTTCTAAGTCTTACATAATAGGTTGCTCCCCCAGATAGTGTAATACCTAGGTCTTTTATTACATAACTTACATTATAGGTGAAACTTTTTACTTCTCCTGTCTTTAACGTACTACTTCCATTAAGATTAAAATTATTTATCCAATAATTTGGAGAAGTAGTGGTTGCAAAACTAGTACTATTTTCTGCTAAGGTAGCGGCAACAACTCCATTTTCTGTAATTGTAATAGACTGTGGCTGTATATCAGAGCTTTCGTCTTTCTCTAATTTCCACCTAACAGTACCAGACGTATCTGCACTCCAGGTTAGCTTAGAATATTCGATTGCCCATTGTAATTTCTGTTGTGGCCCAGTACTTCCTACTTCCACTGGATTAGTACCAATAACCTTAATATCCTTTATCGTTGGTTTACTTTTAAAATCTGAGAGACTTGAATCAACTACGGATTGGACTAGGGAAATACTAGCAGCTTGATTATCACTTACATAATTCTCACTGCTACTAGATACCCTAGGAATCCAATGTCCAGTTTCTTCCAAGCTCTTCGTTGAATCATAATAATACCAGACTCCTCCCGTATCAGGGGACTCGCAGAGACAGATCTCAAATCCCTCTGGAACATCAGTGTCCCAGTTCTTCAAGTCTGCCTTACTGCGAGCCTTTGATATACGGTCATCTAGGAAATCTTTGGCATCATATGCGAAATTTGTTCCTATATAACTTGGCATTGCTTAATGTTTAGTTAGATTAATCTCGAGGATATAGTACGACTTTTGCATTAGGGTCAGAACTTTTTATAAACTCGTCATAATTATTCTTATTTCCTTGAGGTAATTGTGATTTATGTACTAAAAAGTCATAACTGAATGCTATAAAGTTACTATTATTAAATGCTCCTGGCTGTCCCGTTATTCCTGGAAGAATTAGTGCTTTGTTAGTAAAGTTTTCACAATTTTGATACTGATAATGATAGAAAGTACCAAATATAGGATTAAGAGTCGAACTAGAAGAACTGGTTGCAGCTCTCTTGATTTGGTTTAGTGTTGTATTATAACTAAATAAATAACCTGTTAAGTATCTCATTATTACAGTACCTTTACCTTTATTACTCGTTCCTCCAGCTGTTAACATATTGTCGAAGGTTGCATTTCTAAATCCACTGGTTGAAATATCAATACCTTCCGAACCTCCTACCAAAACACCATTAGTATCGTATTCTGGGTTATACATTAAACCGTAGTAGAGGACTTTATCATATGAAGTATTCGCAGTGTTATACCATCCATTCGTACTAGTTCTCCAGAGTCCCACCGTTGTATTGTCACCATCTATGCAGTATTCTGGGAAAGGATTTCTGAAAGCTGTAATACTTGACCTATTATTCTTAAAAGAAGTATTCAGCAATATGTAGTATTTACTGTATGAAATAGTATCACCACTTTCTGTGCTACTATTAGGTAATAGTATTTTAAACTTAAATGCGCCCTCTAATGATGTTATTCGAGTAAAGTTCTCGGGAACGAATGTATAATAGCTAACTCTTTCCACTTTAGGAGGATTTGACGAGTCAGTCTGTTCAAGAACGCCTATTTTCCTAGGAATAATGGATTGGTTAGTCAATAATCCGTTAATATTAGGTGAAGTTGAATTTTTTAATAGATTTCTAGGAATCAATCCCTCCATTGAATCTGAACCATCTGAATAGAACGTGTTTCTAAGTGAACAGTTAGGTTTTATTGGATAAAGGATATCTGGTGCAATGAAGGATCTACTAATGGCGTTAGCAGTATTTGATACTGAGTAGTTCTTAATAGTGTCTCCCGATCCGTTTATTGTACACTCTTCTACATATTCTCCTATACCCTCAGGATTAGATTCTGGAGTTAATTCTGCTATGTCAGAGAATTCCGTAGATGATTCCAGACCATTTACTTGCTTTGTAAGTGTCCAATAATAGATTTTTGTAATAGTGCCGCCAATTTCGGCATTGTTACTTCCACTTGCCAACTTATAATAGTAGTAGCCAACCTCATCTATAACTTCTCCAGTAGAATCAATAACTATTGAGTTTTTAGGAACATCACTTAGTTGTTCTGGATTAAAGTTTTTAGCCTGAATAGTCTCTCCATTTTCTATTCCATAAAACCACTTAGTATTATAAAAACAGCTCTGTAGGTTTTCTAAATCTAGGTTATAACTATACGTGTATAGCGTGGCTTTTTTAAAATATCTTCCTAAAACTTCATTATTAAAATAGTTTTCATCAGGACTTTGATATATATCCAACCCACTATCATCTATTTTTATATAAACGTCTTCAGTTGTTTTTTTCCTTTTCCTCCAAAAATCAATTGGCAATGCTCTTTTAAATTTCACGTTTCTAAACGCAAAAGCAGCACTTGTCAGGCTTGGAAAGATACCTAATAGTCTATCATAGTTAAATTCTATGTATTCACTTTCTAAATAATTGCTATCAACTAAATCTTCCTTTGTAATAGTGTAGCCAGGTTGTTTTCTGATGATACGGAAATTATCAAACATTGAATTAATTGACTTAACCCCCGTCATGCTTAAACTATCATCTTCACTAGTATCTTTATCAGTAAGTTCTATAACAACGTGCTGATCTGGACTAGCCACGACTATACAATTTCTAAATAGGTTACTAAATCCGGTCCAATTACAATTACTGTTAAATAGTATTCCACACAGACTTTTAAAGTTATCGTAGGATATGTACTTTCTTACCGTGAAGTTACCCTCATCCCAATCTGAGTATCCACTTGAAGTATATTCTCTTCTAAAGAAATCTACAGTCTTGCCTCTGTAATTTTCCCAAGCTACAAAACCATATAGATCAATAAAAGTTTGTCCTGTATAAGTTAAACCATCCAATCTACTGGTAATTGTTAACGGAGAATCGAAATCTACTCTAAAAGAGTCCAAAATACCTCCTTCTAAAGGAGGCAAGGTTACTTCAAGATATCCAAGATTGAATAGACCGTCTAAGCCCATAATATTATTTACTCTAATACTATTTCCGCTTGTATTGGTAGTTTCAAATTCAAATCTATAGATCGTATTTAGACTATTCCAATGTCCGTAACTAAACAAACCACTAAAATCTACTATAGCATCACCACTAAAACTAATGAGCTGTAGGGTCTCTACCTTAGTAGGGTAACGTGTTGTTTCTTCTTTACTTGGGAAGAAGAAGTCAGATGCTTTAAAATGGTCTATGACTGTAGGATTGCTTTTATTATTCGAGATTATCTTTAATCTAACATACTGGTATCCAGAGGTATTGGCGTTATTTGCTCCTATTGTTCTAATTTTTTCTATAATATCATAGAAAACATTCATTACTGTGGTAACTGTAGTAGAAGTCTCTCTACCCATGTAGTTTTCAAAGGAATTAATGGTATCGACGTCTGCTCCGAATGAGAACCATTTAGGATGCCAAGCACTAATCAAATTATAGTTAAAAGCCCCACTTACGTTTGTTACTTTCTTAAAAACCGACATGTCTATGTAGTTTTTCGTAGATTTTATGTCACTAACTAATAGTGTTTCATTATACTCAATTCTATTTCCACAAAACATGTTGGTTATATCGGTAATGTTGTTATTTGTTGGGATTCTTTCTATAAATGTTTTAGCCAAAGTTCGTGTTATTTTTCCTTCGCCTTCTTTTGAAATACTATTTCCGATAGAGAATGTACTATTAAGAGATACTGCTTGTTCTATGACAAATAAATCACAGCAAGTAGTTCCATTACTTTTCGTTAGTTTAAAGTTTTTACAAAGATAGAAGGTAGGTCTGATCCTTGTTCCAGTGGTAGTAGTACCTATTATATAGGCTTTTCCATCAATGGTACTTAGATTACTGTCGGAATAGAAAGCGTCATAGTCCAGATAAACCCCTGTATTGCTAAACTCAACGCTAGTTATGTTGGTACATTCTCTAAAATTCACAAAGTTTAGGTCAGAGAAATCCGTTAAATTCAGATGTCCTCTTTCTGTAGAATTTATAGTTAAGTCTGTACCAGCATTACCACAATTTTGAATACATAGTCTTCTCAGCTTATCGCCACCAATACCTGCTTCAGGGTCGGATATGTTTATCTTATTAAGATTCTGACAATTCTTTATCACAACCACCGAAAATCCTGCAATCGTTATGCTATACAAGGTGTCGTCTCCATCAATCTCTATTCTGGATCTATCTTCATTAATTTTAGTATTCGATATATTTATTTCACGAATATGAGTATTTTTTAGATAAAATCCAGAGCCTGTTTTTCCAAAAGGAGTGTTTTGATTATTGGAAGTAGTAGGTGTAATATTTGCTAGGTTAATTACATTACTACTAGTTACCTTACCAAAGCTTGTTTCACAGTTTTTAGTAATAATATCAGGATGAATAGGCTTTATTATTAGCGAGGACATATAGGCACTCACGATTATAATTTTTGAAAGATTTAGACAATCCACTATATTATACTGATTATTTGACCCATTTACGTTAGATAGATTAAGTTCCGTACAAGTAGTGTTTTGCATGTTTAAACCTATTCTAGAATTACTTAAATCAATTGTACCTAAGTTAGTATAGTTTGTACCAACTAATTTAAGTGTACCTTTATATTTAGGACTAGTTAAACTGATTGTCTTCAATGAAGGCATAAGGATATTATCGGTAGCGCTATTATCAAAGGTCAGTTCTTTCGCCTCTGATGAATTATCATCTCCCACAAGTTGATCTATATATTGAGTGTTTATATAAAATGTACCATCTAAGTGAAATCCATTAATACTGTCCATATAGGTCCAGTTTTTTGAACCTAATAATCTATATGCCTGGGTTCCTGATACAGGGACTGGGATTTGATAATAATTATTACCACCAATAAGATATCTCTTCGTCCAGTTTGCACATGTTATAATAAGAGGTGAGTTTTCTTTAGCACGTACAGTAACGACAAAAGGTATACTTGATTGTAGAGAAAGCTTATCAAAAATATCCGAGTTTATATAAACATCTGGGTTAGTAGCGGACGTGTATTCTGAAATAGTAGGTTCTGACATATAATGGTCTGCGCTAGTATCTTCTTCCGTAGAAGTATACTTATAGAATGTCTGCATTTCTCCATCTATTTCCTCATTACATTCTCTATAGAACATTATAGGATTATTTACACCTCTTGCTATGTTAAAATATGCATCTAGGAGGTGAAGACGATTATTCAACCACTCTTTTACTCTAGCGATGCGTGTTCCATTAAACTTACCAAGTTCATCTTTAGAATTTGTAGTATCACCTGAATAGTACAATTGAACTAAATATTTTGCTCTGTAATTTGCATTAATCAATGGAATGCCAACTGATCCTAAGTTATTAGAGAAATAAGTCTTTATAAAATAGTCAGCGGATTCTAGACAACCTATTTTATGATCCGACGGATTTCTTCTCGATCTCCACTTTTCCCAGAGTTGCCTTGGCCAGTTTGTAATTTTTTCTGTAAACGCACTATCGCTTGCATTAAGATTAAGTTTTCCTGCAATATAAGTTGCGTATTTAGGTATCGCAAATAGGTAGGAACTAGCAACGTCGAAGTATTCTCCTCCAGAAGGGGAATAGTCTCTGTAGACTGTAGCTGAAATTGGTGTAATTGTTTTATAACTTACGGTTCCACTTGAGGTTGTTTCACTAGTACTTGTTCCATCTGATTCTGATTCATTCTTTGTCCAATAATCAGAGAATGCAGTGTAGTTCACTTTCTTTCCAGCATTATCAATTCCTAAGCAAGTATCCATGTCGTAGAATGCTACATAAAAAGTACCAAGTCCGCTCTCCTTATCTGCGGTCCATGTTTTTAATGTAAGATTCTTTTGGACAGAGTCTATCAAACCAAATGCCATACAGATAGTATAATATTCACTTACGCTGTTAAAGTCTAGTAAAGGAATTCCAGCATCAGGATCATTTTCGTCTTTTCTAACCAAATCCATGAGGTCATTTAGTGTACCTGGTCTGGTTAAACCAGCTTTTGGCGTAATTCCACTGACTGTTCTAATAAATTGGTGTCGATAGTTAGGGACTTGGTTTAATGGAAGGGTTTTTTCTTCTATTTCACCTAAATCTTCATTCCAAACTTTTATCTTACCAACTGCTTTATAACCTTGTGGGGGCTTAGATCCGTAACCATATAAGACTCCTGCACTCCCATCGTCACTAAAGGTTTTCTTTAGCTGAGTGAAGACATAACCACCCGCATAGGTTACTTTTTCTACAAATCTTTGTAAGATATTTCTTGCATCTTGATTTTGTAGGTTTTCTCCTCTGATATAGGATACGTCCGGATTTTCATCTGTAATTTTACCGAACATGGTAGTTACGTTTTCGTCAGAGACACTGTCATTCTGGAACAATAATGATTCATCAAATTGTGAAAAGTCTAGGAATGAGCTGTTTCCTTGAATTTCTGCAGTAATTACTCCATTTTTTACAACACTACTGGACTTAGTGACCATGTGAAATGAAAATCCACCAGAATCTGGTGCATCTTCTAGTATACTTTTTCCGTTACTATCACAGAAGACATTGTAATCTTTATAGCCCAGGTTATACTCGGATTCTCTACCTAAGTTAAAATTATATACTCCATGATAGTAGTAATTTTCATCTTGAGCATCAGGCGACTTGTTTGGGTCGATGAATTTCATGAAAATTAGAAAAGGAAAACCTGTCAAACAGTTTTTTATGTATCCAGAGAAGGCATCATCCACTGAAGTAGGGCTTGTTTTGAATTTAGTAGTGATGTCATTAACAAAATTTCCAATAGAAGTATTATTAGAGTGACTGGAATCTACTACGTCGGCTTTTAGAGTAAATGAGTGTTCAGGGAGAAATGTAGTTGTGTCGTTATTTTTAAAGTTTGGTGAAAACAACGGAATATATAGGTTTTCATCATCTTTTAAGGTAAGCGTGTAATTCTTAATATGATATCCCTTTGTAGATGAACCCTGTATTTTTACATAAAAATGGATATTACTTGTCCAGTCTATATAACTACCTGTGTTACTTATGGTTCTATTTGGAAAGCTTATATCAGTTAACGAAGTTTTTCCCTTTAATCCACTCCACTTTAAAGTAGCTTTTGTTTCAAGTTCTTCTGTACTCGACTCTAGATAATAGCCACCTAATAAATCTTTATAATTACCGTTTTTATTATCATCTACTAGAATAGCCATTACAGGGACATTGAGGTTTCTCGCTATATTATTCATAGCATCCTCAGAACAGAAAATGTCTCCGTTTTCTGGATTAAAATCAATATTGTCGTAGTAAGTCAGCAAGTTAATTTCCTCTTCAGTAAGTGTTTTGCTTAAGAGTGTTTCCTTATATTTCAAGTAATATTGATAAATTGTAACATCTTCTGGAATATAATATTCCGTACTTACCTTAGACTCGATTGGACTGAAGTATGCTATATCAAATAAGTTGAAGTTTGCGTTGACGCTATATAGACTTATATCCTTTACGGTTAAGTTATTTGATGGGGTTCCTGGACTATAAAGGAATGTTTTAAAACAAGCCTCAATGACTCCATCTATGTAAATAATTACTTCTCTACCACGATTATCAGTATTTCCTAACTTCTTTACTTGCCTACTTACAATAGAAATTAAGTGATAGTCCTCTGTATTATTTAATCCAGTAAAAGAGCTGTAGTCTGTTTTTGGAATGAATAATCTATCGTCTTCAATGGAATTTGCCCCAAGGGTAATTCTGTTTTGATAAAGTGTTAATTCAGTATCATCATATGCAGTTATTTTTAGTATTGGTGCACCATCTTCATTTATGGTATTATATTCGATACCTATATTAACTATTGTATTAAAACCATCGGATCCAGTAGGACAGGTTAAATTCGTTAAAGTTACAGGAGATTTATTTACTGTTTGTTTTATTGGATTTCTACCGAACGTAGCATTAAACGGGTTAAATTCTGGTGACCACTCTGTTACTTTGAAGTAATGATTTAAGTCATCGTAGAAAGGTCTATCTGTATTTTTCTCAAATTGATGCCACCAGCCTCCATCAAAGGTAGAATTTTTTATATAAAAATAGTAGGTACCTTCACCAACATTGGATTGCTCTTGGGTAGGATATTTTTTATTATCGTATTTCAGAACAAATGATATACTATTCTCTCCAGGTCTGGTAGAATATATAGTTATTTGTTGGGTATCTCTTAGGTTAGTTGAAATAGTTTGCCATTCGAATTCATCTCCTAATTTATAGTCGATAGTACAGCTTTTTCCTATAACGTTTTCAAAATAAGGTTTAACTTTAAAAGTTATACTACCAGGTGAGAATAGATCGTCAGTAGATACAGAGTCAGGTTCTTGTTCTGTTTGATATAGTGTACCTGAAGTAGACTGTACTAGTAGGTATAGTGTTTTTGGAACGATAGTAAAAGAGATTGGTGTCTTTAGTGGAGTATAAGAATTTGTTTCTAGATCTCCAACTATCTTTGTTTGAAGTTCGACAGAAATACTATAATTACCTGAGTTAGACTCAGTAAGGCCGTAATCAAATTTTCTCAGGAACTGTATAATATCAATTATATAGTCACCCTCCTCTGTATTGGATACTATTAAGTCTTCCATCGCAGTGAAGCCTTCGCTATTAAAAGTTAACTTAGGAGTTGTTACTTTTAATTTATAGGATACTTCAGTCGCTACTGATATCTGGTAATTTAGTCTTAGATATAGTCCATTGGATAATATATCTGACGTAAAAATTTCATTTGAGTATGCACGACCACTATTATTTATTAAATCTCCTGTAAATCTGTATGGATCAGTAATATATCTAGTGGAGAGTGGTGTAGTTTCATTATAGATACTATCAGTAACTTTTATATTTAATACACCATTTTTAGAAATATTTACAACTCTTTCTAACGTATAACTATTATCCAGATTTAATGTTTCATTAATAGTGTTTATAATAGATCCAGTATTATCCGTAAAAGTACAGTTTACTTTATAAGATGCTCCACCTGGTTTTGAAATTTTTATTAAAAGTGGAAAAGTACCTGATGAACCTAGGTTGATAAATGCAGTGGGATCCTCTACAACTTTCCTATGATTAAGTTCTGCATAGACTGTATATGATGTAGCAGTCTCTCCTCCACCGCCGGTTCCACCTACGCCGCCGTATTTATAGATCCATTTTAGGTAATTTTCTAATTTAGCTGTTCTTGACCAAAGGTTCTCCATCGCGCTATGGAGATCTTTCCCAAACGCTTTATTCGTACCAGTCATGGTAATATCGTCGTCGAAAACGATATTACCATTTGTGGCACTATTTTTATTAGGTCTTTTCATAAAATTTAATCAGTAAAATAACTATTATTAAATAGAACTCTACTTTCTGGAGTAGAATAGTCAGTATTGTCCTCGTCTATCCAATCTCCATAATTATTTGTAGAATTAACTACTAGATTACTAATTTTGATAGCTGATTTTCCATATGCAGTCTGAGTAAATTTATAACCTTGATCTTCTCTTTCGGTCATAATGTTTTCTAATCTACAAAGGGTTATACTGTAAGAACCATTTTGTACCGTTATCTTAGCAAACATTGGACGTAATTGGTTGTTATTAGGTGAATCTCCTCCAGCTGCGTTATCTGTCTTTGGAATTATTTTTGAGAAGGTTTGGAAAATTGATGGCAATTCTTTATTAGACTTTAGTTTATATCCAGTAGCTTGACACATGAAATATACAATACCATCAAAAGTATCAAAATCAGTCAACTTTTTGTAATAAGTTGTACCCTGCGTAAAGGTGTCTGCTGCAACGAATTGACCCTGAACTATCTTATAGAAATTTCCTCCAACAAAATTATTTGAATTTACGTTAAGGTCCTCTACATAAGCTACTCCTCCGCCTACTGAGTATAGATTAGTAGAAGGGAAGAAGTGATTAGAATCATTTGTAGGACTTACGAAATCATCTTTCTTTATATATGGGAATCTAGTTAAATTTCTTTTTATACTTGATGATGTTTGGCCATCGAATACGATCATTGGATCCTCTTTTAGAGTATCTTCCGTCATTACCATCTTATTGGTTAAACTATTTACCATATTACCATCTACTAGGTAATTATAGTTTTCTCTAATAGGATAAGTACATGCATATGTATGCTTATGACCACCTATAACTAATTTAACGTCAAAGTATTCTAATAGTCTACTGAACCAGTAAGTACCCTTCATTGTATAACCATTACCCTCTGAGCTACTTAACTCTTTTGCATGTATCTGGTTTAAGTGACTGCCTACAAGTTTAGAAGAGCTAATTGATCTATCTACTAATTCATTACCAGATCCTGTGGCAAGTGATGCATGGGTAATAACTGTAAATGGCATTTCATGACAGATTGCTATAGTCTTTTTCCCTTTAGTTCTTGCATCATTTAATATATTCCATACTATTTTATACACAGGGACAAAATCATCTCCATAGTAATGCTGAACTACTGGATTACTAGTATCAAATTCCCAACCTGTATAAATATTGATGTATTTAGTATTACTATTATTGTCAGGAATCAATTTAAACCAGTTCTTTGAAGTGGCTGATGTAAGTTCACTATTTATAACTAAAAATCTATCAGTAGTTGAATCAAAGTAATATAGGGATGGTATATATTTAGGATCGAATTCATCATTCCTACCTGAACATAGTGGAACGGGAATATTATTAGTAACATCTACTTCATAGCAATAGAATACATGAAAATAGTAGGAGTTAGATTTACCTTCATCATCTCCAGTACCTAGCGCATTTATATCAGTGTTACATAGGTCATTATTGCCCACACAGTTCATTTGTTCTAGGTGATCGAATAGATTTCTACCAGCCTGATAATAATCGAACCATTCGTTAATACGAGTACCATTCTGAGTCATATCACCAGTATTAACAAGAATAGGTATTATATTGGAACTTGCTACTTCGCTTGCTATTACTTCATTGAGCTTATCTGCAGCTGCTGCCCAGACTTGATACTCTATCCAGTGAAATCCCTGTTGGTCAGTAATCTGATAGATCTTGGTTGTATAACTAGTTGGGTATAAAGTAAAGGTTTGTTCTCTAGAAGTATGTTCTGGATCAGGGTTACCGTTCTTATCTGCTCTACCTACTATATAGGTATACTCCTCTGGGTTGGTACTAACTGGATTTTCTGTAATATCAATGATAACCTTATGTGCGGTATAGAAACTATTGTCAGCAGGAAATCTTCCAGTTATTCTGGCATATATAGTATTGTTTACAGTCACGTTAAATTCCTTTCTACGTGGATAAGTGCTGGCGTTAGCTGTTTCCTCACTTATTTCCTTGTAAGATTCAAATCTTTTCCATGACTCATTAACAGAATTATTTCCAACCTTCGTTTTCTTTATCCAAATGTATTCATCAAAATATCCTAAGGAGATCCAGTTAAAGCATCTAGTGGTATAGATATTAATACCAAAGGAGCAAGTTACCATATTTGGTTTGTTAGGATCAAGCTTAGATTTATCTGTACATACATTGCGATGTTCCCAAGAAGCTTTTGGAGTAAACTTAGATAAAGGGTAGATGTCTTCTGTTTTTGGGAAAGAAATATATTCTTTAGATAAGTCCAGTAATTGAACATCGGTTCCGTTCTTATCCCATCTTCTTCTTGAACTATCTTTTGAATTCAATGCTTGATAGGCTTGATTAGCTGGATCAAGTTCGAACATATTTCTATACATAACATTAGACATTGTCCTCTTGTCGTCATTTTTACCGATAGCATTAATTGCCCAATATGGAGAGTTACCTGATTTTACTGCAAAATAGTAACATATACCATCTATGAAGTTTTTATGATAGCAATAAGGGTAGTCCTCTTTGTTTTTCAATGCACCGGATTCAATGATTGTAACACTGTCAAACTTTTCGTTTGCTATAGTTCCGCGAACTAATTGTGTTCTAGGTCCTACTTTATCACCATCTCCTCCAGTAAAACCAGAGTTTCCATAAGTTAGACAAATACCGTGACCATATGGATTTCCTGAAGCTCCGTAATTAATATCTTCTAATATCTCTAGAGAAAGTAATTCTTTCTTATCACTATCAGTAGGGCTGTCTACATACCACTCTTGATCGTAAGTTTTTACTTTTATAAAAGCATTAGCATCATCATCTTCTGCATGTCTTGCGCCTCTTATTAAATAAGTTCCTCCAGATGGAATAATACCTGTTAATTCTAGACTATATATGTTTTGGACTACGTCACCTGAGGAATTAATCGCGGGTTTAGTTACATGTAGATAAATTCCTTTCAATGGAATATCTATATCCGAAGTATTTTCTAACTCAATAAATGAGTGAGTACATCCATGAACAACATCTCCACTAAGAGGTGCATAGAATGAACCGATTTTTAATCTATCACTCTTTAGTTTAGCATTACCTGTCTGATTGACATTACTTCTTAGTCTATATTGTGCAATAAAACCTCGAAGATTCATGTCTCCCTTGAGAGTATAATCTTTTAAATCTTCGCTTATTGTTTTATCGGGGATTTCCTGACTTTCAAGTTCACCGTTTTCATTAACGGTAAATTTGAAGGTTTTCCCAGTACCCTCATGCTTAAATGTTATGTCCGCAACATCATTAAGAACAAGATCTCCTCCATTTTCTGTAACGACTATTCCGTTTTCACTTAGCCATTGAATAATTTCTGTTTTTGTCATACCAGTATCTTCATCTTCGCTACTACCTCCGTCTTCGCTAGACCCTCCTCCACCTGGAGAAGATTGACTGCCGATAGCAACAAGTTTATTATCTATTTTTATATATAATGTATATGAGCTCTCTACTAATATTAATTCATTATTTAATAATTTATCTTTGAGCTCTTTTAATGTTTCAAAAGTATCAACTGACCTAATAGTAATATGGGCAGCTTTAAATTTCCAAGTATCATCTGATGGTTTACTAGGTATTACGCCTTTAGTGAAATCTTGATACTTGGAGTAGAGGTGAAATTTAGAGATTACAGTACTATAAAAATCAACAGATCTTAAGGAAAGGATGCCATCGTAAAATACTGTATCTTCATCGACTTGGGTAAGATCATCGTAAATGGTATTATCTTTCCAATATCCCTCCTTTATGGTTGAATTTGTAACTGGGTCTGATACACTTATCCAAATGAAATTACTTCCATAATATTCGGTAGTAGGTGGTAAAATATTTCCCTCCTCATCTGTTTTGGCAGAAGTAGCTACTTTTTGTTTTCTACTGATAACAATTAAAGTATTGTATACCTTACTACTAGATGTAATACTACCACTAGTTATTAATGGTCTTAGGTCGAAGTCTATTTCTTTAGAGGTTCCATCTAATCTGTCCTCTTGAATATGTACAACGTATTTTAGCCCCGCATTATTCTCTCCAGTAGTAGTTAGATAGAGAAATAGTTTACTATCGGTTATTTTACCTATCTCACTTCTTTCGATCGCATTCCATGTGACTGGAATATTTATAGGGCTGTCGATTGTAACGTAGTATCGTCCGCCGGTATGATCTTCCGTTGCAACTACAGTACTAGACTCTCCTGCTTCAAATTCAGCTGGAATTGCTTCTGGGGCTGCTTCAAACAAATCATACACGCTGCTAAGTCCATCTTCTTCTACTGCCCAAAGAGGTTCTTCTGCTATGGCTTCTTCAAGTTCTTCACTTATAGCCGCCATTGCTGTATCAGTTCCGCTATAAGACTCAATACCATAAAGGAACGAGTTTTTAAGTTTTGCAACCTCGGATTGTAATGCTCTAAGTGCCTTGAATAGAATGTCAACATAAGTACCATTTTGTGTGGTTTCATAAGTTTTATTTGTTACCTCACCCTCAATGTCATCGTCGTCTGGAATAGTTATGTAATCCATTTCATCTACGTTAACACCAGCTTCTCTCATCTCCTCGACGTTGGCATTAGTATAGATAGGCACTCCAGTTCCCTCTAGCTTCAATTCTTTCCAAATACGTGTACTAGTTCCTTCCTTCATACCCATATATCTATAAGTATGAACGCCAGTAGGGTCATTTTTACAGTACACAAGCATACCCTCTTCCAGTCGTTGTTCTGGAATGGCATCTCGGCTTGCAATGTCCTCTACTGTTCTATAACCACCTCTACCATAGAAGGCTTCGTGGGTAGGAAAGGTATCCTGAGAATCGAATGGTACAATTCTTGAGGCAATGTTCGTTCCTTGTAATTTTGTATCCTCTGCCATAATTTAAAATATATCTACAATACTATTAATTACTCTAGAAGTCATATTATCTGATTCACTACTAATTGGGCCTAATCCTCCTGATTTATTAACAATATATAATTTTCCATTATAATAGTATATTGTTTTTGTTGATAGGTCTGATAATACTCCATTAGATGGGCTAGTAGCAGTAAAGAGCTTTTTCTGTCCCGTTAGGTAATAAACATCTCCGGTTACCATTCCACTGGTAGGAGCTTCTTCTACAAATCCCCTTATGACAGGAAAAGCTTGCTCAATACTAATATTATCAAAGATTCTTTCGGGAATTCTGCCATAATTATTCAGCATCAGAAGACCCTGTGCTCCATTTCTACTGTTCCATGAATTGAGAAGTTCTTTTAAGGTGTTTACATTAAGCTCTTCTTCATTTTCATCCTGAGAGGCTCTATCAAAACTATATTCCTGATAGAATGAATCTATCTGAACTGGGTCATCTTTAATGAATACAGTATAATCTTCTCCATTCAGAGTTATTGAATAGGCTGTGTAGGTTCTAATATAATCTAGTCCATTATCATCATAGATATGACTTATATTTCCAAAAATAGAAGGGAATGCAACACCAGTTCTTTGATAATTTAGAATGATATCATCCCAACTTATATTTTCTTTTTTCCTAATAACTGGTTCAATTCCCTGTAGTTTGTTAACTATTTCGTAAGAAGATGCATTGCCTGGTGGTAATTCATCTTTCTCCACTTTAAAGAAATATACTTCAAATCCTTTGAAAATAGTGTATGTATTTTTTATTTCAGTATAATAATCATCGACGATACCATATTTAGCAATAACAGTTATTGTTTTATCCGTATCATCTTCTCCTAAGAAATTCCCTGGAATAGTAAATCTTCCATCACTATCAAGAGTAATTTCTCTTTCTTGTCCATCTACAATAACGTAGAATTTGCATTTTTCCGTTAGATTTTCTCCGCTTGTTTCATCTGAAGCAGAGGCTTTGAATATTAGTGGATTCCCTTCATCTCCAGGATTAATAGTATCACCACTAAGAGATTCTAAGTTTAGTTTTAGGTTACTTGTTAGGAGCGTTTCTAGGATTTTTTGAGTCTTTGCTCCTGCTAAGAAATCATCTTCTCGTTTACAGTCTTGTGTACCTTCATTGAAGTCTCCACTATAAAACCATCTATAACCTGTTCCTGTATCAAGGAAGATATAAGGTCCACCTGTAATAGGCTCTAGGACACGCTCGTCAGAGTCTTTTGGCTTGTATACATAATACCATTTTCCGTCTCCATCACTCTTACAAACATAAACCTCTCCTACATCTAGGTTAATAGCATTTGTTAGGAGGGCTACATCAGCAAGATATTCAAGTACACCTCTAACTTTAACTACACCTCCTCCGCTAATAAGTCTATAGTATTTCTCTCCCTTTCCATTAGCTATACCAACGGCTATGAGAGCCCCAAGCCCTGGATTACTGCCATACTCCAGATTACCTACGATAGTCACCCCATCAATTTGATTATTGAAGCGGGACATGAAATCTTCAGGTTTCTTATAGATGACAGTAACAAGTTCTCCTTTCCTAAATTCGTATCTATTCAGGCGTAGGATAGCAGTTGCTCTGGATTCTTCTATATACTTACTCCTTGAAATCTGTATTCTTCTTTCAGTTTTCATATTATATTTTTAGAATAAAAAGGAAAGAATAGACGTTATCATTCAATCTATTCTTTCCCTAATAAGAGTTTAAAGTTCTCCCAACAGAGTTTTTACAGTTTATTTTTAGCTGATGTTAAGAGAGCATTTATTCTAGGTATATATACATTAACTGCAGGATATATTTCTTCCCTGAGGTTAATATCAATTGTGTCAGACATCCATTCTAGAATTATGAATCCTATTGGTGTTCTTACCCCAGGAATACTAAAAATTACCTGTTGCCTAGAGTAGTCGGTCTCATTTATAAATTCAAAGACACCACCATAAGTTTGTCTAAATTCTATATCTTTTGCCCCAGAACAGTGTAAGATTTTACCTTCCCCTATATCATCAAAGAGATTTGTGTATAAAGAGGATCCTACGTCTTTATAAACAGGTCCGGGAACTTCAGGAACACCGAATCTACTATTTCCCATCATAAGGTCGAAGAACTTGAAAGGAATTCCATCAAGATTATCTTCTGAATTATGATATTCAAAATATAGGATTCGGTCAGCTTCTGTTGTAGCACGGAACTCAGTTAAGATTGGTCTAAGTTCAGACATGAGTTCGTCACGAATTCTCATTTTTTCTCCATGTAACTCTTCAACCATATTAACGAAGAACTCAACCGTTGACTTAGTAAAAGTTGAGAACTTCAATACTACAACTGCTGCTACAAGGATTATAATGTAACGTCTGAAGCTCCTAAATCCAATCTTCTGTTCAACTGTTACTATCGTATTGCAGATGTCCTTGAATCTATTAAATATTGTATCGAACATTTATAGTTTAATTCGTATTTTTATTCTTATTGGAGATTTAGGTGTATACATTACACCCCCATCATTGTCATTATCTTTATAATAAGAAACGTAGTCGCTGAGATATATTTCATCAGTCACATATTCATAGATATTATCGCTAACCATAGTAAACTTTGATTTAGGTATATCTAAGAAAATTCCTGGTCGACATTGCTCCGAATATATTCTATTGGTATTACTACTTTCTTCAAATATATCTCTTAAATAAACTGTACCATACTCGATATTACTTTCACTTTCATTGTCGTTGAATATAGCTGATGTATATCTATCTATGTTTTGTCGATCCGGATTAGCTGGAGGTAAGAACTTACTATTGAATACTATGCCTTGATCATAAGAGCCAAAGGACTTTATAAGAGGAGCAGTTGTTGGGTTATCGCTTCTTGTCCTTCGTCTTAATGTCAAGTTTTCTAGATAATCCTTATATACTTTCTTAGTGATACTAGCTTCACCTTCATCATAAGTAACGGTTACTGGGTCATGTTCAGTGGTAACTCCTTGAGAAGTTACATCTACTGTTTTATAAGTGTCACCAGGTGTTCCAGATGAATTTAATAGCGTTAAAACTAATCCCGACTTAGCATTTCCTTGAAAATAGTGTATTCTCTCTCTTATAATTCCAGACTTACTACCACTTCTCGTATAAATTTTAGGTTGTGCACTGTATAAGTTGTATTTTGGCGGTACTGTTGCTGAAGGAGAATAACCGTCATAGTAAAAATATTCTGTTCGGGAGGCTTTTCTTAAAATAAATCCACATAGGAATCCATATTTAGAGAAGATTTTATTTTTAAAAGTATTACTAGCCGTATAATTAATAGTAACGGTATTATTTATATCTACGCAATACCTAATTACTCCGCTAGAATCTGTTTCTTGATAAACATCCGCATTTGCGGATAACTCTGTTTCAAATCCTTCTTTATAGAAGTTATCATACTCTTCTCGTTCTTCTACTGTTGCTCCACTTTCATTTAATCCTTTCTCAAACCTAATATATTTATTTACTATAGGTGTAGGTAGAAGATTATAAATACCTGGAGCAGACATTGTATCTGCAAATGCTTTTACGCTCAAGTATGAGATTCTAGGAGATGATAAAAGAATATTACTATGACCATGATAACCCATTAAATTAACCTCTTTCGCCTTTCTTCCTTTACCAACAGATAAACTCAAACTAATTCCGTATGTACCGTTTGTAATTGGATAAGTGGTGTTAGATCCTCTTTTCTGAATCTCTATTATAGTTCCTGCTATTCCAGTAAGCACTTTCTGTCTTTTATTAACAGTTTTACCATCAATTACTACAGTATTAGTGTACTCATTGTCTCCAATTTTTCTTGTAGTAACATAACCATCTTCATCCGTCTCTGGTACTTCTATTGTCGAGTATATATCATCTTTGAAGGTAGACCAAATTCTCGAAACACCAACATTAAATACTTTCACTTTGAATACCTTAACAAGAGTATTTGGATCTTCGCCAACATATTCGTATTCTAGGTTACTGTAAAAGTCTATATTAACGTTCCTGTTTGGCATTATTACATATGATTTAGATCTTCTATTAGAAGAGTTAGGATCATAATAATAAATCTCTTTATCGTTACTAGTAACAGAGCCCGTATAACGAATTAGTGTATTAGAAAAAGGACCATAGTTTTCTATAGGATTACTTTCTTCATCGATTGCTCTATAAACTTTAACAGAGAATCCATTTCGTATCATATCATCCGTAGCATTAGTTGCTATGTAGAAATAATCTTGGTAAAAAAGTTGATTATCTGGATTATTTGAATCATCTGAAACATTTGCGATTACACCGAACAAATCTCCAGTTGCACTTAAAAGAACTGTGCTTATAACATTGTCACAACTTACTCCAATACTATCTGCACCATTACTAACTGATTCTATGTCTTGATAGGCACCTATCATTAATCCACCTTTAGGATTAACATAAATGTTAAAGTTAATACTATTATATCCGCCGTCAGTTACTCGTATCTCATATGGTCCATCCGTCTTATCAGTAATAGTGGTATGTTCATTTTCACTAGTCTGATAATCATAGAAAGAATTATTTTCAGGTACTTTAATATCCAAATATATTTTTCTATTAGAAGAGTCTTCTATAAATTCCTCTACTGTTTTTACTACTTCTAGCTCAGTATCGTAGTCTATGGTTAAACGTTCATCACTGTCAGTAGCCAAGCTTCTTAAGATTACGCAATTCTCATCTTCTTCTAATACATCATATGTACTATCTGATGTTATAGTAGGAATTTGAACTTGGTATAATTCTAGGTATACATGATTTTCTGTAGCAGTTGCTATGATATCTACGTTCTTATTCTGGCTACCTAAGAAAAGATGCTTCTTACTCACTACGGTACCAATTCCCATCGGGCTATCATAAGTATACGCATTATGAGATGAATCAACACGCCTTCCTAAGATTCCTTTTTCCCAACTTTCTTGTACAACTGGAATTGTTAAGTCAGTATCTCTAAAGATAATGGATCTATCAATACTACCTCCAGAGGTACTGTTTCGTAATAAGCTAAGATATTTAAATGTAATGCTATTTTTACTTAAATCATAGTTATTATTACTCAACAATTCTATGTATTCACTGTTACTGTATTTTCTTATATTATGTATGTTTCCATCTATTGCAAATTCCTGATCGATTAGTCTTTTCCAACTAGCACTGTATCCTTCAAAAAGATTTGGTAGATATCTGAAACCACTTAGGAATTTATTATCTATAAGCACTACATCTGGGTCAATATCTGTTTCGGAACTGTGTATGGTATATACTCTAGTTTCACCATTTCTGGATATTAAAGAGAAGTTACCAGTTATATAATCACCCGTTCCGTTACTAGTTCCCCATTGTACAGGAATAGTATTTGAAGTACCTGTACCCGTTATTCTATCGACTTCTTCCTGTGTATAACCAAGTGGTTGTCCGTCTTTATCTAATGCAAAATTGTTTTTATCTACATAAGAAGTGGCGTATAATGTACCTAGGAATATATAATTAGACCTAGTATTTACGCCATTACCCATACTAACTTGGAAAATATTATTACCGTTACCTACAAATGTTATGGTTTCATTTTCAAGTACACTAATTGATGTATTACCTGATTTATTTACCTCGATTGGAACATCTGATCCTGAAGTCAAGAAGAACAATCTATAATTTCCGTTTATAGGTAGAGTAACTTCTACTCGTGCAGCTTCTGCAGTTCCTGCATAAGGTAGTACTAGTGCTCCTGGTATAGTATTATCTATAGAAGAAGTACTTATCAAAGCAGTAGGTACTTTCAACAGTTTGAAAAGATAGTAAGTTTTATTCTCTCCTAAATAGTCTCCTTGGTAAGTTAAGTTTACACCTCCAAAGCATTTTATAGGATAACTTGTGCCATTATTAGAAATAATACCTATAGATATACCTAAGTTATGTCGTAGGTATCCATGCCTAGGAATAACTTTATCAGAATTTTGACTAATAGAATAGTTTATATTAGTATAATATAAATCCTTAGAGAATTTTGGTTTATTAGTTACTGTTTTAGTCCAAGTAATTCCGTTAAACTGGCTAACTATCCTATAAGTTTCTATGGCCGATGTATACTCAAGATTTATATCATTGGTTTCAGAAGGAATGAATATAAAGAAGTCTCTGGGATTAGTAGGGGTTATCTGAGAAAATAATGTTTCTCTCCATTCATAATTATTGTCCTCTACTGCCACTACTTCATAATATGTTCTTTCAGTACTGAAACTAACTGATGTATTGTCATATAAATTAGTGACCTGTATTCTAGTATTTAAATACAGAGTTGAATTTTCTCTAGAGAAACCATCATCTTCGTAACCTAAGAATAATAAGTCAACCTCCGATCCTACAATATTATCAAAAGTATTTATATCAAGCATTGTAGATTTCTTAATAGTATCATTAACTGAATCATAGAAACCAACAATACTCCTCTCATCTTCATTGTCAATCAATGTAACTCTGAATGGATGATCACACTTAATGTTAAGTCTATAAATACCAATTTCTCTAAGTGGTAGATAAGAATCATTGTGTAAGTCAATAATATTGTTGCTTAGACCACCCTCATGATAAGATACTTTAATGGTTTTGCTTTCCGCAGCTCCGCCAAGGGTTAATTTAAGTCTTGCTATATTATGGTCACATACTTGATTTATCCAGTCAATATAATAGTCTACAATATTGTCGTAAGAATTTCCGGCTCTTCTAAGAATCAGGTCGTCTAAATTTCTCGCCAAAGAAGTAGATGCAATAGATTTAGTTAATATCTCTGTTAAGAATCCTGAAGTTGCCCAAGTTGTTTTGTGAGGGTTCGTTATAAGACTACATGCGTAAGTAACTGAACCTTCTTCAGGTTTTCCTTGGAATTTAACTGTTATTTCTGGGTCCTTCTTTAGAACGATCCAATAGTTAAATACACCAATATCACCCTCTGGATAGGAATTTGTGTATGAATTAACAGGGCCCACTACAAAAGTCGGTAAATTACCACCTGTCTCTGGAAAAGTATATTCTTCGAGGATAGGATATTCCGAATCTGACGTATCCCTAAAGGTCATTTCTGCACCAATAAAGGATGGTCTGACTACAGCATAGAAAATTTCACACCTACCGTTCAATGGGTCATTTTCATCCTGTGAACTATATGAAATTTTTATTCTAATAGGTTTACCATTACTACACTTAGGTGCCCAATCATATATTTTTTGACTTTTAGATTTTAACCTAACGGTAGCAACTTTATTATCCTCCGAGTAGTTAATGCTTATATTACCATACTGGCTATCAGGAACACCTTCTCCAAATTCGAAGAAACTATTAAATTTTGAAGGTAATCCTTCTTCTCCTGAAGAAGTTTCTCCGTCCTCTGTGTAATTTAATAAAGTTACGTTAAGTATTCCTAGTGATTGAGTACTTTCTATCGTAAACGATTGGTATTCGGAGTTTTTAAATAAGTATAACCTTCTTGAAATTCCTTCTTCTGGGTCTAGGTAAGAGTAAGGAGTATCGCTATTTATTCTCCACAGACTATCTGACATCAGAGCCTGTCTCCACAGTGGTATGATTATGCTATTTAGCTCATCACCGTAAATTCTATCTTGCCAATAATTTTTGTCGTAACTTTTAGTTTTATTATTTATTCTTCTAAAAGTAACTGTACCTAGATATTTATCAGTCTGTTTTGAATTTATCCTTGTATAGAAAAATATTTCGTTATCCTCTTTAGAATTTCCTCCATATGTCTCAATGTTATTCTTCACACTATAGAGGATCATGTTGGAGAGTGCATCATCGTCCAAAGAAGCTTCCCAGCATTCATAACCTATTTTAGGATTACAAACAAATAGTCCATCTAAAAATGTTATTCCCAATCCACCTTCGAAATCTACTCTTTCAATGTTCTTCTCTACCCATGTGTAGATTCTACTATTGTTCTCTTCTTTTATAGTAACATTGGCTTTTCCTATAGTTAGTGGCGAAACTACTCTTTGAACACAGTAGAATTGTGCAGATAATTCTCCCTCTTGAATAGAATTTCCAATATTAATATCCATTAGTACTAGTGCAGACTCTTCTATAGAAGGATCTATTGGATACCATACATCACTCGTATTATCTTTATTAGTACTTATTTCAACGGAGTATATATATTTATCTGCGGATTCATCGAAACCTTGATCCGATATTTCTATCGTAAAGTATTCGTCAAAAATTCCCTGTTTCTCAGGATTATGAGCTACAATATTTATACCAGTCTCTGTATTAATTATCTTACTAGAATATATTAATATAGTACCTGGAGGAACTGTCCCTGGATAATTACTTTCTATCCACCCTTTATTACCTTTTTCTGTATCAAATAATATTACAGGATGACTTGAACCCTCTTCATCCAATTCTGTATAAGAGGTGAAGTATTCTATATACCAAGAGAAGAATAGGTTTATTCTGACAACATTAGATATTAATGTGATTTCTCGATCCTCACCTGTCCCTAATTTATCAACGAAAGTTAATTTAGCCGCAATATCAATTTCGCTATTTATTCCCTCTACATCGTCTATTTTTATTTGCTTATTAACTGGATCGATATATATCCCATTTCTTTCCGAAGTTTCTACTCCATTAATTAGTCTAATTAATGTAGTTTTTTCTAAGTCTTCTCTTTGATCTACTCCTACTAGTGTATACTCATTATTAATTACTTTATATTTATCGAATAAACAGTATCCTTTAATAGCTACTGAAGATCTGTTATTAACACTACAAGTTACTGTTCCATCCTCTAAAGTATCTACATTCGTAGGTCCAATACATGTTATTACTATTTTTTTGTAATATTTATATATTCCTATATCAAAAACTTTTTCTCCACAGTAATCTAAGTACATTGGAGAGTTATTGTTTTTTGATATTGCATTTCTAACATGTTTGGCAAAAGAATCTTTAGTTAATATAGTATCATTCTCTTTATTACCTTCAACTAAGAAAGTATTTATTCCTTCGGTTGATGTTAATTGTTCTAGGAAATCCGTATTTTCGTTGATCTCGAGAGTTTCTATGTTAGCTTTAGTATCTTTAGGAAATCTTAAGTTAATATAGTTCATATTCTTCCAATGAGCAGGATCAGCCACCTTCGCATCAAATGAACACAAATTTAGGTTATCCGGAACATTAGAATCAGAATCTGTTAACTCAAATGCTAATCCTAAGATATTATCATTTAGATCAGAGTAATAAACATCGATGTGATTACAGTTTTCAGCTATCTCTAGGTCTGGTCTTCTATCTATATCCTCAATTGAATCTTTTCTAAGAAAGCTTAAATCTAGAGCCATGTTTAGGATTCTAGTATCTGGGTCCCATAGAGATTCAAACTGAAAATAGTGTGTGAGATCATCAGTTGTATTCTCATTATCTGCTTGACTACGACACCCTAAACGATAGGTACATAACTTAAAAGAATTTCCAGGTGTTTTTAATTCAACCTTAAATTTATTTTCAAATTTTACTATCATAAGAGATTAACTATATTTTTTTCTTGTTCATAGAATATAAGACCTTCAACTGCCCCAATTATATGAAAATTTTCTAAGGACATTGGAACTATATTTCTACGGTATCTATTTAAAAATCCATCACCCAATACTTTGGGTAAATCTGGTACATTACCAATATTAATTGTAAATATCAAATCCTGTGCTTCAACTATTTCCCAAGTTCCATGAATATAGTCATTCTTCATAACTACGTCGGTTGTTTCGGTCCAGCTATATAGTCTCTTTGCCAGTGTTTTTGTAATAAAATTACCACTATTTCTATAGAGCGTGTAAGTAACTGTACCTAGATCCTTATTTTCCTCTACGGTCATCATAGAACTGCTGTTAATAACAATAGGTTCAATTTCTTCTGCTCCTATTTTTACACAGGTTCTCATATTAGTATATAAGTACGTTTGGTCTTCTGGGAAAAATATTTTTATCCAATCACCTAATCTTTGTACAACTTTTGCACCCTCATATTTACCCAATGCAATGGTTAGGTCAGCATATGTGTTGGTTAACTGTGGGAATTCTTCTCTAGCTTCTTGCATAGACTTCCAAGAAGTATTTTTTATTAACTTACCCTTAGAGTCTAGTATAAAATCTGTTAAGAAAGTTATATCATATTCTTTTATTCTAGAATCTGCAGTATTAGGTATTAAGTCAACATTTTCATAATAATTGCTGCTATTATTATTGCCATTTACCCACATGTTTGTACTACTATCCCAACTGACTGGTATAATTCTGCCAGTAAATAATTTTTCTTTTATTACCCAACCTTTATTGTAAGGAAAACCTTCATACCTAGGTGTTCCTTGCCTAGTTATATCAAATACTCTGGTTTCTCCAGACTTTAATTCAACTTTAGCAAAAGGTCCTTGGAATTCAATAATACGACTAACTGGATCTTCTTCGCTAAATTCGGGAAGCTCACACATACAGTTTTTTGAAACATACTTTCCTGTTGTTAAATCTTTTAGACTTGAAGTATAGGTTATAGGTGAATTATCTAGTCCTGATATGCCCGATATTTCTTCCATTGATTTAGTAAGAGATAGTATAGCATAAGTAATAGGAGATTCTGTATTATTGTTTCCTATGGTTTTATTTTTCCAAAGATATAAAACTATATCGCCTTTATATAATCCAACCTGCTTATTAGTCAGGTATTTATATCTTTCATCTAAAACAATTCCCTTTATTACTGAGAGTTTTGATAAAGTTAATTCTCCTTTCTCACCCCTTATTATAGAAGAATCTGTAAAAATTTCATGTGGAGTGGTATTTTTTAGTAGAGAGTTTATTTTTGTCTGATAGTTATGTCTATTAGTTTCATAAGTTGGGTCAGTAGCAAAGCCAATGGGTTTCGTTATTCTAGCTTGACTTTCTACTTTATGAAATAAGGTGAGTTGTTCAGAGTTGATTGAAACAATATCTTTGTCTTCCTCTGTTGATATTGTTATATGAACCTCACCTACAGTATAATTTTTACTAAGCGAGTAGTAAGACTGTCCCTTAGTTGTTATAGTTGCTCCTATAGGGTTTAGGAGAACTGTAAATCCAATAATTTGTTGACCTCTCAGGTATATAATCGTATTAAACCCATAACCACTAACTACGCTGAGAGGATTATTTCTATATATAAATGACAGGGGAGATGAAGCCTCTCCTTCAGGAGTTTCTTCTTTCTGTAAAGTCTCAAATGCACCAGTAGCTTCTAGAAGAACATAGAAGTCATCTATTGTACTAGTTGTAGGTACTTCTGTAAGCAACTTTCCTACTTCTTCACTAAAACCTAGTGCAGCTACAATAGCTTTATTAGCGAATGCTTCCGAATTATATACAAATAATGCATCACTACTACTGAGACTCTTAGTACCTAGAAGTTCCGTTATTTTAGAGACAACCATAAGTTACAATACAATTACTAATAATACATTCGTTTACTAACGGAGATTCTGGAATAACTCTAATAACCCCATTAAGATATTCTATAAATATATCGGAATTAAGTTTTTTAATAAAACTTTCAGTATTAAATGTAGAGCCTTCGTACTTAAAAGCTTTGAAAGTCAATTCTCTACTATATATGACATTCTCTTTTGAATACCTTACATTAAGATCTACTTTTGCAGTAAGACCAGAAGTTTTGTGCTTTTCTATGACTGGTAATAAACTTACTGTATTTGTATAAGAATCTTCTGTCATTAAGTCAATAGAAATGGATTTACTCAAAAAATCTACTATAACTTTCGAAGAGTTATAGAAAGTTTTGCCATCCGCTTCTTTCATTTCTTGAACAGTTTTTTGAAATTCTAATAATTTTCTTAATCCTTCTCCAGAACTAAAATTTCCAGAATAATCTACTATATTGGCTGTATCTATAAATTCTACATCGTTTTGTTCTGGGGAAAGATTTTTTACATTTCTCTTAGTATCGAGCTTTTTATAAGAAAATCCGTCTTTTATTACAGAAAGCACTGGGACTGTCTTAAAAAAGGGACGTCTTCCTCTTCCTCCACCAATACTTCCTCCGCTAACCTTATCTATTATTCTACCCACAGTCTTCATATCTGGGAGGCACCAGTTTCTGTTCTTTAATCTTTTTGAAAGCTCAGATAAAAAGAGTGGTTTTTCATTGCTAGGGTAATTATTAAGTGTCTTTATACCATCCTCTGATATGTAAGATATATTTCCATTATTAATGTATAAACCACTCTCTTTTTTTCCTTGAGAGATTATTGTAAGTCTTTTCTTCTTTGTCATAATAAACAGTATACTTCACTAATTACTATAGCGCATTTCATTTTATACATGAGGTTAGGGACTTTTTCCATAGCTTCAGCCTCTAAACTCTGGGCATCCGTTGGCTCCAGTTTAAAGACGCCAGGAATAACCCTATAAATATTAGAATCTGGAGTTTCGTAAGGATTATACTTAGTAGGAACAATGCATATATACTCTTTGTCTTGAGTATTTTCAAAGTAGCTAGGATATCTATTATTCTCCATGCGCTTACTTCTGAAAATTTGAGCATTAAATCGATTGAGCCCATTAATAGCCGATACCCAAGTCATTTTGCCATCAGCTACACCACCTGAATTGTTTATAAATTCACTATTAGATTGGTTATTTACCTGTGAATCATTTATTGTAAATATATCCTTAATTGGAATTGATAGCTGAAATTCATCTTCACCAACCCTCCAACCACTACTATCATAACCATAGTATCTGGATTGAACGCCTTTAAAAACCAGAGTACCACCCATTAGAGTATCACGATCGATGCTTTGTAATCCAATAGGAATAAGATAACGAGAACCAGTATTTCCATAAACCGCATTAGAACCTTCATCTGTATTTATACAATTTAATCCGATCATCATGGAATTACTACTAGTAATCTGATATGCATCTTCTATTGATACTCTGGCATAGATATTGCTTATCAAGCAGCCAGTAGGTGTAGTAAATGTAAATTCTGGGACACTTCCGTTAAACTGTATATCCAGATTCACTCCATTGACGATTCTATAGGTTTCGTTGGTTATTCCTTTATTAGCCATTCGCCCTAAATCAATTGTGGAAGATCCTGCCTCAATCACTGATGACCCTTGAACTTGATTATTAACAGTAATGGTTACTGGATAATTTGCTAATAGCTCATTCTGTGCTACTCGAAATCCTGGAAAATCATCACAATTTAAAGTTAAGATATTTCCCTGAACAGCGCCATAAGAGAAAGGAACTTCTACAAAGGTAAAGCTCGCTTTCATTGCGGCTTTTTCTTTTTCAAAAGAAATTGCTTTGTTCCTATAGTAATTTATAATCTCATCAATTGTTTCTAGAATATTCTCATTCACATTGACGCTATTCCAGTCAATGCTAGAATCAAAATTATCATTACTAGTAGAATACCTCCATTTAGTTAGACCAGTCTCTTCATCTATTAACTCTTGTACTCTAATATACAAGGCTGGACCTGTTGGAGAAGCTTCTTCCTCCATGTAAGTATATTGTCGGAGAATAACGTAACTACTAGTGAACTGTAATTGAGATGTTCCAAATAGGTCTTGTACTACGTGTCTATCAACTTTGAATATACAGTTGTTTAGATCAGGCGCAGTCATTACAGCATCTAATGGATTAGTTCTTGCCAAAACTGTTTCATCTCCGAAATAATCCCTTAGATAAACAATCTGATCTTTTGTTATTTCGTTATTGATGATACCTTTTTCATCAAACCCTGAGATAAAAGAGTTAAGTATCTTGCCAACAGAATATGCTGTGACTAGCTTGTCTGAACCAGCACCCTTAATATAATTGGCAAAGTCTTTACCCTCTAGATCAGCAATGTTTTCACCTAAATATATGTCGTAAAGCTCGTTGTAATCACTTGGTTTTTTCCCCATGACATTTACTTTTGCTGTGTAAATAACACCACCATCGACTACAAAATCGCCCTTTTCAAATTGTACATCATCAGAGTAAAGGAAAAACCCTTTTATACTCTTATCATTAATTCTCATTCTTATTGAATTTAATATTATAATCTTCAGCTATATTATTGAAAATTAACTGATAACAATTATTTTTCTCTAACCTAACCTTATTATTTATTATAGTAGAAGATTCACTGATTGGTTTTACTACTGATCCAATTTCTACAGTTCCCTGTGTATTTTCTAAATCACCATCTTCTGGATAAAAATTGATTATCACTGGGTCAGTTGAATTTCTTGGAACTTTCCTAGTCATTGTATCTACGAAAAATCCCTTATGCTCAATTATATTAATTGTAAAATAGTCTGTATCTTCATATCTACATATGAAGTGATATTCTGCAGGATAATCAATTATCTTTTCCACTCTGAATTCACTTGGATTATCTCTATCAGGATCTGGTATGAAAACTTCGGTTTTAACTACAACATCATCACCTATTAAGTAGTTTAATATAACCTCGTTAATAATAGTGCCTGAACCAGAATTAAATGTATTTGAATATGTATCTCCAATTCTCACTATCTTATAACTATTATCACCAGAAATAGGAACTCTTTCTCCAGTGGAAATATTCTCCGAGAAACTTAAGCATTCAAGATCAGCCTTTCTAAATTCGACATTAATCTCATCTGCTTGTTCTACAAAAGATGTTGGTATAGTTACTTTACAGTATCCATTGCCTGAAGTATAGGCCTGCCAGTAATAATCGGAAGTTCCGTCTTCGTCATAGAGTATTATATCTTTATCTGTTTGTACATTTCTTATGCGAGAAGGAACATAACCATTTCTACAATATAGCGTTAATTCATACTCTTCAATAGAAGTAGTTGCTATAAGAGTAGTTGGAGTAACTTCACCATAATCGTCTACTTCTTCTCCGCTCAAGTTTGTCGTAGTAACGATAGCTCGAGATATAGTGAACTCCTTAGAGAATAAGCTTTCCAATGACCATAGGTTGCTAAATTTTGGATTATTTCCTACATTATTGTTTTCCAAGGATATCCAATTTTCTCCATTATAGATACAGGTCTGTCCTCTTTTGTACGATACGTATTTATCCCAAGAGGTATTATCTTCCAACATTTCTATAATCTGATTCAGTATTGGTGTACTAGTTACAGCTCTGTTGCCAACAATAGTTCCTGAACTTTGATCTAACCAATGTGGATTAGTTTCTGTTCCTATATTTTCTACAACATCTATACCATGAATAATATTTACCCTATCATCCTCCCTAAGAAGGTATTTATCCTGATTTCTAAATGGATTATTACTAATTTCCCAAGATATATAAGATAAATTGATATCAACTATTTTATTTTTTTCTCCGGGAGTTAAGACAAACCAAATTATCTTATAATATTTAATCTCATCACCCTGAAATAAAATGTGTATTTTGCTCGGACTTTCATCAGTAGTATCTTGAATATCAGCATCTGAGTATCCTGGAGGAATTCTTATCATGGTTAGCTTTTGTCTTCCTACAGATAATGTGCCAAAATATTGAATAAGATCACTAGCATCACTATCCTCCTCATCTACTTCAATTAATGTGGGGAAAAAGCATTTATTTGTGTTTTCTATACAGTTAGAGTCATAACCCATTACTTCTGTTTTATCATGAAGTGTTAGTAGGTTTAGTGGACAGAAAGAGTTATATCTATATTTCTTTACTAAGAATTCCCACCCATATTCATTGAAATCATCTAAATCTAATAGACTAGTGTCACTGCCATAGTATAGGGTTAGATCATCTAAATTATCTTCAGTTAATACCACTTTATCTAACGTAGTAAATCGAGGAATATTATTTGTTGCTCCTGGATATGTTACATTCATAATTCTACCTCCTCTGCATCTACTTCATAAGCTTGATAAAATGATTGTCCTCTATTAAGATGAACCTCAGTTCTTTCTGACATAGATGAGCTCATTTCGCCTATGTTTATTGTTAAAAATTCAAAATATAAGAGAGCACATAAGAATTTTTCTAGGTAATCACAATAAAGTTCCCTATCCAAACCATTAGGCAATTTATCAACTTTAATATCAATACTTCTAGCAGTATAGGAAATGTCAACTTTGTTACTATTGGAATTATTTAGATCCCACCAGTTATCGTCGGCGTTTAAGATATTATAGTCAATGAGATAGTCCAAAACTTTATAAGTCCCCTTTACACTATAAAATAACTTGCTGAGATAATTTAGAGCTGTTTCTCTAGTAGTCTTATCTTCTACACTTACTATTTCTCTATTAACCTCGGCTGTTGTGTATTTTAGTGGAATTACATAATCCAGGAATCTAACAACATAGTCATTTTTTCGACTGAATCTAAACTGATCGAAACTATCGGGTTCAGTTGTTTTTGAATATTCGTCGTAGTATTCTCTAATCATGTTATAGAGCTGGTCAACTATTTTTACTCGCTCTCTTAAATATTTTGGGATATATATGTTCATATATTATTTATTGTTTGAGATACTGTAGTTCTAATTGAATATTTTATGATATAATATATCCTACCTGAGTCAAGACCAGATGTATCTACTTCTCTACCACTACTATCAGTAAATGTAACTGATAGATTAGAAATTTTCTTTATGTTCGATACTTTACTAATTAATGACTCGATCTCTTTTATAGTATCTTCGTCAAACACAACGTTGAACTTCTTTTCATATGAGTCCACTAAGATTTCTTCTCCAATAGTTTCATCAAAGTTATCTGAATTAGTTGACTGAAATAATTCTAAGTCGAGATTAAAATATGCATAGTATTTCTCTCCAGGAGTTACAGTGATAGTGCTAGTTATAATGTAATATGCTCTATAATCTTCGGCAAATTTTCTAATTTGATCCGTAGTTAAATATACTTCTTCTACTTTAGGTATGTAGAATATAGTAACAGAGCTATTTCTTGATTCTGCACTACTAGCCACAAATAAGTAATTCGTACCGCCAGTCTTAATTACTTCTGGGTAACATTCTTCTAGGACAACACCAATATCAGAATTACTTCTAATAATACTACTAACATATCTATCTCTATTAGCTTTATAGTGAATCGTATTAAGTCCATCTCTTGGGGTTGCATCTATATAACAAACTCCTGTATTTAATTCTGTTAAGCTGTTTGTTCTCAAAAATTCCTCATCAAAAGGAATTAATTCTGCACCCTTTAGCTGAACTCTTTTTAACTCAGGCTCATTGTATTCATCTAATGTAGAATACCCGAAGTATTGGGCAGTAATTTTTGTATTCTCTGGGATTCCTTGTACAGATTGACTATTTCTTCCGTGAGAATCTCTATAATAATTAGCAAAGTATATTCTCGAACCGAATGATGGTAAAGTTAAGTCAAACATTTTTCTATTATCGAGAATATGTTCCGCAAATACTCTAGTTCTAGGGATCATCTTATTATCTATTGTAATGTACATATCATCGCTGAGATTATTTGCAATACAATCTGCATAATAAGTGTTCTTCTCATCAACATTTACCTCTATTGAGAGATTTTCTCCTGTTCTTTTTGGAGCAATAAACCCAATAATAACCTGCGTACCAATATATCCACCATCTTCGCCGCTTAGTGCTGGAGGAAATGTTATGGACTTATTATAAACCCATGCTCCGGTAATTTTAGAAGTAGTAACGTTTTCGCTATCACCCTCACTAGGAGGAGTATCTTCTTCAGTTTCTTCGTTAGTTTTATCTATAATATTACCTTCGGTATCTGTTATTTCATTGATGATACCATGCTCAGGGATTTCATCAGTACCGTCTTCTCCTCCCGGTTCAGTCTCTGATTTTTCTGTATAATAACCTAAATAATATACATTGAAATTATTAGAGGAGATAATGAGATCATAGGGTTTCAATGTTAGGTATTTAGTAGGCTTAATGTTCAGAACCACTCTCGGGCAAGAACCCCTAAATACGGAATACATGTTATCTACACAATGCTGAATCTTTGAATTAAGGAGAGTGGCTTTCTCTAATGAAGCTTCCGTTACATAGGATATATTTTCTACTTCACTAATATAAGATGCATTTGCCAATAACTGTATTAATACATCTACTCCATCTCCTTTATATCCAAGGTTTTTTGCTACAGTGCTATAACGGTCTATGTAATCTTGAATTGTTTTCATTAATCATATAAGTTAATTAAATAAGTATCACTGTAATCATCAATACTTATTGTAACTTCAGCCCTAGTCTCATCCACTATGGCTAAGTTGGTTAAATTAATACTAATTCCCTTGAATCTAGAGCCTATTCTTTCAATGAGACTAGTTATCCTAGACTTAATTTCTCTGGCAGCTTGATCTTTCTTAACGTCGGTTAGGATAAAATTGAAACCCGCATCAGAAAAAGGAATATCTCCTGGCTGAATACTCATGTGTAATCTAATTAAGTCTAGGATGTATTTTTCTATTTTTGTAGTACTTCTTCCAGTACTGAGTAAGTATTTCATATTAAGATATGCTTGTAAAAGTGGCAGCCCCTACAAAAGATGCATGTGATCCAGTAGCTGCAGGGGTCGCTAATAATATCCCTGCTATAATTTGTGCACAGACAGCCTCCATTGCAGATTTCTGATCAGTGGCACCAGATGGAGTTATTGTAACCGATGGCAGTATAAAACAAGGAGTTAATGTAAAACCCGGTGGCCAAACCATCGTCCATGTTGCTATATTAGCATTTAATGTCTGTGTAAATATACTCATGGCCTCCCCAGGATCTGTTGCCCCAGATGGAGTTAAAGTACCACTTGTCTTAATAGTGGGTTTTATAACTACCACTGGGTCTACCGAATAAGGTGGACTAGTAAGTGCTGCTTTCCAGGAATAATATACTTCTGCATTTGCTTCTACGTAACTACAAAGGGCACTATAAAAGCTATTATTTGCAGTGGCAGGGTCAGTTGTTTTATTTATACTACTGATTATATGATCTGCCATTGAACTTGCGGTCATCATAATAAAATCTCCTATATTCCTGTACAAGTGTCTGAGCCATGTACGGCCCCACTAAAGACACACATTTTAAGACAATTCATTGGTCCATTTACACTAGGTGATGCAGTACCTCTCATGTTAAATGATCCACCTCCAGTAATCTGAACTTGAGAAGAACTATTAATCTTCACATTAGGTGATTTAATTTCAGTGTCCCCTGAGACAGTTAATTTTGAATCTCCACCTACGTTAGTTTCAGCATTACCTTTTACGTCGATCTTTGCATCTCCATCTACGTTAATAGTAACATTTCCTTTTATATTAATGGTAGTATCCTTTTCCCCATTAATATCAATGTTACCGTCCTTGTCTAGCTTGATCCATGATGTTGGCTTTGGTGTTGGATCAGCCCCGTCTTGCTTATCATACCATGACTCGTCAGATGGATCGAAAATGCCAACTGATATCTCATCTGAACTAAGTCTAAGTACTTTTCCACGAGCTCTTATTCCGATGAAGTTATTTTCCTTCAATTTCTCATAAAGATAATATGAATGATAGAGTGGGTCAACTTCCTCTAACCAGACGACATCGCCCACCCTAGGTTCATCCACTTCTCCTCTTTTTGGAAAAGCTCTAAGCGCTTCATTTTCGCCCGGAATGTCTACTTCAACTGTAAATAAATCCGGGTCGATCACTTTTTTTATTACTCCAAAATTCTTTTTCATTTTTCTTCTTTATCCCTTGGATCTTCTTCACTACCAATAGCAACTGTACCATCAATTTCCTCTAGTCCTAAGAGAGTTGATGTCCATGAGAAATTAGCACCATTTTCATCAACAAATTGAGAACCGTCTATTGATATGAAGAATTCATTTGATTTAACTAAGTAGTATTTAACAGGCCAATTTAGATTATCAGCCTTAAGACTTTGTTTATCTACTTCTACTACATCTCCTAGCATATATTTAGGAATAGCGATTGGATCAACGACTTTTATAGAAGAGTACATTTTAGTAGCCATAAAATTAGTATTGTACGTATAATTCTCGTGCATTTGGTAATAATCCTTGTGCATCATTAAAGTTTGCATACCACTTTCTGTCTGCTTCATTATGATCCTTGGATTAATAGGCTCATCCTGAGTATAATCCTGTATGGCTATTTTTCCTTCAGTATCTTCCCAAACATTAACTGGGGGTTTGTAGTTTTGCGGATAATAAGTTTCAGTTCTTTCCTCTTTTTGGAAAACTTCTGCATCTAATGGGAGAATCATATTTTCGTCAGGTTCTTTATTCCCTTTACTATTCTTCTCACCAAAAGTCTCTTTTATAACTAATCCATTCCAACCCAGGCCAAAGATAGAGTCCTTTTTATAAGAATAACATAACCTAGTCAAAAGACTCAAGTCAGTTTCCATTTGTTGATAAAATTTCAAACTTCCTTGAACATCAGATTCACACCTAATATCACTATTCCCAGAATAGAGATTCTGTATAGCGCTTGAGATATCCATTTCTAAGGTATCTGTTTTTCTCTTAGAAAAGAAATCTTTTGATTTACAACAAACAAAACCTAACGAAATTAAATTACTATACATAGATACTTTTGTAATACAGACTGGAATATTATAAGAAACTCTTTCCTCTTGTTCAATTTGTATTACCCCGGTTCTTTGTTTTTGTAGGAGCTCGTTTGCTCTGTCAGTACCTAGAGATACTAGGTCTATGTCTCCATAGGCAATACTACCACCTAATTCTTCATATAGGTGGAGTTTTGTAAAACTAAAATCACCAGCATCATCTGGAGTTTCACCAAACCAAGGACTAAAGAATACTGAAATTTTATGTGACGTTTCTATCCTCATGCTAACCTGGCAATAACTTTATCAATAATATCTTTTGGGAAAATACTGATAGTATTTCCTTTTGTATAATAACTAAGACCTGATGCACATGCAATCAGAAGAAATGGAAGATAATCAGTACTTCCATAAATATCTTTTGCTATGAGATCAGGTCTGTAGCTTTTTGTTGTAATCTTGTAGAGAACACGCTGGTCATCATATTCTTTCATTAAGTCAAAGACCCTCGCATTATATACATCAAATCCTTCAATATAGTTTGAAAAATCTGTTCTACTAGAATTTATTTTAGATGACTTGGTAAACATTAAATTCTACTAATCTTAGATATGTCGTTTGTTCTTTCTTCTATTTTACTAAGACTATCTTCCATTTTTCCCTCTAAAATTTTCTTAGTACCTCTAGAGGAAGTTCCCTTTATATATCTTTCAAGAGATTGTCTTGAGTGCTTAGTAATAGGGCTTAGATTTAATAATACCTCACAGGATAATGGTACTAGATAATTTTGAGTATCCTTAGATATTTTTGAATCACCTCTATATGTAGGATTTTTTGACATAGCCTTAGAGTAAGTAAACTGAGCGGATTTAATAACAAGATTTTCTACTGAAAAGTAAGGGCCTAGTCTAAGTTTTAGCGTTCCTGGGTGAACAGTATCTACGTCCTTGTAGTAAGGTACATATCCACCAGGCGGCATTTGCCAGGATGCGAATTCACTGACAAACTGCTTTACCTCCTCTGAAGAATTCTTCGTTATGTCCGTTATAGGAACAAATTCACCTATTACATATGGAAGAATTTCAGCAATTTGATTATATACACTATTATACTCAATAACCTTTTTGATAACCTTGTGATTCTCCCCATCATATTCATCCACAGTATGAAATCCCGAGAATACTGTAAATTTCATAACCAGATTACCAAAATCAATACCAGTACCATTGTAATAAGAAAATCTACTACCTTGAACTACCAATGATCTGTTTAAATAATCCCCAGCCTGACCAGCAAAATTTGAGGCATTCCTCATAACACTAAGAAAGGCACTTAGGGCTTTATTTCCATTTTCGCTCATATTTTTGCCTTCACCTACTTTGTCGGCAAAGTAATTTTCCGTTTGATTGGCTATATCTGCAAGGAACTTTGCAGCTTCGCCGGCATATGGTGCAAGTGGTTTTAGGTTACTCCAGAGTCCGCCTATAAAATCTTCACCAAAACCCGTATAAGTATTGGCAATTGATACTTGAAATTCTTCATTTATTATGGCTTTACAAATAGGCTTCTCTCTATATGGGTATTGTTCCTCTGTTTTGGTTGTTACTCTAGTGTCACTGTATATTTGATTATCCGTAGATTCCTGTTCATCTGTTGGTATAGATATCCATTTTATTCCATCTTTGTCTAGGATGGAATTTGGGTGAAGAGAAGCTGACATAGTTTCAAGATTCAACTGGCTATCATAATAGAAACCAGAAACTCCATCGCCTAAGTCAGCTCCATTGCTATAGTTAATTTCTTTACTTGTCATGGTGTATAAGAAGGAACTTTAGTTTTTGGTGTTCCTCCACTTCTTCCTAAATTTAATACAGCTTGAGTTAACTGCTCTAACCTAGCGTTTGTTTCTGCGGTGTTAATTGCAGTAATTTTTGAAGATTCTGCAGTTAATATCGATTCTTTAGAGATTGGTGTCTTAACTGAGTCCTTATTAGTTCCCTGATAAACATCAATTGCTCGGACGATATCACTAATCAATGGGTTTTTCAGAGACTTAGAATTAACTACAAACTCATCTTTGTGAAGGACATATCCAGAAGGGGTTAGTGGATTACCCGGTTCAGTATAGCCTCCTACAGTTTTACCACTAGATAGTTTGACTGGCGTTTTTCTCTTTTTATTAAATCCTGAGGAATCTGTCAGAGGACCATTTATCTTACCAGTTTTCTCATCAATGTATCCGGAATTATAATATTTAGACGTAAAGACTGGTTTTTCATCTGGCTTATTACTTGTATAATTTTCATCATACCCAGTTCCTCCCCAACCTTTTGGAAGTATTTCCATAGTGGTTTTTCTATTAGAGAGCTTATCAACTTTATTAATTACTCCCTGTGCTTTTGTATTGAGTTCATCTGCATTTTTTATAGGTTCAGCCAATCCATTTTCAGATAGAGCTTGATTACCTTGAATAGTAACTTGAACATTTGCAGCGTTTTGTTTTATATTTTTTTCCGCAAGTTCAAGTGGAATTCTTTTATCGTCTGGAACTTTTGTCCAAGATCCATATTCTTCGACTAAAGCTTTCTTCTGTTCTTGTATTTTTTCAAGGGCGGTTAATTGTGCAGTAGGATTATAATTAGGATCGAACATGTTTTCAGTAAGTTCATGATCTTGGAAGAATGTTATAGTTTTTGCTAATTCATTTCTCATTTTTTCAAGAACTTCTTTTCCATACTCACGCATCATTTCACCTAATGCCTCTATCTGAGATTTACCGCTATCCATAATATTATTAAATTCACCCCAAAGTTCTTCTCCTGTCTTTGTTTGTAATTTAATTTCTTGCTCTAGCTTGATTTTAAACTCCTCTTGATCTTCACCTAGCCCATCCATTATCTTATATAGTTGTTGTCGGAGACTATCCTGCTTATCATTGATCCAAGCAATATCTGCTACAGTATTTAATTCTAGCTCATTAATCTCTTCTGCAGTCATGTTAGGCCAATTAAGTAGTTGTCTTTCAGCTTTTGCAGTAATGGCTTTTCTCTCCTCCTCATAACTTAAGATTTGGTTTTTTATTTGGGCTATTTTTTGATTTTGTGAAAAGAGTTGTTTTCTCTTAGATTTACTTTCATTATTTGCTAGCGTTGTATAGTTATATGCAGATTGTTCAAAATTTCTTAACTTTTTTTGCAGGAAGTCTTTCTTCGTAATTTCCTTGTCGTGATTAATGCCTCTGTACTTTGCATTAGTAATAGCTGTGTTAGTATCGTTTAGCTCTTCTCGTAATTTATTATAATCATCTCCAAATAGAATAGATGCTGCTATCTTATCGTCATAACCAGAGCCTTTTCTTCCCTCTAGAATATCCTTATAAAGTCTCTTGTAAGCTCCGCTTTCTCCTATAGCATCTACTTCATCTTTCCATTTTTTGTCCGAACCTCTCTTATAATCATTTCTTATCCAAAGAGTGTCTTTCGATTGTTCTTCTATTTTCTTTGCAAAAGCATCAGCGCCTCCTTCTATCTTTTCAAATTGTCGACCTTGTTCAGCTCTATTTATCACTTCCCAAGGTTCTGTTGATTTACTAGCCCATATTTCAGCAAAATGATGTACGCCTAACTTAGATAGGTTCGGGTCTGCATCAATAGCTTTTTTATGATTATGATAGGCCATATAGCCTTTCATTAGCTTTTTTCTTTTACTAGGACCTTTTGTAATCCAATAATTTTCGAAATGATCATAATCATCAAAAGCTTCTTTTAGTTCCGGATATTTTTCCCAAACCCTCATTGCTTCTCTAGCAACGGCTGATTTTACCTCTTGTTGCTTTAGTTCTTTTTCAGTTTTGATATCTTCTTTACCGAAAGGGCGTTCAATAGTATCATTTTCGAAAATAGATTCAGAACTACCATTTACTACTATACCTCCACTTCCGTTTTTGTAAGACATATTCAAAGATAATCCTCCTGCCTGACTTATATCTGCAAGATATGCAGTAGGATCTACCTTCTGTGAATTGCCGTTGCTATCTATAGTACTAACTTCGAAATGTAAGTGTGGTGCTGTTGATCTACGACCAGTATTTCCTGATACACCTAATTGTTGACCTGCTTGAACACCTTCACCTTCTCGTACACCAATGCTAGATAAGTGTCTATAGGTGGTTTGTATTTTATTACCGTTACCACGATCATACTCTACTGTTACAGACTTTCCACCACCAGAGCCAGCATTATTGTTTACCTTAACAACTCTTCCTCCGTTCTCTGTGGCGTAAATATTCTCATTATTAGCTCGAATATCGATACCTTTATGAAATTGTACTTTACCTTTATTAACGGGATCTGCACGATTACCAAAAGGTGAAGTTATAACCATAGAGTTGTTCTGTAGTGGTAAGTAATAGCCATTATTGCTTGGAGCAGCTGCTGTAGAAGGCATAGAGAACGATCCAAGTGAATTATAATAATTGTATCCGCCCGAAGTATTTGCTCCAGGGCGTGCAGTAGATATGAAGATAGAGCCTTCTGGTATATTTGAATTCATTAGATCACTGCCGTCATTACTTGTAGCGCCGTTTATATCTAATCTCTTTCCTTCAAAGTATCCATCGTTCTTAAGCATATTATACATAGACCAGGCGGCCTTCTGTCGTTCTTTATGCAAGCCCGTAGTTCTTCCGCCAGTATCCCAGCCATCATATCTCTCAAAAAGTCTCCAAGCATATGCAGCTTCCTGGAAATTATTCGATTTTCTAACAGCATTGTTTGCAGCTCTTTCTTTGTTCCCAAGTTCCCATAGAAGAAACTCTAGCTGAGTATCGAAATCATCCCAAGATTTTCCTCGACTGGAAGCAAATTGTTGAAGAGCCTTATCACGATCGTCTCTCCATTGAGCTAGGCCAACAGACCTTTTTCCATCATCATTAGGGTTTATTGCTCGTGGACTGAGGGATCTGCCTGATTCTATATACAAGTTTCCAAGAATTCCTATCGCTTGATCTGGAGTAAATCCACCCTCATTAATGAGGAAATCCATTATTCTTTGGGCATTAGCTCTAACAGTTTTATTAGTAACTCTCTCAGTTGCAAGATTTCTACCAAGATCTGTTGTACCAAACCACCTTACAACGTTATTAACACCTTCAACTCCTTTATTAACCAGTTTTTCTGCATTATTAACAGCACGATTAACATAACCCATAAATGGATGATTTTCCATTTTAGATCGTAGTTTTTGTTCAGCAAGTTCGATACGTCTTATTTCATTAAAACCGCTTGTAATATCATAATCTCGCTGATTACCTCCAAAACGCTCTTGAGTAAACTGAAGGTTTTTCTTCTGGCTCTCGCTCCATTTTTTATTAACTGCTGCTTCTCCACCACCTGCGCGAACTAAGAACTTATCAACACCTGGTAAGAATGTTTCATAGTTATCTATATCTGCGTCCTTACTAATGCGGTGTTGCATTATCTTCTCTATGGCAGTTGGAGTCAATCGGTAATAAGTACTGACAGGTTTTCCTAGGTCTTTTACATCACCGGTTGTATTAGCACCCCAAACATCCTTAATCTTAGTAACTGCAGGTCTAGGATCTGATTCAGGAACTAATATTAGTTTTTTAGAGTTAAGGTGAGTAGCAAGTGAATTCCCTAATTTTTGTATACCTGCGGTAGCTACATTTAATCCCCAACCTAATAATGGAACTTTTCCAACTAATAGGTCGTCTGAAGTTCCAGCAGCCTCCTTATATAACTCTGAACCTCGATTTCCGTATTCTGAAGCATCTAGGTCAGATACGACATACTTCATCTTAACGGGTACTAAGTCTCTAGTTGAGGTAAGGTCTCTCTTTAGTTTCTCTCCAACCAGTGTATTTACAAATTCCTGGTCAACTACTACACCATTTTCATTTTCCTTAGCTGCTTCATAGAGTCTAGATACACCACTTGCAAATCTAGCAGTATCTATTCTACCATGTGTTTTCGCATTATTAATAGCACCTAACAAGTCTCGACCTTGGCTAATTTGAGAACCAGCTGTATTTCTTAACTTATTACCTTCTAGAGCATTCTCCAAGAGTGCATATCTCCTACCACCCTTCAGGTATCTATGATTCGCAGTATCGTAATAATCTTCTCCTACTAATTCATTTGCTGCGTCTCCAGCATTTACTGCCCAACCATTTGCTTTATCGCCATCCCATACATTGACTGCAGTAAATCTATTTACATTCCTATAGTATTCCTGATTTTTTCTTGAATTTTCCGTACCTAAGTTTCTAGCATTAGAAACAATTGCTCTTCTTGCACCAGCCTTAGGACTTACAAAGGCAGTAAATATATCACCGATGTAGGTTCCCATGCCAGAAAGAGCATTTGTCAGCGAATCACCTAAACTAGATATTGCACTATTTATAGCACTAGCTAATGGATTCCAACCAGACGAATCTGCAGGTTTAAAGTCTATTTTTGGGAATTTGATACTTCTCATGGCGATACCTCGAAGTTCCATTTGACCTTCAATGAAAGTCTTAATGTAATCTCCAAAGCTTTGTATCATTTCCCTCATGAGACTGATTACTGTAGTTTTTCCATCTCTGGCTCTAGCAGGTTCAGTGAAAAATGAAATAAATCTGCCTCGAAAATCCTTACCTTGTGCTGCTAGAGCTTTTACCCTAGTCTCATCACCTATACCAAAAAAGGCCAATCCTTCTCTTATATATCCAGTTATGGTAGTAGTTATATCCAAGATTTTAGTCCAGTTCTTAGACAAAAATCTCATACCAAATAGGAAGAGCAGTGTTTTTATCTGACCACCTAAGGAAGAGCCCAAGTTTCTAGGATTTATTGCATTTGCTACATTACGGCCAGCATCAGTCATCTGCCTGAGCATTCTATTAGTACTCTTACCAATAGCCCACTCTTGCTTTTGATATTCTCGGTCTCTCTTAGCAGTTTCCTCTTTCTGTCTAGCAAAAATTCCACTAATCCAAGTCTTGAACCTACTCTGACTATTAGCAGCATCATTTCCACCACCTTGTTGAGGAATAACATTGTTATTGGATACCGTGTTATAATTATTGTTAATAACAATATTATTAGGAACAATTTTTACTTCTCTACCTTGAGCCCTTTGTACCTTAGGCTGACCATAGCCATATTTTCTCAACATAGCTTGGGTTTGTGGATTTATCGCTGCACCTCCTCCTCCCATAGTTGCCATTGCACCAGCTTGGGATAGTAATTCAGTAGTTCCTTGCTGATTGGCATTAGCTTGTCTCTGAAGAGCTATGTTCTTCTGTCTTTCGGCATTCATTCGAAGCAATTGCTGACCTGCCTGTTGATAGTTAGCGTAGGATTCGTCTTTCTTTGGCTGATTTTGATTGTTATTAGCCATATTTATTGTTTATTGAGGAAATTATTCATGCCCAGTGGCTCCTCTATTCCACGTTCTTGGTTCTCTAATTCTATTTTAGCCTTATTAACACCTGCGATTTTCTTTTCACCGTTTCCAAACTTCATGAGTGGGAAATCTGGATCTACGCCATCACTGTTGCTTAAGAATTCGTCGTAGACTTTTCTAAGTTTAATTAATGCATCTAACGTATAATACTCTATATTATCCGCTTTTAACATTTTATTTAAAAAGAATTTTAGTTCCATCAATTGGGCTATTGACATAGAGCTCTCGAAAGAAATCGACAATGAGACCTTCAAGACTCACTGTCACACTCCTCCTTTCTTCGGGCTTATCGCATTTAGGACAAAATAACTCAACTGGTTCTACTCTATCATAATAGAGATCTCTTAGAGCCATAAGGAGAGTAATGTCACTATGCTTTGCATGTAATACGTCATCTTCAATCTGATTTCCTTGTACATCAAAATCTTTAATGAGGGCAATTGTTTTAATCATCTTTAGGTCTTGTATTTTTCTATACCTGAGATAAAGTGAAAAAACTTTCATAAAGTCTTTGTATGTGGGAACAATAGTATCGTAATGATGACCATTTAGTTCTATCTTGGCCCCATTCATGATATTGGGGTCAATCTGTTTGAAATGAACATCCTTATCAAAGGAAATGGTCTTCTTTATTGTAGCACCGCAATGTGGACAACTAACTTCAATTTGATAAGATAAGTCTTCACTGACAGTACATAACTTTTTATAGAAGATGAGAAAGTCTATATCCATAATATAACAATTTTCTATATTAGGATCATCATCCCTCAGCATGTTCATATCGAATAAGTAACGTCCTAACGGATCATCCTCCCCAGGTAGGTTGGATAAGTATTGCGTAATCTCTAAGAAATTGAGAGGCTTAATTACCACACTGGGAAAATTATACCCAATGCCTCCGCTAGGTAATAATGAAACATCTATATTCATTTTCGTTAATTTTAAGTAATTTTGTTTAGGGATAAGAGTAGGGTACTTTAGACGCCTACTCTTACCTTATCTTTAATATCATTTAATTTTTTTCCTTAAAAGGGGAACCTTTTGGTAAAGAAGATTGTAATTCTTTTTGAAATTTCTTCTGATCAAATTTTTCTTTTTCGAGAAGATGTGCTTTTTCCTTTTTACTAGCTTTTTCGTAAATTTCTAATTTCTCGTCGAGTTTTTTATTCAACTTTTTTGCACGACGCTTTTCGTTTAAATAACCAATCGTACCTAAAGTTGGTGCACCAATAGCAGTACCAGTCAACGCTGATTTCACAGAATGCTTCCATATATATCCGGTGTGAGCTCCTGCCAATGCACCTACAGTAGTTAGAGGAAGTATGTACTCCTTAGGATCTTTTATTGAGTTCCTCTTCTTCTGTATTAATTCACGATACTCTTCGTCATCTTTAGAAGAAAAATATGAATTCCTTAATATTATCATTTTTTTTATTTCCAAGAATTAAGTGCCATAATGCTTTGAGACTGTGCTTGAGATCTCTGAGCTTCTGCCTGAATTCTCTGCAGTTCGCGATTTTTATCCTCATTTAATTTCTTTCTCAAGTATGCTCTGTCCTTTTCGTCAGCTGATTCATAGCGTCTTAACATTTTATCGGCATATTCCTCAACCTCTTTCTTCTTTTTCTTTCCCAGATGATATCCCAGACCACCACCAGCTAAAGTGCCACCTGCAAGACTTAATAGAGCAGCTTTACTACCACCAACATTAGCACCTATCAGTAGGCCAGTAGCAGCGCCTCCAAGAGCACCTTTTATTGTTCCATTACGTTTTGCGTGTTTAACGCTTTTTTTATCCTTTTCTAATTCATCACGATAATCTTCGTCCTGAATTCGTGAAAAATTTTTATGCCTTAATATAATCATTGTGTATGTATAATATTACTCTTCCTTTTTTGGATCTCTTCCTTTTAAGTCTATGCTGTCTTTATGAGGATATTCCCAATCCCCTGTTGTTATTTTTACCTTATTATAAAAAGATTCCATCAGAGTGTCTCCTCCAAGTCCATTAGAGAAACCATCATTTATTTCCATATAAATCCATTTTTGACATCATCTCTCCAAGTAGTTCCTGGAATAATGCACCAGGCATAGGTGACATGATATTTTTCTGAGTCTTCCCAATCTGAGAAGCCCATATACTTATCTGTTTTTATTAATTTTTTCCGCATTTTTATCTGCGTTCATTATTTGTATTCATCATACTTTTTCTGACCACCGGCAAAAGCACCTGCATCACGAATAGCCTGGTTTCTTTCATACTCAAGTCTTTCCTCACGTGCCTCTCTTCTTCTCTGTTCCTCCAGCTGTCTTTGACGTTCTAGCTCTTTTTCTCTCTTATCAATTAAGTAATCTCGGTCAATACGGTCTCTAGATATAAAGTGTCCTTTCCTTTTCGAATACTTTATATCCTCTTCGAGGTTTGCTCTTTCAATGGCTCTCTTAATAGGCTTATTAAGAGCAATACCTGTACCAATACCTGCTATACCTGCACCAATTATTCCGGCCTTGTTACTTTTACTTATCTTCTTGACTAGAGTTCCTGCACCTATACCAGCACCTAAGGCACCTAAACCTTGTAATGTTCTATAACTTACTCTATTATTAGCCTTAGCTGAGTCACTTTCTTCAGCAAGAGCTCTAATAAAGTCTTTATCTTTTTCCGTTAGTCGTTCGGATTTCTTTTTTCCAAACTCTTTCTGTCTAATTACAATCATTTTATCAAGTGTTTAAATACTTTCTTAATAATCTTTTTCTTTGTTTTATCCCCAGCTTGGCTTGCTTTTTCCACTGCATGTCTTACAGTATCGTTTTTTAAGAAGGTTTTCTTAATGGCTCTCCCCGCATTTTCAACGCCAGATCTTTGAGAAGCTTCATATGCTCTTTCAGCACCAGTTCTACCTGCAGTTTCTATTTCTTTTATTGCTTTCTTGTAGTCTCTCTTAAGTCTTCGATTATCAGTAAGTTTTTGCTTGAAATACTCCTTATCAGACATATTGCCAAGTTTTGCGGCCTGAGAACTTAAAGATTCTTCAGCTCTATAGTAAGTTCCTAGCGCATCTTTTAAATTCTCTCTAGTCTTTTTCATATCTTCTGGGGAAGCTTCTAGTTTCCTTAACATCTTTAAGCCATTCTTTGAGGCAGTAGCTTCATATTTCACTTTAATTCTACCATCCGTTAAATGTTTTCTACTAGTTCGAACATCTCCAAAGAAATCCTTTTCACCATCAAAAAATATACCATCTATAGACCTGGAGTGTCCCCCTTTACTGGCAAAATCTAGTGCATGTCCATATTCATGAGCAAGATTAGCTAGGTTTTCTGGATTCTCTAGGTGAATTTTCTTTCCTAAATGTGTAAGACGATTACGATCGATGTTATCTTTAGATACAACAAAGGTATAAGGCTTTAAATGATGTTCTACTTCGAAACCTGCTTCTATTCCATCTTTTACAATTGGAGTAGTTCTTTCTACACGATTTTTCAGTTTTCCGAGTGTATTTTTATCATATACTGTATTATTTCCTTCTAGAAACTTTTTTCTTACATCATCGAACTTACGACCTCGTTTTTTTACGTCAGAATCAATAAGACGTCCGTATTCTTTCTGTCTAACTACAATCATAATACCTTAGAAGTCATTACTGCACAAGCTGAACAAGTAGCGATACTTTTGACAGTTCTGCATGAAGGTTTCTGTTTCACTAGTTATTCCCTTAAATTCAGTTGAATCTGGGATACCTTCATAAAACTTTTTTGTCTGGTCTATGAGTTCGTCTATAAATGTTCTAGCGTCTCCTACCTCACAAGGTACGACTACTATATCCCTAGGTCCCATTTTACCTAGAATTCCCATGTACCCCTCTGCTATAGTATCTGTAAAATCATTTATAATTCCATATAGGTCATCCAGATAAGTGTGGATATTCTTAGCAGGGGCTGCCCAGTGTAAATTCTTAGCTTTATTGCTAAATCCAGTTAAAATGCCAATAAATTTAGTAAAGTGAATCTTATCACCAAGGCTATATGTTTTTTGTTTGAATATCATTTTTCTAAGTTTATTGAGGTAAGGGGTTAATTGTAATCATTAACCCCAAACCCTGTAAATTAAAGATTCTTAAACTCTCTTGTGTAATGCTCGAACTTCATACTAATATTAATATCAGCACGATCTGTACCAGGGTCAGTTGCACCACTTTCATCAGTAGTTGCATCAGTTATGATACAGTTGTAGAAACGTAGGTAACGAACGTCAATACGAGATGAGTTTGTAATGTAAAGTTCACAGTCTGCTACTACATCATCCTTTCTGAAAGAATACTTAGTATCACGGTCAGCGATCTTTTGTCTCCAGTCATCCGCAAAGTAAGTGATTGCCTGGTCTTCACGATCGACAAAGCTAAGTGTGAGTGTACCATATGTAGACTGGTCAGCCTGTTGATAAATTACATAGTTATTTCTCATTCTCTTTTCAAAACCGATTACACTATAATCGATACCTACCTGCACTGCATTTAGGCGTTTGTTAATCAAGTCGTCTCCTGGATAGTAAACAATTTTCGGTGCAGTAAGGAAATGAAATTCCCACATATCACCACGAAGAAATTCCTTATTACCATCCTTATAGGATTTTTCGTAATCAATAAATTTTTGGTGTAAGTCATTACTTCCTCTCACCAGATCAGATACTGTATTTGCCATCTTGCTTATTATAATTTATAGTAAAATTAACTATCATGTGATTTTTTACAAGGTCTGATATAGTTGTTTCAATGTTAACGTCGACCTTATTACTTTCTAAGTGGAATCTAATATCTAGTATGCTTAAATCCCTAATTATCCCAAAATTAGAAGAAACTTTATTGAGGATTGCAGAAATATTTTCCCTTATTTTTCCCTGATTTTTTTCACCTAGGTATTTCCACTTATTCTTTTCTAACTCTCTTTTGATTTTTCCGAGAACAAATCTCATCCATATTGAAGTCTCAAACTTATCGCCGTTCTGATACTCTTTATAATAGTACATTAATCCGTTGTCTATTAAATAATTGCATTTATATTTTTTCAGATCCTCGGATTCCTCTGTTTCTTCATATGAATTTTTATCTTTGCTCAGATCCTTTATGCTTTTATAGTAGATTATATCAGTAGACATTGAATAAATGTCTCTTAATAATCCCCTAATAAATATATAATAGCCTGGTCTAGGAACATCACCTAGCATCATTGATCTATAAAAGTACACTAATCTATTAAACACATCACCCGTGTAGTTATACATATAATTATTTTTAGTGTCTTCATTTTCAACTAATACTTGACATCCAGACTCTTCGGCATATCTTAGTACTTTTTTATAGAACTTTTCGTATTCCTCTATATTCTCATCTAATGTATTTCTTTCCGGTACATATAAAGAAGAATCAGGTATTAAGAAAAAATCTGGAAAAGTTCTATCAGCTTCCTCAAAGATCTCATCTAAGCCATTGTTATAAGATTCATAATTATACGTTTCTTCAATGGCTCCTTTCAAAGTCCATGTACCTAACGGTAATTCTTCTATTCCTTCAGCGAAATCACAGTACACTAGTTCAGATAATCTACTTATTCGATAATCTAGTCTTTCTATTCCTGCGGTAACTTTTATAGGTCCCTCAAAAATCTCTAGGTGACCAAATCTCTCAATAATAATTCTATAATTTCCCTCATCTAAGGATTCCTCTATAGTCACAGCTATATTACCATCAATACCGGCAGTACCAATAGTTTTAGACCAAAAATCTACAATACGATTATTTATTGGTTCGTCTGTAGAACTATCCTTAGAGTTCTCATATTTATCAAGAATATGATGAGTTTCTAGGTAATTTGGTATAAGATCTATCCCGAGACCTTCATAAAAGAATGTAGTATCGATAGGCCGGTTTGCAACTAACTTATTACCTACTTTTTCTACTCCTTCTAATTTCCCAAAAAGATCATCTAAGCTATCAAAGCTTATCTCAGCACCTTCTTTATAATACTTACTATCAACTCCTAGCTCATCTACATTTCCGTGATAATATAAAGTATTTTCAATATTATCTGATATAGGTTCGTTAGGGAAAATTATATAAGAGTTTTCTTGAAGAGTATTATCTGGATCTTCACGCTCTACTATATCAAAGACTAGTGTCTGATAACCTAATTCTATTCTTTCTAAGTTTAAGTTACTTAGATTCAATGAATCCTCTTCTGTTGATCCCACGTTTTCGCGCTCACTGTATACGAAATGCGTGTAGATGGTAGTATTATCTGTGGAAAATAACCTAAGAGTATCCCTATTATTCAGTGACTGTGAATCTGCTTTAATGATATTAGGTAAATCATCCTTTTTGTAATAGCCATTAGGTATAGATTCATTATCTGTTATCCATCGATATAAGTCATAAGTTATCTCAGTATCACCTAGGGTACCTGTAAATTCACCAGTGCCGTTCGGATTATAGACTTTATAAACTTTAGTCTGATCTGTAGTAGTAGGTAGATTATTAAATATATAAATATCATCCACAACCGTGATACCATCGCCAGAGAATTTTATTCCGAGATCATTGGTATAAGATCCTAAGGGTTTTGTCAGTAAGAGAGTTACTCCACTATTGATTAGTTCTTCAAAATAATCTCTACTAGTAAAATCTCTACCAAACCATTTATCTAATTGCTCTATTGTTCTAACCAATACTGGCTTTTCATATCCTACCTGAGAGTCGATAACCTCGGAAAATACCATAAAATCATCGTACGGTATAGAAGGATAATTTAATGTTGTTGATCCTAATTTAATGTACATAATTATTAAAGTAATTTAACCATGTTATCGATTCCACCATTAATTATAGATTCATATCCCCCTCTATTATTATTTCTAGGAGGTGCATAAACTTTAGACTTAGTAGCATCAGATATAGTAACCTTAGTTAATTCGTTTCTTGGATTTTCACCAACGATACTAAAATTAACCGTTAAATCTTGTCCACTAGCATCAATATCGCCCGATCTTTCTTCCGCGAAATCTTTCATTACTAGGAGAAGATCATACTTTGATACTGTACTGTACTGAGGAGTCATTGAATAGATAGTACACCTAAAAGCAATATTTTTATAGGGAGCTATACAAGTATAAGTTTTGTCTATAGCAGTTAATTTACCTTGTAGATCATAGGTACCATTGTAATCCTCTTTTTTATGAGCAGTACTATTATATACACTAGCGTCTACGCATCTTTCAAAATAAGTTCTCCATGATTTAAATTGATCATCTACAAAAGTAAGTCTAAGTTCATTAGTGAATTCCATTGATGTAGGGTAACTAATTTCTCCTTCGAATAGTGGAACTGTTTTTGAATTTAACTTTGCTTTTCCTAATTCAAATGAATTGATTGGTGCAAAATAGTTATAACCAGTTTTTATTCCATGATAAATCGAATTCCAGACATTAATTTCCTCTATTGGAGGTAAAAACGACATCTCCCCATTCTCTATTCCAACAAAAGGTGTAAATATTATTTCCCATCTCATGTTAGAGTCTAATGTACTTACCTTTAATGGGTGTTCATTTGACGAAGTTACTTTTCCAGCAGTTGATATATAAGGACTATTTTTTAGTAGATTAAATAACTTATCTACTGTATCAACTTCACTGGCATTTTCTTTTCCACAAAGTTCACTTAAGGTGGTCATCATGCCGGCTCTAGGAGATACTTTACTAGTTGTATCAACTACAGTTGCGTTTTCACCTGGGCTGTAATCCGCTGCTCCACCGGTTACTTCATTTACTGACCTTGATACTTTAATTCCATGTATTACCGGACCGCTTAAATACTCCTTATTAAAATTATATTCTTTACCTTCAATACCACTTTTAGACGAATAATCTCTACCCTTATCATTCATGGCAATGAAACTAGAAGTCTCTTGCTTTTTGGTAGGTCTATTCTGAGGAACAGTGTAGTCCAGCTTATTAGCACCAAACATTCCCTTCACGGCTTTTTTAGCGAGTGAAGTGACTGCAGCAGTAGCACCTTGACTGATAAGTTTACCCACATCACCTAAGAGTCCTTCGTTTCCTGGAAGTCTATCTCGGTTACTCTTAGTCAACTTTTCCATTTTATCCCTAGCTAGAACTAAGAGTGCTAAAGTCTCATCTAGTGCTATTTGTCTAAGACTACTCTTTGTGCTTGATAACTTTCCAGACTTATCATGCCTAAGAGCACTACCTACGGACCGCTCAGCTAACCATCTAAGATATGTGCTAGGATTAGATGCATTTGACCCTATACCATGTACTGAGTTAAAGTAATTCTTTGGTAAATTTGATAAAGGAATACCCTCAAAGAAAAGATTATCATCCTCAAAGGTTTTCTTGAGCTTGGCGTCTAGTCCAGTATTATCCGCTTCGTCTGTTCTATCCTCTTTTCTAGTTGCGTAATCTTCTAGAATTATTGAACCATACAGTCTTTTTTCAAAGTTTTCTAGATCTTCAGAAGTCATTTTAGAAGATGCAAGGGATGACATAATACTTCTGGCCTTTTCTCCCCATTTCCCTAAATTCTTTACATTGTCATTCGCAAACTTAAGTATGTTTTGGTAATAAACATTAAGATCTTTATCCCTTAACATACTAATATCCCTAATTAAATCTTCTACTGGACCATCTGCAAGAGAATTAGTAGGGGCAGGAATACCAGGAACTACTTTAGTTTCTAGGTCAACCTGTCTTCTTTTTTCTTTTACCCAGCCTTCTAGTTTTTTCTTTCTTTTTGCCTCTAAGTATGGTACAAACTTTTCCTCATCAGCCTCTATATTATTTTCCTCAATTATCTTTTTGCTGACCAACTTATCCTCAGGACTAGTATCTACCAGAAGTTCTTTATGTTTTTCAATACTATCTTCAGGGCTAGTATCTATTAAGAGTTCTTTATGTTTTTCAATGCTATCCTCGGGACTAGTGTCCTCTAATTCGACCTTTTTCTCTGATAGTGAATTTTCCGGAATATCACCTACAATATCTTCTACAATATCATCTAAAGTTTCTCCCCAACCAATAGGATTCTCTGATGGGATACCACTGGTTCTAGCGGTATGCTTATTTATATTTGGATCAAACTTAACTTGTACCTCTGTAGATAGTTCTTTCGGAATATCTAAGTGAGAAATAGACGAACTACCTGTTAACTCTACCTCTTCAGGTTCGGGTTGAATTTTAGTTACTGTTGAATCATCATGTAACTCAGGATCTGGATTTGGACCTATCTTAGTAATAGTAGATTCGTCATGAAGTTCAACTTCTTCAGGCCCAGGTTCTATTTTGGTGATTGTAGAATTATCATGAAGTTCAGGATCAACTGGACTAGGTTCTATCTTAGTTACTGTAGATTCATCGTGTAACTCTACCTCTTCAGGTTTTGGTTCTATCTTAGTTATTGTAGAATCATCATGAAGTTCGACTTCTTCAGGACTAGGTTCAATCTTTGTGATAGTAGAATTGTCATGTAACTCTACTTCTTCTGGACTAGGTTCTATCTTAGTTACAGTAGAATCATCATGTAATTCAACTTCCTCTGGACTAGGTTCTATTCTTGTAATAGTGGAATCGTCGTGAAGTTCAACTTCCTCAGGTCCAGGCTCTATCTGAACTATAGTAGATTCATCGTGGAGCTCTACTTCTTCAGGACTTGGTTCTATCTTAGTTACAGTAGATTCATCATGTAATTCTACTTCCTCCGGACTTGGTTGAATTTTAGTTACTGTTGAATCGTCATGTAACTCAGGATCTACTATATTACCTGGGAGAATAATATTAGCATCGTATAAAGAATCTCCATCTGGATTAAACTGCGCATGTTCTCCTGAAGCTGCATCATCTATGGATGTTCTTGTAGATTCATCATGTAACTCTACTTCCTCGGGAGAAGGTTCTATCTGAACTACTGTAGATTCATCATGTAGCCCTACTTCTTCAGGTTTAGGTTGAATTTTTGTTATAGTAGATTCATCGTGTAATTCAACTTCCTCTGGACTTGGTTGAATTTTGGTGATAGTAGACTCATCATGTAATTCAACTTCCTCAGGTCTGGGTTGAATCCTTGTAACAGTTGAATCATCGTGTAGCTCTGGATAGGTGGGTCCTGGTTGAATCTTCGTAATTGTTGAATCATCATTTAATCTAGGGGTTGGAATTTTACCAACGATTTGCTCAGATTTGTCTGATAATTCTGGTTCCGGTATTTTTCCTAAGATAGGAGTTATAGTAGAATCATCATGAATCTCTGGCTCTTCAGGACTAGGCTTTATTTTTGTTACTGTAGACTCATCATGTAACTCTACTTCTTCTGGACTAGGTTCAATCCTTGTAATAGTAGAATCATCATGTAATTCAACCTCCTCCGGACTTGGCTTAACTCTTGTGATAGTTGAATCGTCGTGAAGTTTAACTTCTTCAGGTTTAGGTTGAATTTTTGTAATAGTTGATTCATCATGAAGCTTAGGATCCTCTCTCTTTCCTAGTAGTGGATCTACGTAGTCTTCTAGTGTAGAATCTCCATCATTATCCCCACCAGGTCGTGCAATATTTGCATCATAAAGAGTATCTCTATTAGGATCGAATTGCTCGTGTTCCTGTAGTACGACATCTTTAGGGAGAGCCTCGCTAACGTCACTTAAACTAGCTTCGTCTTTTACAATTAGATCCTCTCTATGATCTTCTAGGTGAGGTGGCTCTACGCTTGGATGTAGTGTTTCTACGTAATCTCCTAACTTGTCCAGATTACTATTGCTATCTTCCAGTATTTCTTTTTTCTTTGGCAGGTCTATGGGTTTATCAGTATTACCCAGGTCTTCTCTAGTAGAAGAAAGCTCTATATCTTGTTCTGTATCCTGTAGCCTTGACTTATAATTATCTAGCTTAGTTTCTGTATTGTCCTCTAATAATACCTTTTCATTTTCAAGTTCTGCTTCTCTGATAGCATTCTCTAAAATTTCTAGTCTCTTTTCGAGAAAAGGTTTATCAGTTACTTCTATTGTTTCTATATGATCACTTAAGGAGGTTTCTTGGCTTACATCATCTAATGAAATTTTATCTCCAGGTAATTCTTCAATAGTATCCTTAGCACCTAATACTTCTTTATATCCAGGGAGGGTAGAAACTTCAGGATGATCTCCCTTTTGTAAGGATTCAACTTTATCGGGTAGCTCATCTATATGCCTCATTGTTCTACCATCTGCTCTACCATAAAGTTCTAGGTTATCTCGAATTAAATAAGTATTGTCCTCAAGATCTTTTTTTACCTTTCGAAGATATTTACTTAGAGCTTTTATTTCCTCAGGTCTTGTAAATTCTTCACAACTCCCTGGGATCATATTATCTCTCTTAACCTCTTTATCCATTTTACATATCCAATGTTTCAATGATACTCATAAGAGTATATTCAAATAACGATGATGCAGCTTCACTAAAACTTTGTTTTAGAGAAATTTTGAATCTATAAGTTCTCCCATCTCTGGTATACTGAAGTTCATCGCCAACTTCCAAAGATCCATCGTTTGTCCAAGCATCTAAGGAATCTCGGTTTCTATTCCATACATCCTTCATATCACCAGTATTAACTACAAGTACTGTATCAAATTGCTCGTAGTCATTTTCTAAGGTACTATCAGAGGAGTATGAACCCCCAAATACACTCTTCCACTTAGAATTATCTTTTGGTCTGAGGACAATGAATTTAGTGCCATTGAGGGCTAACTGAACTTTTATTTGTTTTAAACCTATTTGATATAAAGATTGGGCTTTATCAAATAGTCTGGAGGTCATACTTTCTGCTGACATATTATTATTGATCTAATAAAGTACAAAATCCTAGTTCCTCGATTATGTACTTAATAACATTATAAAGTTGACTAAGTGTTAGTGTTCCTCCGATTAGAGTCATTATATACATATTCCTATCTAAAACAGTCTTTGTTCTGAGAAATTTAGCATTTCGCCTAATTTCATCGTCAATCTCATACTGAGCATAGTCTAAGTCGGTAGGTATATATATTCTAATATCCTTTAGATCTGTTGTAACACTAATTACATCTTTAGGGATTCTATCACTAACTTCAAAATCCTCTAATCTATTTTTTTCTAATTTATCTACTAATTTTTCTATCATGTTACTTGAAAAGAATTTTTTCTTAAATGCAGGGTTATCAAATATATTTGGTTTAGTATCACATTCCACAGACATTACTTTATTTAAGAGCATTTCGAATTCACTTAGACTCTTTACTACATAAGTGTATACATTTACTCCACCAATCTTAGATTTATTTATTTTTTCTGGGAAAATTTTCCAAACTTTCTTATCAAGCTCTTTCTCCAATTCTTTAACCGCAGTTATAATAAAGATTCCCGAATTTAGAGACATATTTAATTTTGTGGCCTCATTACCAGTAGTGTAGCTAAACCCATCTACGTAGTGAAGTTTCTTTAGTTCACTCTCTAAAAATACATTGTTTAGGTCGGTAACTCTTTGACCTGAGCTTCCTGTAATTTTATTAACCTCATTTTTCCCCAAATGCTTAATGCCTTCTAATATTGCACTTAATATTGCAGTGGATGTATCTGTTCTAAGTTTGTTAGTGAAATTGATACCTGATAATACACCTTTAGTTAAGATTTTTATCAAATCATATTTATTAAGAGAACTTACCGAATAGGTTCTCTCTTCTTCATTGAAATTTTCGGCACTCTCCGATAACCTAAGACTAACTATTGCATTGTTATCTAAGAGATTTATCTTACTTTTAATAAAATCACTTAACTCTATGATAAAATTACTAATTACCTGGTAATTGGTAAATATAATATCTACCGCATAAGAATATACCCTTTGGTTGATAAGCTTAGCGGAATATTTCATTGCAAAATATTTCTTACAATATTCATCTAGTATCTTAGATACACCGTTCAGCTCATCCTTTGTCATGCCAAAAGTATACATAGTGATTTTATTATCATAAATCGCAAAGTTTATCTTATAGTCACAAACATTTCTATCGTTATAGCTAAACTTATCCCTAATATTACCTCTGTTGGTAATATTATCTCCTACAGTAAAGCCTGAGATTTGATAAACGCCAAACTGTCTACGAATATTTCTGTCAACCTCCTGGTACTTAATCTTGGTCATTGGCTTATGTATGTAGTTTAGTAATAGTTTAGCTGCTATACCACTGAGAGTTCCTACCTTAGATCCTGTTATTGCACCGTCAATAATACTTGAATCTTCTATAAATTTTCCGGCAATACCACCAGTAATTGCTCCAATAGTAGACCCTTTTCCTATCAATTCAAGGGTTCCCGGGATTTTTGTCAAATCTTTCGGTCCAGAGTAATATCCCTCAGGTATAGTAAACTCTTTTTTCTTAAATTTTATCATACGTATTATTACGTTTATTATTTAAACTTTCTCTTCAAGTTGTCAACCACTTCTGTTGCATTAGGCATTCTTCTAAGATTTCTGCTAAAGTTAGATCTATCATATGCTCTCGCAATTCTTTCTGTATATCTACCATACGGTTTAATGAGCTTCTTAGCTGCCACATCAATAGCAACTGAAGGAGTACCTATTGGAATACCTAAAAATATGGGATTGGCAAGAGGAAGAGTAACACTACCTACTTGTCCTGCAGCTGCAATCGGACTCTTAGCCGCGAAACTTATGCCATCATCAAGTACTGCCCCTGGACGTTCTTTAATCGCATTAGTAGCATCCTTTACGGCATTTTTTACTCTAACCGTCTCCCTATTAATTTGAAAATTAGACTTGGGCTTAAAATTAGCTTCTGCTGATACAGGAATATTCTTACCTGTAATAGCTTTTTTTATGGTATTACCAGCCTTTAGACCTGCATTATCAACTGCAGTCATCACATTATTTCCTGCTCGCTTGATTGATCTTACGGCTTTCAATAACCTCGAAGCATATTCTTTTTGTCTGAGTATAATCATATACTAGTTATATAATAGTTCGCCATACCATCCAGATTGTAATGCATATTGGTCACACCTACTTCGAAGCTCTTGATAAGCTGAATCAACATTACCCATAACATCAACTGATACATTGTTGAGTGAAATAGATGCCTTCAATTGACGAATGTAGTCTAAGAGATGAACCATACAGAGATCCATGAAGTAGTTACCTCTTGCACCTCCAGTCTCTACATCCATCCAATATACAGCAGAAGTTTCCGATGCTGAATTAAACTTCTTATCTTCCGTCCAATCTGGAGTTATTGGTCTGCTACAAATACCTTTCATTATAATACCACTACCCCCCAATCCTTGCAATAAGCCTAAGTCACCTACAAAAACATAAGGTTTTCTATATTCAGTAAAGTAAGTATAAGCACCTGGTTGAGGAATACTAGTACCTCCTATATAGGAGGAGAAATTAGTTGTTACAGAATTATCTCCTACTCTCCAACATGGCATTGATACTGGAACTAGGATAATCCTATATTCCGGAATCATGCACTTTAAGTATAGAGTAAAATTACTTTTTACTTCTAGGAAGCCATTGGGAGCAGTACAACTTAACATCTGTTCTCTAGACATTGGCATTTCAAGGATAAGTGGATTAGTTAGTTCGAATTCCCTTAGAGCTTTTTTGATAATCTCTAGGAGAATCTCATCCGCTGTCAATGAAGCACTAAGCGATAGAACATCATCCAATGAATCCTCTAAGGAGATTAAGGCAGATCTCATGAACATCTTCTTTTTGAGATCTACTAATAATGTCTTATCCATATATTGAATAAAAATTGAGTAATACCCCACCATCAAAATGAGGTATTACCCATTAAATTATAATTACATAATGCCGTCGAATTCCATACCAACGTCGAATGCGTTGTTATAAACTTCAATATACTTAGCAGCTCTCTGATAACGAACTTCCACTAAAACGTTCACTCGATTTGCACGAGCATCTTCTGGGGTATTGTTAGACTCATCAATTGTAATTCTATAACCATCAATTGTATAAGTCATGCCTAGAATAGTAGTCTTAAACCAGTAGTCGATTACATTATACATGTCATTCCAAAGGACAGCACCAATTCTTCTACCAATAAACTGACGGAGAAGTACTGGCATAGCCTTGCTAATACGAATCATCAAGCGGCTATTAGCCTCATCAGACATAATGTTGTTTTCAGTCTGCTTTGTATAGTTGTCGTTCCAGTCCCAAGCTTGAGTCTGAACATCCCAAAGAACAGTATTGATCTTCTTAGAAAGAAGTAGCTGACGGGTCTTCTTATTGAATTCAGCTACAGGCTTCTGATATTGTGCGATACCATTAGTCTGACCAAGAACTGGAGCAAACTCTCTACCAAGACGTCTGTTTCTACCTACGGTTTCCCAGTAAAGAACACTAGGTGAGCAGTAGAACTTCCAACCCATTGTGCCAGTATCCACGTCCCAAGGTGCACTTGCATACAGCTTATAGAAATCCTGACTAATACGTAAGATAGAATTAGCGATAGCTAAGTAATTTGTGCTATTAACTGTTGAAATTGGATAGAAGAAGTTATCGTTAATAGCCATATTAGCCATGTAAGACTGAACCATTGGCTCTGTACAACCGAGGTCAGTGAGTCCCTCTACGGTATAAACTTCGTTAAGAGGAATCTGATCTAATGCCTTGAGTATATCAGAGTTGGATACATCTAGAAGAGATGTGTTATCGGGATCTAGCTTTAAATCGTAATAGTACTCCTGAGTAGAACCTGCTGAGCCATAATAATCTAATCCAAGATCACTAAGTTTATCAGGCAAAGTTATCTGTACCATCTTAAGGGAATTATTTATATCAACTAATTCCATATCACCTAAGCTCAGTACAGTACCTAGGTTAAAATACAAGGATTCTCCACTAACACTTGGATCAAAAACGGCAATTTCGTAAAAATCTCTCTTTACGTTTAAAGCCGAAAGAGAATTAGGTAATACTACTGTATATGGAGAATTTCCGCCCCTACTAGAATCTGGTTTAGTTAACTGTTTAGTAGCTACAGCATCATGATTAAAACGTCTAATTCTAACTTCTAGCTTAGTAGCTGAATTATACACGTTAGTTACATAGCCTTTATCAAGAGTACTCTTCTGATCAAAACCTGAATGATTTGCATCATTTAGTGCAATAACTGGCTGTGACTCATTACCTGATGTCCAAGTAGATTGACCAACTATTATGTTCATGAGTCCATATTCAGCATTGCTTTCTTCAGTAGTTGAGCCGGTAAGGTCGAGTGCATCTAGGATACGACTACCTAAGTAAAGTTCCTTAAATACTACTGCTTTTACAGTATTTTTCTCCTTGTCACCGTTTCGAAGTGCATCTTCTGATATTTTAGTTGTACTTGGGGTTTGGGGTGTTCCGTCATCCTGATTAATATTGTCGTGAAATTCATAATTAGGACTAAAGAATACACTAGTATCATTGAGATATTCAACTAGGTCAAACAAATTATCTACGTAATAATCATATTTAACTCCATCTTCAGTTACTAGGTTACCTACTATACCGATATTTCTTAGTTTAATAGCCCAACCTAATTTCTTCCAGTCTGCACTATCTTCATCGCTATCATAACAAATCTTTAATCCGTCACCTACGTTTATCTTCTTTAATACTTGCCCATCACGTACTATATAATCGTCGTTAGGGTAAGCGCTCGTCTTAGCGTAATAAAGATCCTTTGCTTTTGTTGCACGCACTGCCAAGAGAGTATTAGAACCAGCCAAACGATATGCATTAAGCCACATAGTAGATCCTAGATGAGGATCACCACCTGTCGTAGCGTTTGTATAGAAATCATCGAGACTAGAAATATAATCTTCTGTAATATCCTGAGAAGAATAAGTCTCTAAGAATTCCTTCTGACTAGTAATAAGTGTAGGTAGAGATGGTCCTGCATCGGAAATAAATGCACACCCGATGATTAAATCTTCACCTGCTACTGGGTTAAGTGCTGCAACCTTAATTTTCTCATGAACTCTAATATAGGGTTCAAGAGTTTCTTTCCACTGTGCCATATTTATGTTTTAAATAGTTTTTAACATGTTTTTTGTTATCCTTTATCCTACTTCAACTAGGTAAACTGGATAACCCGCTTTAATAAATCCATCTACTATATCTGTTACTAAGTCTACATTTGAGCCGGACTTAGAGATAGTAGAGATCGTAATGTCATTATATTTATCAGTTGTTCTACTATATCTTATCTGAGGTTTTCCTGGCAAACTCCTAAGAATCTTATCTGCATCCTTAGAGAGCTTACTATCATTCACCATATTTACTAGGAGGGAAATATTAGCTGCATCTCTTGTAATAACCAGACAAACTTTTGTTCTCAGTCTGTTTGCAGTTTCAGGATCTCTCGTATAGTCAATACCCTCTCTATATCCAATAGTTCCTAATTTTCCCATTACGTTCTTAAGAAGTCTATTGTCAGTGCCATGTTGGGAAATTTTTTCACTAATAGTCTTAACGGTACCTACGATAGCTCCTAGGGCGGCTCCGATCAATGTACCTGCAGCGGCTATTAAGAGCTTCTGGTTAGTAGTTTGCTCAAATGCACCTGCTTTACTAGCTTCTCGAGTTTTTTGTTTTTGGCTATTATATGCCTTAGAAATCCAATTATTCCCCTTTAATGTGGGAGCTAGATTTAAAGCACCGGCAAATGTTCCTGCAGTAGCTCCATATCCTGCTCCCTTGAGAGTATCTGATAAAATATAATTACTAAATTCTTTTCGCTTAAATTTTATCATAAAAATCTTAGTAAGGGAAATTAATTTCCCTGATTATTTTATGAATTTGGTCCAGCAGGCTCTGCTTCTTCTTCATCAGAAACTGAAGACACTACCTCACCTGTAGTCTCATCCCAAATACCTGCATGAATAGGCTCACCTACCAAGTCCTTGTTTACAGGTACTACGTAATCAAGCTCAACTTTCTGAGCGGTTCTTGTAGTGAACGTAGAATTTTCATTCTTCAATACATCATCTGCAGACGAAAGAAAATCATTAACTACAACTTCAACTTCGTTATCGTTCATTATTTTTCTTTATATTTTCGAAGAGATTAGCCAATACACTTTCACTCTTCTTACGATTATTTTTATTATCCTTTTCTACAAGACTATTTTTTACAGTCTTATCAACTTTGTTCAATGAGTTTGTTAATTTACTCATCGCTTCCAATTGCTTATTCTGTAATTCGATATTCTTGTTTTGCTTTTTTGTATTTATTACTAGCCCAGCACTAGATATACCTAGTGCTGGTACTGAGATTGCTGCCGGATGTTCATTTATATAATCAAACGCTTTTCTCGGCAATTTAATACGAGTAGCCATCACGTTGGGTCATTCCTACTTTCCAATCTTTTCTTTCACGTCTTAGTGCTTGACGCTGTGCATATGCAAGACGTTGGTTGTAGAATCGATTCTCATTATTCTTCTTTCTATTCTTTAACCAAGAAGCTGTAGCACCAATGCCTGCACCAATAGCTGCACCTGCTAGACCAGCTCTCCTTGCGCCGACTTTATAACCAAGAGCTTTTGCAGCCAAAGCGCCGCCTGCACTAATGCCTGCACCAATACTAGCACCAGCTACGCCAGAGCGAATCATCGATCCAGCTGAAGTTGTATCTCTTTTCTTTTCAGCCAGAATATCAGAATCCTTCATGGCCTTTAGGTGGTCTGTTTCGTCCCACTTAGTAAACTGTTTAGTTCTAAGAATAATCATAGTTAAATTATTATTATTGTTGTAATTGTTGTTTTGCCGCATTCTCCTTTGCGTCTTTATATTTATATGCGGATGGATCTATTTTTCTGCCAACAGCTTCTCCAGCTTTAGTGGCTCCATCCCAAGTAAGTGAAGCAGCTCCTACCAGAGGTACTGCGGTAACTAGGTTAGCTCTAGCTGGGTGCTCTTTAATCCAATCTCCAACTTTCCCTAAGGTTCCGCCCTCTGCTCTAAGACTTTCTCCAAATTTCTGAACATTCTTTGTTCCACCTAATCCAAAAGATGCAAAATTAGAAACAGTTCCAGAAATATTAGTTTTCCAATCTTTGAAATAGTTGCGTGTGCCTGTTTTCCAACCACTAAGAGTATTTCGTGCGCTCGTTCCTATATTTTTAAACAAACCCGCAGGATTGAGTGCAAAGAATAGTTTCTGTTTAGCTCTATTTTTTGGTCTAGGAACTACTACAGAGTATGTAGTTGTTTGTGGAACTTGTTGTGGATTATTAGTTGCAGCTAATTGATCTTTTAACATTTTCTTATCAGCTTGATAACCCATAATATCCATTCCACCACCTAAAGCTAATGTTGTGCCTACACTGAAGAGTGGTCCACCTATTCGTTTTCCTAGAGATTTTTTAGCTACTTCTGTGGCTTGGTCAGAGTAATTTTTAGTAGATATCAAATTTCCGTCTTGGTCATAGTCTAGTCCATTCTTCTTCATATCGTGACTAATGTACTTATTAGCCAAATAGCCTGCACCAGCCATTCCAAGTCCCATTTTTATATTACTAGCTGCTCCAGAACCGAACGCAGCTTTACTTGCTCGACCAAGACCCATTAGCGTAGAACCTATAGAATAGGTTACTTGTTTTATTCTACCAAATTCTGCAGCTGCTTTTGGATTTTTCATAGCTAATTTTTCAATTTGTTTGTTTTGCTGTTTAATTAACTCATTTTGCTTTTCCATCTGTGCAGCACTCTGTTCAGCTTGTTCTTTGGCCTCTTTTCCCTGTGCACTTGCTTGCATCATAGGAAGAGCAGTCATAGCTGCCATCCCTGCAAACTGCAAAAAGAAGTTTTTTTGTTTAAACCTAATCATTGCGCCACTATTAGTTTATCAGGTTTGCAATTCATTAGCGGCGCCCTTAAGACCCTTACCAAGTCCTCTAGTAGCAGCTGCACCAATACCAGCTCCGACTAACCAGCCAAGTGGTCCAGCTAGCGCTGATCCAAGGACTCCAGTAGATGCAAGGCCGCTTGTTATTGCTCCTCCAATAAAGTGACCTCCAGCCAAACCACCAGCCACTGCAGCTGGAGTAGAGTCAAGAGCTTTACCAGTACCTCCTACTATTCCACCAATAGTATTTCCTGCAGCTTCAGCAATTCCATAGGTTTTCCTTTTTAGTCTGTATGTCGCCATAATATTAATCTCTTAAATCTTTTTGTCTTAGTCCTCTATTTAATTCTGAAGACATTTCTCTCATTTCTCTAGATAAATCACCTACTCTAGCCATTTCTCTATGAGAAGTGTTCATTCTACCAAGCCTATCAAGATCAGTATCATATTTTCTCCCTCTGATAAATCCAGTAGCACCACTTGTATTAAGTATATTAGTTCCAGAGAAATTTCTATTCCGTAGTAAAATCATTTATGCATTTAATAAATAGATATTGTAATTTATCCCAAATGGTAAAATATTAAGAGCGTCAATGGCATCCGAAATTGATTCAAATTCAAGAACTAAAGTTCTTGCTTTCTTATCATACTTAATTGCTTCTCCGAGAAGTTTGTGAACGTAATAAACAATATCAACATATGGGTTAATTTCTGCAGATAAAATTTTAGCACCAGCATCATTATTGTTGTTATTGTTACCTTTCTTATTCTTATCATCAAACAACCTCTGTTCTAAACCATACATCACAGAATCTGTCTCAGATTTCCGTTTCTCCTCGAATTTAACTCGACCTTTTCCATTTCTAGAGTTATCTGTCTTAGTATCCTTTGGATCCACGAAAAGATCTTGAGTTTCTTGAGATTTCGAAGGAACTTCATCCACCCATTTATTCCAATTACCTCTATTTTGAATAGATGGACTAATTCTTACCTTAGCATTCGCCAATCTATTATCATAATATTTTCCAGGTAATCTTACTTCGTCTGGTAATTTAGCTCTTGCGCCTATTTTTAAGTACATCCTATATTTATCTTTATTAAAAAAGGAAGTACTTATTACGAAACGCTCAATAACTACATTATTTCCCCTAAGAATAGCAGGAAGTTCGTTCATAGTGATAATAGGAAATCTTCTTCTGTCACCATTGAGTCGCTTCATTATTTCTACGTAAAGACTTCTCATTGCATCATACTCTGAGAAGATCTTTTGTCTAAACTTTATCATCCTTTACAATAGACAAATTGTATTTAATACCTAGAATTTCAATCACATCTAAGACTATTCCTAGGTGATTTGTTTCTACGGTAACCGTTCTTTTATTTCTATCTTCATCTACGATTCTCATTCTACAATAATTAGGATCACTTAAGAGTTTTTTCGTATAATTGTAAAACTCCTTATCTTTAACAGTAATCTGATAAAATCCTTTCTCTGTTTTGACGAAAGACATGAGAACCATAGATTTAGCATTTACTTTACTAGCAGCTTCTGCCTCTTTTTGGGAAATAACATTAAAATCTATTTTTTCAGACTCTAAGTGCTTAATGGCTTCTGGAACCATATCGGTCTCTAATGCTTTCCTCTTAAATGTAATCATATCTTATTTGATCTATTTTTCAGTAGCTTCTATTCTTGTTAAGATATCTTTTAGAAACTCATGCCTTGTATCTAATACCTCGTAGAAGTATAATTCACATCTAAATTGACACTGTAAAGCAAAGTTAGAATTATCGTCTGGTTGGTAAATATGATTAAAATCTTCTGTTATCTGTCCCCACTTAACCGCAGCAGACCACTTATCTCCTGCGCTATCCATAGTTCTAAATTCAGTGAAATTTGTTAGTAAGTTTACATTAATAAACTTATTTTTAAAATCATGAAATAGTACCATGTCGGTTGAGTGTAATGAAAATTCAATTGGTAATTTTCTAGGTAATATCTGTCTGATATAATCATTTCTACCCGGATGTTGATATTCTGTTGGAGTTTGATTTAGTTGATAAGTTACATACGAAGTTTTTGACAAAGTCATCTCTTTATTAGTTCTAACTAATTCTATGCCATAATCATCTAAAATCCTACGTATTTCCAATAGAAATTGATCTTGATAATCTATTGCCCTTATTAGGTAATCGTTATATCTACGTCGGAGAGTATATATATTTATATTCTCAGACTCTAACGTAATATCAGTGTCTTTTATTAAGATCTTTGGAAAATTTCTTATCTGATAGTTTTGAATTTTTTGCCCCTCGGGTTTTAAGTATAAGAGATTCCCGGAGTAAAATAAGAAATTTATAAATTCAGGATTTCTATAATCATCCTTTGAAACTACTATAGTAGTATAACCTGTACTTTGAACTACCCTAGACTCACAATCATCTACGATAATCATATTAAATATATGTGAGCCATAGGATATCTTTTTGAGTTTCAGTCCGTTTATTGTAAGATAAGTGTGCTTAATCCTAGATGGAGTACTCATTGACTCCATTTGCTGATCACCTTTTCCAACTATTGGTATGCCTAAGGAATTTGATAAGGATTTCGCTGTATTCCCCGGAGAATAGGTAATCTTCAAAGTAGAGGTAACTGGGTCCTCCATCATAGAATTAATAGCTCCCTCTTTTACTTGAAAATATTTACAGTCAGTTACTAAGCGAAGCCCTTTATAAATAATTTCGTTAGGCATAGTTTATGATTAATCCGAATATTTATTTATTAACTAGCTGGTGGAGGGGTAACATTGCCAAATAATGTACTGTTTTTAGCAAGATTTTTTTCTTGATTCGAGACTAGATTTTTAAACGCATCACTATCTGTCTTTACATTTCTAAATCCATCTTGTCCAGCCTTTATTTGATTCTTAACGAATCCCTGTGAATACCTTGTTCTGGCGCTATTAACCATTCCTTGACTACCTAACATATGTCCACCACGTGCCCATAGTCTATTAGTAGACATCTGAAGACCAGAACCTAACATTCCTCGTCTAGCTCCAGCAAATAATCCTGCAGTAGTAGCAGCACCTATAAGAAGCTTAGTACCAGTTCCCATACCCTTTTTTTCCTGATTAGGATTGTTGGGATTATCACTGAAGTATTTCTGTCTTTTTATTCTAATTATCATATTATCACCAATTATCTAATCCATCACTGCTTCCCATACCACCAGAAAGTGCATTACATGCTCCAAAACCGGTTGCACCAAGAACAGCACCTCCCGCAAGAGCTGTGCCTCCTGCAATGGCTCCAGTTTTAGCTATTGCACCTCCTACTGCTTTTGCACCAGACTTCCAAGCCATAGCGTTATACTTATTAGCCAATGCTCCACCTTTACTTGCATGGCTCATTGCGCTTTTCATCATATTCCAATTAGCCCCTACATTGAATATGCCAAACTGTTTTCTTTTTAATTTTATTATTGCAGACATATAAGGTGAATTAAAAGTGGAGAGGAAAACTTTCAGCATTAACCAAAAGAATTCCTCTCCTTTATATTATATTAATCCTATATAATACTTAAGGGAAATTAATTCCTAGGATTAGAAACCAACCTTGAATGTAACCTTCTGAACAAGTTCAGGAGCCATTACTCGAACACCTTCCTGGTAGTAGATACCAGCAGCCATCTGAGTAGGGTTGTTGTAGTTACCAATAGTTGGAGTGTCAGTCAAAGGCATATAGATACCACGTGCGAGTGGAGCCATCTGACCATCAGCAGTCTTGTGAATAGCGTAGAATGTACCTTCGCCATCTTCCTCTGCAATATCTGTACTTCGTAGTACTGGAATACCATTGTACCAGCCAAGGAGGTCATTGATATAAGACATCTTAGTGTTAGATTCCCACTTACCGATGATACCACCCTTCTGGAACTGGTTACTTGCACGATTACCTGCAACATAAGCAGTGGTCTTAACGCCCTTAACTGCCTTTGTAGCGAGTGCAGACTCAACGTTGATCAAGAAAGAGTCAAAGAGGTCTACACGAGAACGATAATCGTAGAAATTCTGAGCAAGACCAGAAGTAGGACCATTAGAAAGATCAAGATCATCAATAGTGTTACCAGTATAACCATTCTCAAGAGTAGTTACTAGCTTATAGTTGATAGTCTTAGTATAGATTTCACGAAGCTTAGTGAACAAGAACGTAGCCATATCAGAGCCAGTTGCCTTCTTGAGTGCGCCGAGAGCTGCAATGTTATATTCAGCTACGAGCATATCAGGAACTGTGCTAAGACCGAGCTGCTGCATCTTAGCGATGAAACGCTTGTCATTTGCGTGAGTACTTGCAGTACCAGTTGTGCAGCTAGGAGTACCAGTTACATCTTCCTTACCTACGACCTTAACAGATTTTACTGCTGGGTTTGCAAGCTTAAAGGTAATATTACCACTGAGATAGTTGATTGTAGCGTCTGTTGCAGCATCAAGTACGCCTGGAACAGCCATGAAGTGACCCTGACCGTCATCTACGAGTTCAGACTTAGTATCATCATTGTTAACGATCTTAACTCGTACTGTACCTGGGATCAACTTACGACCAACGATTGGAGCATAGCTACCGCTATTTTCGATCTGATTGTCAAGCTCAAAGTAACCCATAGTCTGAATATCCTGATAGTTATCTGGACCAAGGTTAGGAATAACTGGACGAAGGTCTGTTACACCAAGGACATCGAACCAATAGAACAAGCCATTAGGCTGGTCGAAGTCACGTTCAATACTCATGTAACCTGCAAAAGAGCTTACATAAGAAGCAACAGATGCATTAAAATACTGAGTGCTAAGAAGTGGAGTCTCTGCATAGCCAGAGAAAGTCTTCTGAAGGAGGTTAGAATTACGGCCCATACCGAGAGTATCCAACATCTCCGCATTACGAGAGAACATCTTTGCATATTCTCTACCACGAATTGCAGCATCTTCTGCAGATACTGAACTATTTCTAAGAGCAACCTGCATGTCAGGATTACTCATGAGATACGAAAAATCAGTCATATTATTATATTAATTATTTTAATAGTTATTATTTATTAGCTAGCCAAGAGATTAAGGTATCATTCTCACTGAATGTTCTTTGATCATCATCGTCATCGCAGTACTCGAAATCAGAGAACTGAGCTTCCTGAATCTGTGGTTCTGCATTTGGAGCAGGAGCAGCCTTAGCTTCCATAATCTGAGCAGCACCTTCTTCTACTGCAGCCTTAATACTCTGGATTGCAGCAAGAGCCTTATCCTCAATATTTTCTACTGTTGGAGCAGGAGCACCTTCTTCAACTGGAACTGCATTAGGATCTACTGGATTACCGTTTTGGTCTACAACTACTTGTTCTGCTGGAGCTGGAGCAGGAGCAACTGGCTGAGCAGCTACTACTTGCTGTGGCTGTGCTTGCTGAATACCTGCATCTGCAAAGAATCTAGCGAGAAGCTCGTTGTTCTCAGAGAACTTCTTTTCATCCTCTTCTTCCTTAGTATTCTCTACCTTAAGGTCTTCAGTGAGCTCATCAGCTTCCTCTTCAGAAATAGGCTCTACATCAATGTCATCATCACTAAGAGTTGCCTTAGTAAATTCACCAGTTTCCTTATCCTCTACTACCGCAGTCTTAGAATCAACTGGGGTGATTACCTCACCGTCGTTTTCTACTTGCTGACCATCTTCGATAGCATCCTCGATAAGTTTTTCATCTGCTTCACCTGTAAAGAGTCTTTCCATGTAATCAGTGAAGTCTTCATCCTCTGAGAAGAATCTAGTCTCTGTATCATCTGTGTAAACATCAGAGAACTCACCCTGTTCAGGTTCAACTTCCTCTTCATCGTCTACTACTAGATCACCAGTAAGCTCATCAGCTTCATCTTCAGAGATTGGATGAACATTAATTTGATCATCATTGAGAATTGTTACCTTAGAGAATTCGCCATTACCCTTATCTTCTACTACAGCAGTCTTTCTGTTCACTGGAGTAATAATTTCCTCCTCATTTTCTACCTGCTGACCACCTTCGATAGCATCTTCGATGACGTCTTGATCAGATTCACCCGTAAAGAGTCTTTCCATATAGTCTGTAAACTCTTCATCTCCAGAGAAGAATCTAGTTTCTGTATCATCTGTATAGACATCAGAGTATTCCTTTTCGTCTTCCTCGTCGTCATCCTCCTCATCATCGTCTACCTCATCTTCTACCTTGATGTCCTTAATCATATCTTCTGCCTCATCCTTGTCAATTGGATGAACATCGATAGTACCGTCGTCAAGAACAGCCTTAGTAAACTCACCAGTTTCCTTATCCTCTACTACTGCAGTAGTAGCACTAACTGGTGTGATGATTTCAGTTTCATTCTCGATTTCCTCACCATTTTCAATAGCATCTTCAATGTGCTCTTGATCAGACTCGTCAGAGAAGAGTCTTTCCATGTAATCAGTGAAGTCTTCATATTCGGAGAAGAACTTAGTTTCATACTCATCTGTATAAACATCAGAGAAATCTCTCTCGTCGTCATCTTCGTCATCGTCGTATGCCTCATATTCCATAATATCAGAATCACCAAGAATAGCCTGTGCCTCTTCTGGATCGATATTTTCAAGAATCATATCTTCACCATTCAAAGTAGCCTTAGTAAATTCATCACCATCCTGGATAATTGCATTAGTGGCATCTACTGGGATAACGATTGCGCCATCCATATCGGTCTCTTGACCAGACTTAATTGCGTCTTCTACAGTGTCCTGAGTATCTGCTACACCAAGAGCTTCCTCGGAGAACATACGACTCATCAAAACACTGTCATCTGTTCTATATGATGTAGTATAAACAACTGAACCTACAGCTTCACTATACTCCTTCTGTAGTTCTGGTTCATCTACATCGCCTGCAGCTGGATTAGCACCAAGACTATTAAGAAGATTAATAGCGTATTCACGAGCCTCGTCCTGATTATCAAAAATCTGAACTGCTTCTACACCATCCTCTTCAAGCTGTGCCTTTAATTCCTCTGCACTTTCCTGACCATACTCTTGTGCATCTACAATGATATGGTCATAAGGCTGAACGCCAATAACAAACAATGGCATGAACTGCTCATCGTTGCTAAAACTCTTACTGTTAAGTTCTGTAACTTCCATTTCGTCTCCTTCTAGTTTAACTTTAACCTGATCACCAGTTGACTCGCTGGTAACGATAACCGCATTATCTTCATCAGCCAACTTCTCTACTTTCAGGTCACCTACCTTAGAAGTTTCCTCAGATTCGATAACTTCACTGAAAAGATAGTCTACGAATTCTTGTGGCATGGAGAAAATCTTCTGCCAAGCATCATTGTCGGAAGTTACTGAAAACTCTCTACCCTCTTCTCCACATACGCAAGGACTCTGACCACAGGCAGGACAAGCATCCTGATGCTCATCATCTACTTCGGTCACACTTCTTTCGTGTCCGGCGTCTGGATTTAAACCTCCATCTGGAAGATTTGGAGAGATAACAGAACGTCCATCAAGGTGAGTCTTAACATACTCATCTGGAGCACCAACCTGATTACCTGGAGTAACTCCATCAGAAGACGGGTGAACATACTTTTCCAGTTGTTCATCCGGAACAGCGATGAGGTCATAGGTATCAGCTTCGTCAGCACTCTTTTGAGCAATAGTTACTTCACCATTAGCCTTATCGGTAATAGCAACATCATTGCCATTTCCGGTTCTTTCATATTTCACTTCATCGGTATCAACAACATTACCTGCCTGAGCAGACTTAATGTCACTATCTACCTGCTTTGCTAGTTCTTCATCAGTATTGGAGAACATAGCTTCCATAAAACGAGTATTTTTCATATTTTAGTTTTTAATACTATTACTCTGAATTGTTACTTGAGTACCGTCTAATCGAACAACACCCTCTTTTATAAGAATATCTAAAATATTCTCTGGGGCATCTGGATAACGGTCATGTAGGATCGATAGAAATTGATCTACGCCAAAACTTTGATTATTATATTCTAGTTCAAGATCTGGAATAATGCCAGAATCTTCTACCCATGAATCCTCGCAGAACATATGACTCTCAAGTGGTAGCCCATGAGCCTTCCTGATAACCATAATTCCTTTCTCTGGTAGTCTATGATCTTCCTCTAGATGATCAATCACACTACCCCTATCAATCTTTCCACTAACTATATCAGGGTCAAGCTCTAATGTTTTAGTTACTGATATAATCAATTTAGAGAATGTCTTCTCTGCTTCATAGCTGATAGGATCAATAATTACATAATCACCTTCAACTGTAGCAAATCCTTTCTCTATTAAGCCCTCTGCCTGTGTTTCGGAAAATCTTTTTTCAAAAGTAGACTTTGGAATAGTTTTTCCACTGAATTCCCTAAGACTCTTTTGATACTCTGCATCACCAAAAATAGGCTTTCTATACTCCTCTGGCTTAATATTCTCTTCTTTATGCGGATCTCTTTCAGTATCTTGTCTAGGTGATAGGAACTTAATATCGAGGCGAGTACCTCCACAATTAGGGCAAATCGCATGACTTGGATGCTGAGAAGAAGTAATTACTGTACCACAGTCTCTACAAACCAGCTCTCTTAATACCATCCCACCTTCATTTGTTGGAGCATCTCCTGAGAAAATTTTCCTCCTTGGGAAAATAATGCGATCTGGACTAGAGAAAATCTTTAATCTTTTCATTGTTTTCCCTCCTCATTTTTAATTTCTTCTTCCAAACCTTCTGGGATAGGACTCTCGCCGAATACTTCTTCAACCATTGCCTTGGAAAATTCTGTATAAGCAGTCTTGATCTTTTCAAATCTCATTGGGGTAATCTTACCAGTTTTCTGCATCTCCTGAAAAGCCATTCTATAAGGTAGCTGTAATTTTTGAGCTGCCTGTCTAACACCTTTACCTAGAGAAGCTGCACCAATAAGCGTATTAATCTGCTTTCCGGCAATAATTTCTGAAGTAAGACCCGTGAAGATCTGATTGATATCAGATAAGAAGAGCGACTTTAAAATCTTAAGCGTCTCAGGATCGATTTTATCTGCACCCCCCGACTGCTTAACGTACTGCTTATATTCCAAGAATAACCTTCTAAATCTCATTCTTGGAGAAAATTTAGCATATCTTACGCGCTCTTTTATAGTAGCAACTGTAAATTCTTTCTGTACTGCTGGTGAAGAGGAATCTACTGTAATTGTACATACACTAGAAAATTCTTTTGCCTTTAATTCAGTAAATCTACCACCAATCTTTGAAGTTTTTGGCATATCCCCGAAACTGCTTAGGTCTGAGTATACCTTAACCTTAATTTCACCTTCCTTATTAGGCTGAGACTTAATAAAATCACTGTCTCCTTCTACCTCAGAGAAAGTTTTAATAAGGTCATCCTTCATAGGTTGGTCATCATCGTAGACTTCAGTAATACGAGCTAATGGGCCAAAGCTAGGATTAACAGTCCAATCCAGACTCTTAATTGCCTTAATCTTCTTACACTCATCTACTCCATTACCATTTTCAGAAGACCAGAAAGCAAGAACTACTAATGAGCAGGTAAGACGAACACCACTCCGAATAAGAGCTTTTAATCGCTTAATATTTTCTGTTGCAATTTGATCAAACCCATCCTTCTCATCAAAAATATGTACCAATGCACAAAGCCAAGGACCCTGACCTGGAACATCTTCAATGTAAAATTCTTTCACATAGTGTGTAAAAGTAGGAAGATTTTCACCAACACAAAGACCTGCATCATCTCTACCAATTACCTTTTTTACTCCAGGGTTACCAATAGAGCTAGGTAAGAATTCGATCGATCTTCCTCTGTGGGTAAGATAACCCATCGTTAACTTACCGTCAATAGAAAGTCTATAGTCTTCTGAGTTTAAGTACTGTCTAACTACCTCTTCACTTATGTGAGAACCGTCTGATGCGAAAGACTGGGGTCCAACACCACAACATCTCACACGTACTTCCATATATTATTTTTAATTTATTGTTTATTAGTTCCCAAGATTCCATCGAAGGATATCAGCTAATACTGAGTCTTGGGTAGGATTGATATTAGCGACTGCTAGTTTATTTTCTGAGAAGAGATTTAGCACGCTTTATAATCTTTCCTGATTTTGCCAACCCCTTACTTTCAACTTTAGCAGCTGTAGTCACAGGTTTATCAGGAATCGTCCAAAAATGATCGTTAAGTTTTCTTATTACGCCCTTATTTTCTAACCAATCTAAAGTCTTTCTCTTTGCAGTTAACTTTCTATTGACCCAATCGTCAAATCTTTCTGTTTTTCCCAGAGGAATATTAATTGGGTCTACCTGATGCAGTGCGTAAGCATTCTTAATTGCATTTCCTCTATGTCTCTTTATTCCTTCTTCGGACATACCAAGAAGTCTACCCTGATGATCGAGTTCTTTAACTGACTTATTAATATCCGCTCCTGTAAAGTATTCTCCAGAAGTCCTAGACTGAAAGAAGATTTTTTGTCTCAAAACTATCATATCTCTTAATATCGGGGGTTTTTTTTTTCATACCCCCCCCCCCCATTAAGAGAATATGTGTTTTTTTTATTTGATAAAATATCACCTCATTGGAAATATTTTTAATTTAATACTACTAAATTCTTGAAGACTAAAGTTAACGAATACGAACTTTTTTAAGAGCAGATAATCCCTTTTTACTTAAATTTTGACGTTCTTTTGGTGTTAACCATTTATTTTTTAATGCTTGGGCAAAATCTTTATTAGACATACCTGGCACCAGTTGCTGCATTTTATCAAGACCTTTAGTTTTTAACTCTCTTTTTAAATTTTCATATTGAATTGCAGCATTAGCCCTTTTATCATATGAATTTATTAAATCATATGCACCTTGATTAGAGAGTCCTAATGCACGCTTATTATATTTAAATTCATTGAGAAGATCTGCTTGGGCATCCTTAACGAATTTACTACTATACCCTTGTTTTTTTGCAATAGTATTAAGACGCTTCTGTGCTCTTTCACTATTCCTACTAACTACACTTTCAAGTCCACTGTTAGCAACATTTTTCCCTTCAATAAATACATCTATAGGAGAAGCAGATTCACTCATTCGTCTTCGCCAGAACCGGTAGTCCTTAACATTCTTGAATCCCTCCTTTTTTGCTAACTCATGATCACCTATTCCAAACATTTTTTGGAGGTACTGTCTTAATATTATCATATTAAATTGATTATTTACGATTTATAAACTAATTGGTTCCCAGGTTGGATCGAACCATAGAACCTGTAATGTTCACCTGGGAAGTATAATCATTAGTTGTCGTTGCGATGACGATATTTATGAATACCGTAGCCAATACCAGTACCGACAGCTGTAGTACCAAGGGCGATACCAGCAGCACCAAGCTTACGATTACGTGCGAGAGCTTTGGCTGCCTTGTTCAACTCGACTGCTTTCTGCTCAGCAGCTGTCTTAGCAGCACCTGATAGTTTACGAGAATTAACAAGCTTCTCCTCAGCTTCAGCAAGACCCTTCGCATTCTTAAAGTAATCCTTAATATTCTTCAGCTTAGTTTCCAACTTACCTGCCTGACCTTTTGCAGCAATCTTACCTTCAATCTCCTTTAGGCCCATAGATTTATCTACCATTCCGCCTTTTCCACCATTTGCGGAAGAATCCCACTGCATTAGGTTGGTCTTTCCAATAGTCTTATCTGTATAGCGGTCCAAGTAGTTCGAGCGCTCTTGCTGTAACTTCTCAAGAGCCTTCTTTCTGCGCTTCTCTAGGTGTTTTCCGAGCTTCTCACCACCAAAATATAAGCCAGCGCCTGCTCCAGCTGTAGCAGTAGCAGCAGCTGCACCACCAATACCTGCAGCCTGAAGTGAGCTTAGACCTTTCTTACCACCTACAGCTTCTTCGTCTTCTGCTTCTGCATAGAGTCTTTCGATGTAATCCTGTTCATCCATTACTTCAGTAGTGGAATACAATCTCTCTTCTCCGTCTTCGTCAATTGCGGAGAAATATACATTACGCTTAATTAACATAATTCTTATTAGTTTTTAAATTGTTTAGTTTATTGTTTAGTGTATCTCTTACTAAAATAGTAAGAGGTTTATTGTTTATTTAGGTTTCTTAGTCCCTAAGTGTTGGTTTAATGATGGAAATCTCTAATGTTCCATGTATGTCCTGAAGCTACTTTAATAGCAGAATCACCATCTATTAACTTAGATGGGTGATCTACTACTCCATTACGTGCCGATACTTTTTTATTTTTCCAAGGGATTCTACCACCAGTTTTAAGATTTGTAGTATATTTATCAAATCCAGTGTTTTCAAGAGTTCCCTTAAGATTAATTCTTTGATTAACGCCAAGGTCTTTATACTTTCCAGTAGACCAACTCTTGCCCTGATTCTGCCATTTCTGCCAAGCTGCTTCAGTTTCTTTAACGTAACTAGGATTTTTTACAGTTTTAAAGTCCCTCGATATGTATTTTGGTATACCAATACCCAATGGTGAATGTATTTTTCCCGCCAATCCTCTACGTTCAAGCTCTTTTACAACTAATTCCTTAGGAATTGCCCTAGCAAATTCTTTTTGTCTAATAATTATCATATTTTTACTAAAATCGTTTACTTCAACATATTCAGGAATCTAAACCTAGCTCTTTTAGCTTTTTCAAAAATTTGTCTACCCTTATTAGTAACTACAACAAATTTATTCCTAGATAGCTCCTGAATATTACGAAGTTGCTTATTCGTTCTTTCTAGTAGTCTATTATATAAACTCTTTTTAATAAAACTATATTGTTTTTGTCTTAGGACTATCATAATAAACTACTACTTATTTGCAAAATACCCTCTAAGTCCTGCTTGAGCAGATTCTTTACTCTTATACTTAGCATTCCAGAGAGTGCCTTTTTTTCTATTCACTATTCTCCAAGATCCATCCGTATCCTGGTGAATCACTCCTTCCTCATCTAGCATCCACTGTGGAGCTTTCTCCTGTTGAGCAAAGGTTTTATTTCTGATAATAATCATAGCCACAAATTTAAAATATACTCTCTAACATATTCTGAACTATCTGTCCTGATTCAGAGGCAGCACTCCTCGTCATATGTTTAACAATCTCTAATTGTTTATCAATACCACTAGAATAACCACCTTCTTCTCCGGCATCAATTGACATTTTCAGACTATAACATGCAGAACAAAGAGAATCCCAGACGTCCTTAGAACCTACTCCATTATTATCATCAAAAACTGTTGGGTTATAGGTAGCTTTCTTAGGGTGATCTACTTTAAGACCTCTCTTAGTTGATACATATCGTAAGTCATGAATTTCTCTCATTAGTCTTCTGTTGTAGGGAATACTGATGAGCTCTTGCATAATTAAGTTCTTCAAGTAGAGTGCAGGTTCACAAGGAACATTATCTGTACTAATCCTACCATTAGTAACTATTCCTTCTCTCTCACAATCCTGTAGTATTTGTTTAGAAAAAGCTTGGTCAGCAGATACTATGAGGTGATAATTCTTCTTAAGAGACATTATTAAGTCAAAAATGTGATATAAACTTGTCTCTTGCCCTTCTTTTCTAGATACTGCTAAGGCAAATAAACATTTTACCCTAGGTAACCTAACTTTATCGATAACTTCCCAGCTATCAAAGGTTACTGCACTAATTCCTGCGAAGTCACTGTTTGTGGCTAGGTCAAGACCAATCCATATAGAGGTACCAAACTTAATTCCCCTCAAGGCACTACCAATCTTATCTATAAGTCTATCAGTTTTATCATAAAAATCTACACAGATAACCTCTGGTACAAAGTTTTGGCGGCCTTTTGTACAATTAATAAAGTGCTCTAATGTTCTGAAGAAAGAGTCTGATGCTCCCGTCGAAATTCCACACTTATCTTGGAGCATTTTTTCCAAGTTCTGCTTAGCTTCTACATAAAGCTGAAAGGGAATTTTCAGTACTCTCTCTGGGTCTTGGTCTTCTAAGAGTCTATAATCCTCGGGAAGGATCTGTGGGGGATATTTACCATCGCCTATATAAACAGAAAATGTTCTTCCCCTAGACTCTTTATATGCATCTGGTTTTACTGCAAAATGTGTTGGATGACAATTCCACGTTAGGTCTTTAGGTGTATTATCTAGGAACCACTCCGTCACAGAACTATCTCCCTTTGCGGAAGAGTCTATGATAAGATTTCCTACTTTAGTCATAGCACCTCTATCAAAACGGCTAGTAAAACGACCATAAGCTGTTTCTACTATACCTTGAGCTTTTTCCTGATTTGGGAAAAAGTTAACCTCACTGATAATGTAGACGATTACATCACTACCTAGACCAGCAGCTGATAGAGGACCTGAAGTTAAAACGTTAAATTTGAAATTGCCTCTTGTATTTTTGAAAAACGGTGACTTAACTAATACTTCCTGTGTAAACCAATATTTAAACTCTTTTCTAGCAACTTCTTCATCTCTGTGATAAATAACAGCAGAAAAAGGTTTAGGTGTGAGCTTTAATGTTCTACTTGGGTTGGACATACATAACATTCTTGCGTACGTCATGGCCAAGCACAATCTGGAGATCGTAGATTTACCAATACCGATTGCTCCACTAAGTATAAGAAATGGCTTTGCAGTCGTTACTTCATTTGGAAAAATCATAGGTAAACTGTCTTTCCAAAATTGATAAATATTATCACCACCGTCAAAAAAAGCAGAACCCCCTAAGTAATATTCATCAGAGTATAATCTTTGTATACTAGGAGGTATTCTGTTATATCCATTTATTTTGCAGAATATTAATAATTTTTCTTGTTCAGTTAATTTTGAATATTGCTGTTCTAACGAAACTGATGTTAGGTCTACATATGCAGTCGGATCATATTGATTTATAAATGGCTCCATAATGTAGCAAAAATCTATTTGATATACCTTAAGGTATGGGAGGTAAGGATTAAATCCTTCCCCCAAAAAAGACGTCGTAGTTAGATAATACTACTGCTACGGCGACAATTGAACCAATTAGTACATCAAACATATTATTATTATTTAAAAAGTTATCAATGTGGTTTTTTAGTTAATAGCTCTCGCCTAAGTTCTCCAATTAACCACTTTATGCTATCATAAGTAATTGGATTTCTCTGAACAAGAGGCATGTCTTCTTCGAGACTATTTGAGAGTTCATGCCAGACATAATACTTAGAGTCAGAAACATTTTCTCCATTATAATCTGTAGCTCTCACCTTATCAAACTCAATATAAACCCAAGTAATTCCTTGAAAGGAGAGTTTAATAAGTCCATTTGGCCTATCTTTAAACTCAAATTTTAGTTTCGAAGTTTTAAACTTTTTATTGTATTCTTCCCAAAGTGCTTTCCAGTACTTGGATTCTGCAGCACTAATGGAAAACTCCTTTGTTCTGAGTATAATCATTCGTCTTTATTCTTCTTTCTTTTTAGAGATATTAGCTTCTTTATTGGTATCGTAAATCCACTAACTCTCTTTCTAAGCTTCGATGTTGCTTTTTCAACGACCGGGTTTGAATCAGCAGCATAGTTCAGACCAGTATCGGCAACATCTGCTAATTTATATACTAAGTCATCTCCTAATTTTTCAACCCGATCCAAATTTATATTTCGCAGCACAGAGTCTTCGTGTTGCCCCGGGTTACTGTTATGTTTTTTCCGGGCTATAATCATTATTCCTTTTCTTTTAGAGGATTATAGTTAGCTTCTTCTTTCTTTTCTTCTGCTCGAATATTCTCTACCCCAACAGTGAAAAGTTTCTCTTTCTCTTCCATAATTATGATATTATTTAGGCATAGCTACAGGCGCAGTAATAGTTGATTTTGATTTATATAATGTAGGGTTATGTACTTCGTTATCGTCGTATATTCTTTTATGTATATCCATTATATTTTTTAAATCTTGCTGTCTTTTTTCGTTTTCCATTCTTTGCCTTTGTGTAATAGCTCTTGTTCTTGCCAATCCTTCTTGCACCTGTAGCTTAGCTTTCTGATGTTGTAATAATCGCTGTTGTCTCTGTAACCTCATTTGCTCGATTTGAAGGTCTTTTGAAGTTATCTCTTGTGGAGCTTGCTGAGGTTGTGCTTGAGTTGGTTGAGGCTGAGGATTAAGGTATTTACCACTCTTCTCAGCATCAATCATCTCCCCCATCTGAGGAACAGCGAATGATTTATTCCTGAGAATTATCATTCCTATTATATATTAATATAGCCTATAAAGTAGCTATAGTTTTTTTAATTTCTGGTATAATAAACCGCTCGACTATTGGAATCTCTGGCACATGTTTTCCAGGGAAATGTATAAGATTTTCCTTACCGTATCGTTCAATGAAGATTGGTTCTACATAGGGTCTAATTTTATCATCAACGGCAATCATACCCGTCACATCTTTTGCTAAATCCGGTAACTTCTCAATTATTTTGAAACCTGAGCTGTATTCAGGAATTTTCGTCATCATTCCCTCTGATATATTAAGTCCCGGATTTATTAAAAACGTTTTCCTAGATTTTACTTTAGTTGCGTAAAATCCTCCCATACTAAAACCAATAACTAAATCCCACTTGGTTTTCTGAATCTTCTTTAGATCATTAATACCCAAACTAGGGTCACTTCTTAATTTAGGTACTTGTAAATCTGGAATAAAAGATTTTAAACAGTCTTCTATCTGATGCTTCCCTAATTCTTGAGCCATAAATCCAGTAAGAAAACAGATTTTTATTGGCCTTAGTACTATCACGATCTTTGTTGACTATTATTTAATTTTGCTGATTATTATTTAATCCAGTCTTTTCCTTATCTTTTATCTGCTTCTTATACTTATAGTGTTTATAAGCAGATATACCAAGAATAGGCGCACCTACAGCAGCAGTAATACCACCTACTTTCTTGGCTTTTTTGAGAAAGTCTGCAGTCTTAAGACCATTAACTCTTGCCCTTTCTTCAAGGTGAGTTAGGAGAGCTTTTTTTTCACCTAAGCTAATCTTTTTACTACCAAGAATCCTCTCAGACATAGCTGCAAGTCCTGCGGCAGTACCACCTAGGCCTACCATACCACTACCTGCCACTATACCAGTTTTGGCCAAGTCATCCTTTTCTTCAATGGAATGATCTTTATCAATGTCTTTCATATTACATCATTTGATTAGGTTGATTTCCCTGTTGAAGGAAACTCATAAATGAACCTGGATCAATACCCTGGTTTTCTGCGGCGGCTACCATCTTAGATTGCATAAATGCTGCATAAGCCTCTACCGTTTGATCCGTAATTAGTGCTTCTGTATCTGGGTCAATATCTTTGATCAAACTACGAATATAGTTCAAGAAAGCCTTAGTATCAATAAGTGGAGCAGCTCCTTCGAGTGTCTGTAGGGAGTTAGTAATAACACCTGTAATACCTGTCAAAAGACCACCAATAGACTCAGATTGATTAATCTGGTTATTGTATTCTACACTAGTCTTCTCTGATACATGAAGTTTTACGAGATTAGGATCAAGATCCTTTCCATACAGGATATCATGTAAGATTAATACTAAGTTCAGAACAGATTCTTTTACTCCGCCAATATATCCACTAACTCTACTATTAGCTCTTTCTGACTGCTGTAAGATAGTCCATTTACTACCACTAGTCGAATCTAGGATAGAACTAGGAATACCCAGTGGACTAAGTACATTAGCTCTACAGGTATCAATTGTTTGCATTACTTCCAAAATTTTATCCGATAATTTATCTAATGGAAGCATACTATTTTTATTGCCGAGAGTAGAGTTATAATCAGGAACAAACTTAGCAGACTGAGACATCACATTCTCTAAGAAACTAATAACGTCAAAGTTACTAGTCAAGAAAGAAGCTAATTCATTTGTATTATTCGCTAACTTTGTAGTTCTAGCACAAAGTTCATTAGCAGTTTCAATAGGAGTACTCTTATCAAACTGTAGTAGGAAAATCTGAACGCTGGAAAGGTCTCTAAGAGAAATTAAAGAAACTAGGAGTTCCTTAATAATCAACTCCTTTACTTTAAGAATCATAGAATAGAATAAGGGTTCACTTGTTGAATAAGAACAAGTTTTCCTAATTTTATCCAATGCGGATTCTCCAGACACTTTACCAAAAGATGGTTTTGGATTTTCTTTATTCTTAGTTTTATAACCTTCTTCCATGTCATTAATAAGACGAAGATTAATATTACCTAAGGTAAAGGCATCATTCTTACTAATTTCGTAAACTTTACCGTCTTCACCCCTAGCTAAGAATGTTTCATCAATACCACCCTCCGAGTTTCTCTTTTTCTTAGAAATGACAGATACAGGATCGCTAAGCTCTTCAAATCTAAACTTTGTGTGTCCTAGTTCGTCCTTTGATCTACAGATCAAGCTTGTATATTGCCCATAAAAGACCATATCTTTAACATGGTCCTTAATATAATCAAAAATTCTGAGATCTTTTGTTAGGATCTCATTTATTCTTTCTGTTTTTACTTCATCAACTGTTGAACCATCCTCCGAATAAATAGTAACTACCTTAGAACCACTATCCTCTAAGAAATTTACTATGTAATCTGAGAAAAAGTTAGTTGCTAGTTTTACAATATCCAACAATTGATATCCTCTTAGTTCATCTATTCTATCATAATAACCCGAGATAAGGTTGGATGGGCTAGAATTCCCTAATAAAGGACTCTGTCTATTCATACTATTCTTCCCCCATCTTCCCGTACCACCTATCTGAGAGTAACCGTTTCCTTTGAAAATGTTACTTCTAAGTGGCATTCTCGAGTTACCTATAGAATAGGAACCAAAAATCTTTTGAAAAAATCCTTCGCTTTTTTTCATAAACTCAAACTTTATATAATTTAGGCCCTACAACCTAATCGAATAGCAAGAATCATATTTCAATTCTCTTGTAGGGTTATATTGCGCTTCAGTCACATCCTACTGAATACCTGATTCTCTATTAAAGAGCTTCATAAAGTTATCAATAGTTTCTTTAGATTCAGAGCTATTAAAATCTATGTCTTTATTTTCATCAGCTATTTTCTTTAACTCCAGGTCGGCACCCTTTATGGTAACTTCATCCTGAAGTTGAGATATTTGCTCAATATAAGACATAAGCTTCTCTACTACAAGAAACATATCTGCCGTGGTTAGATCTTGACTACCAAGCAATCTCTCTGGATCAAGAATATAATCCATAGCCACGTATAACTTCTGTATCAGGTGAAGGTATAAAAGAGGTCTAACACTAGAATAAAGTTCTGATACGTAAAGCTCTAGGATTCTCCTTCTCTTTGGATCAGATACATCAATAAGCGACTTACTTAAGTCACTCAAATTTAAGTTTAGTGATAAACCATACTCTTTATTATATGAAGTTAGTACTTGATTTAAAGCTAACTCCATTTCTTTTACCTTCTGTTCTTTTTCATTCTTGGCTATAGCACTAGCATCAAGAATGATATTCTTTGCTGACCTAGGTAACTTTGGTGCCCCTGATATCATGGACTTCAAGTCTTGTTTACTAGTGTCAGAATTGTCCTCTATAATCTCGTAATTATCAGGTGACACGTCTTTACCTAATGATGACTCCAGGATTTGTTTCTTAAATTCTGGGTCTGAAAAAGGGTTTATGGTGTCCATATGTAGTAAAATTAATAGATTATTAGGTTATTTAATATAATCACTTCACTCGTTTAAATAGCTTTCAGCAATTTTTTTTCTATTCTTATTTACGTATGTTCCTAAAGCCCCATTAAGACCTAATTCATCCTTCATTTTCTTTAATTGTTTTGAAGTAGAACCATGTTTCTTTAATCTGGCTAAACCATAAGAAGTGGCACTACTCTCATTAGCTATTTCACCTAGTGAATCCCCAATCTGCCTTGCCCTATTATGTAGATAAAATAGATGGGGGGTATCATTTTTTCTAGATAATACACGTAATACCCTATCTTCGGCTTTTCCTGCCAAATCTAGATACCTACCGGAAGAACTTGTATCTAATGTCTTACAATGTCCTAATTCATGAGCAAGAATTCCAGGGCCCGTTGATTTACCAATAACTACAATATTATCAACGTTTTTATTTTTTACTGCAGATTCAAGTCTCTTTGCTTGTTTTGTTGAAAATTCAGGAGTATCATACTTAATACTTTTTAAGATTCCTTCCACATTATCTCTTCCTGCAAGTTTACGCGTATAATTTAATGATTCCGTAAAACTTTCTGAAGGCTCTCCTAAATTTTGAATAATAGGAATATTTTTTTTCTTAGCATCTTCTGCTAAGTTTGCTATTAAACTTCCTTCACCTCTCTCTAAACTACCTAAATCTGTAAGAACTTTATGACAGTTCTTACGATCGATATCATATCTTTTATTTAACCTCTTTAGTTGTTTTGAGCTGATTCCCGGAATGTCAAATTCACTATGGCGCTGTCTTAATCTTTGCCATCGAGAGAGCACCTCTCTATTAGAGTATTTACTAGCTATGTGTTCTAACTCTTCAGCGGACTTTCCTAAACCTGCATGTTCTAAGAATACCTTAGCACTTTTAAAGTCCTCTTTTTTAGGTTTATAACCTTTAGTCCAAAGTTGCACATCCGCGGCTAATTTATTGAATCTAGCAACATCCCTGGCGGTCATTTTAGAGCCTCCTGGTAATCTTCGAAGTTTTCCAGTTTTGAATAGTAATTCTTTCAACGCTTCTCTTTCAGCCCTAGTATATTCTTTCTGTCTAAGTAGTATCATGGCCAATGTGAGGTAACTGTCTTTATTTCTGAGGTCGAAATAAAACCGGGAGCTTTCTTCTCCTCAACTTGCTCTTGTCTTAGACTATGTTTATCCACAGTAGTTTTCTTTTTTCTTTTTATTATCATATGTCTAATCTCATTTTTGTATAGCCACCTCCCCAAAGGAAATCATCTTTCAAGACTACATGACCTAAGTCTCTGAACCCTAACTTTCTATAAATGTGAATCCCATCAGGCGAATTATCCGCAGCCTCTAGAGTAATGTATTTGTACCCTAACTTTTTTCCAAAAGCTATGATAGTTTCCATTGTCTTAGTAGCAATACCTTGACCACGAAAATCTTCATCTACAGCCATATGTACAACATTTAGTTCGAGATTACCATTATCTACTACCTGAATAAAACCAATGGATTTTTCTCTTCCCGAATAGAAGATATCATAATTAACAAAAGCATCCTGGTCTCGCTTAATAGAAGGAATATATCGCAATATTCTACCAAGTCTTCCTATACGACTTTTTACTAGTTTAATTTTAGGAGTCAATGGTATAACATCGTCCATATCTTCACGAAAAGTGAAGTTTTTTATTCTAAGTATTATCATCTCGTATCTATCCTCCAAATATTGGGGCTTTTGCCCTCTTCCAATACATGCCACCGTTGGACTTACTGTTTGCTTCGATTTGCTTTGGATCAGAGGTTGTTAATCCTACAGTATCACTAACATTTCTTAGGAGGGAATATGTTTTGCGTCTAAGTATTATCACGATACTATTTTAATTTAAAATAAAAACAGGATTAGCTATATAATGCAACACCAGGGGTACCATCAAATACTTCCACTGCTACGTTATTATAGCCGTGTTTCTTACCAAAATCAGTAATAGACTTTACAATCTCTGTTATTACTTGTTTAGGTAGTAATTTGTCGACATCAAACCAGCTACTCTTTAGATCAGAACCCTTATTTGTTTCTTCAATAAATATTGAACCTAAAGATTTCTTCTGACCGGTACGATATAGATTGTAATGTACCCAACTATCTTGATAATTTTTTATAGATGGGATTTTTCTTAATAGATTTGCAACAAAACCCTTACGATCATCTTTAACTAATTGATATTCTGGGGTTACCTCTATTAATTCTTCAGAGTTTTCCCGAAGAGAGTATTCTTTCTGTCTAAGTATAATCATATGAAATATTTGTTGAATTAATGCAGTAAATACTTATCCACTATTGAGTTATCTTCTATGAATACAATTACTCCGGTTTTATACCTGAATTTTTTATAAAACTGTAGAAATTCTGATATAGCCTTATGAATCATGGTTGCAAATTTATGCGACTTAGTAATTTCTCTTGATACATTCTCTGGAAAAATAACAATAAATTCTGAGTTATCGTTTGATATTTGAACAATACCTAAAGGCATTTTACTGTCAGATGATTCAATACTGTAGTTTACATAATTACTTTTATCTTTTCCAATAGAAGGCAGTTTACTAATTGCTTTGGGATTATTCTTAAATACTGATAAATCACTCCCCTTTATTAACTTAATCTTAGAATTTATTTTTATAACATCTGTTAATTGGGGTTTATTATTTCGGAATAATATCATAATTGATCTTATTTAGTTCAGGCAAAAGAGGCCAATACAGTAATAGTCGGGAAATCTTGCGGTAACCAACCTCAACGATAATGCCACAAAAAATTACTGCATTGGACACTCCCCTGAAAATCTATATAAAGTTTAAGTCGCCAAACGAAAATAAACTCTTGTTATTCATTAATAAGGCATTCGTATAGTTATGTTGTCCTTTTGATAACCCATTCCGTTAAAAATGTTGGCTTTTGCGACAAAAAAAATGTAACCCCACTTAGGGGGTTACTTTAAAGCTTAGAAATGATTAAAATTCCTGAAACAGATGACCTTGAGCCACTAACATATTGAGTCGTATGTTTTATATTATACCACTCACTTAGCATTGATGCCTTTGCTTTTTTCTTATATCCAATTTCATCAAATATTTTCCCAAGAATTTCTTTTGCTACAGCCTTTGTATAAAATTTACCTACAACAAAGTTTTCATCTAACTTCTGCACTAGTCGTTCTGCATCTTTGATAGCTAATTTGTTCTTAATAATAGCCTCTAACCTAGCTTTTCTGAACGATGTTGACCTAATTTCTTTCATACTAAGAACATTGAAATAACCTTGAAGTTCGGTTGGAAAAGATTCTATGAGGGATTTTGATAATTCTTCATCATCCTGATTTTTCTCCAGTACTTCATAGAGAAACTTCATCCTATCTTCAAATACAGTTAATTTTTGATAATCAGATAATAAATTTCTGACTTTATCGTTATTCATCGTTACTGAAAAGTTTTGTTGTTCTAGTTCAGAAAACACGGTAAATCTGTTAGCATAATCTATCTGCTGAACTTCAAAAGCTCTCATGTCAGAGACTAATACTATGTTATTAAATGCCAATTTAGGAGATTTTCCTGAGTGAGAATCGATTGATGCATAATCTTTTGAGTAACGTAAGGCTTTTATATTTATATCAATGAGATCTATAAATTTTTCCTCTTCCCCTAATTCTTGAGAAGACATGTCATACAGTTTTAAATAATATTTCGTTTTATTTAACTTTTCTTCTAACGTTTTTTCGAAGATCTCTTTAGTTAATCTACCTAATTTTAGGGTGATAAATACAGTAGCCTCTCTTTTCCAAGGATTTTCATCCAATCTCTGTCTACCTAAGATTTGTGGTAAATCCATAGAAATATCTACACTAAGGGAATCTATGTTAGCGTTACTAAATACAAATGTCTGAGCATTATCCGAGTAAAAATCTGCGCCAAGGTATACAGTTCTAGTACAGAATGTAAACATTTTTCTGGGATCATTTTTACCAGGAACTTTACCTATACAACAAAAATCAATATTCTTTCTCTTTCTTATTTTAAATACTTTTCGTAGGTCTTTGTCATTTCTGTCTGTCTTAGCTACAAGTACATTACATTCATCTAAGGTCAATTTATTTTGCTTAATGGCTTTACATATATCTTTCACAGAATTAACGTAAATAACCACTTCTCTGGATTTTATTTCTTTTATTTCTCCTGTTACAGGATCAATTTCTCTGTAAACAGGCCCTTTACCAGATCTATACCTATGAATTACTTTTTTTATTTCAGGTTGAATAGAACCGCTATAACCTAAGTATCCGATATTAATCTTAGGATGAACTACTCTATCAGGTTGTTCTGACTGCCAATCTAATCTGTAATAAGGAAGATCTTTGAATTCATCCAGCATATCTAGATATTTTTCCATGAAAGGAGTAGCTGAAACAAAACAAACCTTTTCTAAGTCTTCAGTTCTTTTCACAAATTCTATTTCAGAATCTGACTTGAAAGTGGCATCAACAAAAATTGACTGCATTTCGTCAATTACTACATAAAATTTATCGATATCTTCTCCCAAAGCTTCCTTGACATGTCTGAAAGAATCATACGTTACCAATATCTTACAAGGTTTAGCTTCATTGAAAGGAGTTTCTTGACAAGATTTCCAATAATTTATAACAGATTCCTTTAATTGTAGTACTGCAGCTTCTCTCTTTTCCTTAAGTTCTTCCTCTTTCTTTAACCTAGCTTGTCTTCTCTCTTCAGTTTCAAAACTAATCCTACTAATACCTAATCTTTTTATTTCTTTTGTTAAGTCTTGTTCGTAATTTGTTGTAGGTTCATATAAATTCCTAGCATAAAAAACTAAATTGCTATTTTGATCTTCCTTATTCTCTAATAAAATTTTTCTTGGAGAACAGAGAATAATATTAAGGTTACAGTGAATACAATATTCTGTAAATCCACAACCTGTAATAGTTTTATTTAAAATATGCTTGAATGGAAATTTTTCTAAACCATAATCTTTCCAATCACTGAGAAATCTAATTCCTTTTGGAACTACTAATGTTTCGATTTTCATAACTACTAAATTAATTTTTATTGAAGTATTATATATATAATTAAGGGATATACTTCTCATGAACTCCAAAAATACTGCTTTTTTGAAAAAAAAAGCCGTTCAGAGACCTCTGGAGATATTAAAAAACTATTTTATTAATAAAAAGTTTTATAATATTTTTATGGCTAACCATTTTTAAATAGAAAATTTTCTATAATATTTTTATGGCAAAAATATATAAATATACGATAAATATAAAGTAATTTTCTTCAATTTCTATTTATTTTTATGGTTAAAAATTTAAAAACATATAGTATATATTTTTTAGCTTTTATTGACATTAAATATATCATACAACGGATACCTCCTTTCAGTCGGCATCCAGTTCAGAAATCCCTTTGGGATTCCTGGGAATTACTAAGAGAAGATATTATATATTTTTTCTCTCTAAGAACTTGAAGAAATTATAATTTCTTTCAATTAGTACTCCCCAGCTTTAGCTGGAGTGGATCTTGACTGAAAGGAGAGATCCCTATGAAATACATTTATCTCATTATATTAAAATTTCTATTTATTTTTTTGGCTATCGATTTTTTAAGATACAAAAACCATAGTAATTTCTATATATTTCTATGGATAATTTTATTAATTATTTAGTAAATTTTTTCAATTTCTATCTATTTTTTTGGCTAAAAATCTTAAAACATAATATATATATAATAATATATACATATATAATATATTTTCTAGAGATCTCTCAACGGCTTTTTTTGCAAAAAGCTAATTTCATTATACTTCTATTGTCTAGAACTGTCTATTTATCGGGAATTATTCGCATTTACCTAATATTTTTATGGAAATAGGATACTACTGATACTTATATTGTAAAAACCAAAAAAAAAATAAGAGGTCTATATCTATCTCAGACTCTGACCTCTCTCGTCAAACTAAATTACTAACATGTGACATAGTGAAGAAAAAAATAGGAGATCTATCCATCCCGGACTAATCCCCTAATAACTAAACTTAAAAATGAGAGTATTCCTTAATAAGGATTTAAGAGGAATAAAAAAAAGGGTCTATCCATCACGGACTGACCCCTTGTTTAACTAATAAATAAAGATAACTGATTTATTAACATATATAAGGCATTTAAGGGGTATAAAAAAAAGAGGATATACCTATCACAGGCGATCCTCCAAAAAATTTTTAACCTTAAACAAATCTATTATGAGTATCTTATATATATAAGGGTTTAAAGGGATAAAAAAATTAGGGATCTATCCCTCACGGACCGATCCCTTTAAAATAACACTTTTTAATATGGAAAATTTACATATATAAGGCATTAAGAGGATAAAAAAAATAGGAGATATGCCTATCACAGGTGATCTCCTATTAACTGATGTTGTTTTGTCATAAAGCGTTTACTAATCATATATAAGGCATTAAGGGGTTTTTAGAAACAAAAAAAAAGAGAAAGCTCCCTAATGTATTGTAAACTCATTCTTTATTTTAGGGAGCTCTCGTTGAATATATAGAGAGCGGGAAATAAACTATTCTTTACTATTTCTCTCTACATATAAGGTTTTAAGGCTTTTTGAGATTTTCATAAACCTTTCAATTTATTTTCGTAGTAGTTATTAGACATTTCTTTCTTTTTTGTTGAAATATCTATCCCTACTCCAAATTCTTTCACTAAGCTTAGGAATTCATCGGGTCTAATAATTCCCTTTTCACCTAACCTAATACCAACTTCTTTAATAAGTCTTTCCTCTTTTGCTATTATGGCTTCAGTATCTCTCTGTAGATCCTGTATTCTTCTAATCATGGCTTGTTCTACGGTCAATAATTCACTAGTAGTTTCATGGCCATTAAAATATCGTACATGTGTCTTTGTAATATCAAAACCACCATCCGGTATCTCACTAGAAGAATCAGCTTCATATAAGGTAAATGGTACAGGTTCGAAGTATCCACATTTCCCTACAGCAGTCTTGAAATAATCCCAATACTGATTAATATCAGACTTACTACCCAATAGGATTTTACTTTGGCTAAAGAAGTGTGATTCAGACAAGAATCCAGCCATACTTATCATTACATCATTGTCCACATCTTCTCTATTTCTAACCTTATCTTTCCTATATGTTGTACAAAATCCTCCACCATCTACGGAGATAGCGTTAATCACTTTAGGCAGTTCTCCTGTTAGATAAGAGAATACTACTGCATGACCTGCTTCGTGGATACCTGCTGCAAATCTAGTATTTCTATTCTTAGGATTTCTAAGTGATCCTAATTGTAAGGCTAAAGGAAATTCTACAACCCTATCCTGTTTCCCAGAGAACTTAACGGAGATAGTTACCTTATCTACATTAAACAAATCTTCTTTAACACTTATTGTTATATCCTTTTCTTCATCTTCTTTCTCAATTAAGATTGTACTGAAGATCGGAGTTATCATCGAATTTATTGTTGTAAATACAGGTCTAACTCCCTGAACAGGATAAACACCCTCTGAATAGAGAAGTTCGTAGAATTTTTGATCAATCTCTATTGAATTTATCATTCCTGGAGATATTCTCATAAATTCATTAACCAGTCTGTTCACTTCTCTTTCAATAATGATCTGGAAATGCTCTCTTCGTAGTGTTGGGTATTTAATGAGATTATTGCCAAGTCTAGCAATTTGTTCTGCTCTAAATCTATCCTTCAGTGCAGATTTTATATCTTGAATACTGACTTCATTAGTTATTTCATTAAAAACATCAGCATCAAAGTCAGGATTTGTTTTTCCCTGAATTCCAAAAGCTTCATCCAAGTTTCCGATAATAAATATCAATGACTTACTAAGATTAAGCTCTCTAGGAACTGATATTAATTTCTTTATTGCTTGAAGTTTTTCAAGATACTCTTCAGCAGTAAAACTACAAGTCAGTAATTCTTTTGCAAGATCTGTTCTCTTACAGTTTGTGAGTCTCTTGATAATAGACCTAATATGTTCATCTAGGAGAACATTTATTGGCCGATACGGATCATCCTTATCTGCATTGCTATTGCCCAGGAGTTCATCTTCCATAGATGATATAGGCTTTTCCTCTTCGAGATCCATACCCTCGATTAACTTCGCTACCTCAGAGTTAGCTGTTCCATCTTTTATAGTTTGTAGGTATCTATTATTATAATAGATAAGGCCTAATGTCTCGAGCAGAATTCTTACATCTTCTTTTTGTGTAAGACAATTCTTCTCTATCTTTGCATCAGGTTTCATTTTTACAAACATAGAAAAATCATCTATAAAGGCAGAAGCATTAGAGAATCCCCAAGAATAATACTCATTGATTGAAATTATTCCAGTATCAATCAAACTCCAAATTGGTCGGAGAGTTGCTTTAGTTACCTCTTCTCCGGCTTCATTCAGTGTTCTAGCATATTGAAACTCATCAAGTGCTATTATAGTATCCGTTGGTATATCTACCTTAGAGTCTAGAGATTCTTCTGAGATGCTAAGCATATCACATAGGTCTGAAGCCATATTCTTTCCTTCAGCTAGGTATTCTCCACAATCGAGAAATGCAGAAGTTCCCCTCAGATCTAGTATCTCTATCAATCTCCTAACCACGCTGCTTTTTCCTGTACCTGTCATTCCCCAAAGAGATACAACTGCAGGTCTTGTTAGGAGTTCTGGTGTGATATACCAGATTGAAATACTTTTTCCTATTTCATCAATAATAGAATCGAGTCCTACGAACTCTTGTTTAAGTTGTTCTAAGGCTCTCGATAATTTGATAACTTTTTCCTTTTTTGTCATTTTATCATTAATTTTACACACATTCATAAGGAATTAGGGATTTATGGGAGGATATAAACCATTTGCCGAGAAAAGAATTTTGTACGACTCTGTAGAACGATACCTATTAATATCTTCGTAAGGAGGATAATCAATAAGGCGAGTTCCGATCTTAATAAGATCATCCCCTGTCAAAGGTATAGTTTGAAATATATATTCCCATGAATAACAAAAATCCTTATCTAATCTGATCAGGAATCTTGGAAAATTATTAAGCTGATTGCTAGTCTTTAACCAATTAAAAACTATATTCTTTGTCAGAAGTTTAGTTCTACTTGGTCCATGACCTACAGATAACAAAATATTCCCTTTATATTTTCCTGGACGATTTTCCTCAGTCAGCCATTTATATGCGTCATTCTGTTTATCATAAATCATGATACACTCCCGGACCAGCTCATCCTCTGGTATAATGATTTCATCAAACAGTATAAAATAATTAAAGATGGAGCGAGGACCCGGATGTTTAACTATAAATAGAGTAGCGCTCATTTTTTATACATCCCGTTTGCTTTGAAAAGTATTTCATACTTTTCTTTTCGTTCATTAAATTCCGAGGTATAGTAACACCTAGTTTTATCTAAAAGTCTTTCCAAAAACAGGGTTCCGATTGTTTCTAGTTCTGTTTTTGTTAGGGGGATTGATTGAAAGATCTCTTCCTGGTAATGGTTTAGGTGAGCATAGAATATTGGTTCTGAATTTATGTTATATAAGCCAGTCGTTCTAAGCCACTTATAAAAAAGGCGTTTAGTAGTATATTTATATATATTCCTATAACTTCGACAAAGAAATACAGTAGTTGTTTTCCGTATTTCATTGACTGCATTATCTTTTAAATATAGGTACCATTCCTCATTTGAACCAACTAAGTTAATACCTGATGTCGCTAAAGCTGAATTAGGAATAGTTATTTTATCTAACATTAGGTAATAGTCAATAGCATCTTCAATATACCTAATCAACACTAACCTAGCTGCCATAATTCCAATATGGTGTTATTGGAGTAAATATTTCTTTCTTAAATATCCCGTTTGCTATAAATATAGCTTCATAATTCGGAGTATAATACTCTGTAACATGGTTTCTCATTTTCTCCAAAAGAATTGAGCCTAAGTCTAATAATTCAGCTTCAGTTAGTGGTATAGTTTGAAAACTTGCTACCTGCATATTACTGACGAAGAAACGAGAGTGTATATATGGAGAGGTCTTTATTATATTAAATAATGACCGTTTAGTTATATACTTACATCTCTCTTTTATAGTTCCCAGGCGTAAATGGGCTGTTCCTTGTAATTTCCCTGAGAACTCGGGAGAGAGACTACGGAATCTTTCTTCATCATCATTATAAACACAGAATAGCATATTACCAAAACATCCTTTTGGGACGATTATATCATTAACTGCTAAACAGTATGAAAAAGTTCCTTTAGATATAACTAACTTAGCTACAATATCTTCTTTCATATAAGTATACCATTTAATTTAAGCAATTCCTTAAATTGATTGTTTCCCGCAGTAGTATTAATATTATTACGCACAAGATTCTGTACTAGTGATTTCACTACTTCATTTCTTTTTTCTTCAGGTAAGGTTATTTTTACAAAGTAATCCTTTTCTAAGTGATCACTATTTTTTCTAAGACCAACAAATCCAGGCTGAAATATTTGTCCCAACATATTATATACTTGTCTTCGTGTTTGTAATTTAATTGGTCTATAGTCGTGATACGGTTTTACACCTAGAAATAGATATAAATTTTGTTCTACTATTATATGGTTTCTCCACACCACCGAGTTTTGTGCTATATAATATCCGTCGTTGTGCTCAATAACGTAACGATGGTATAGTTTGAATGTGGGAAATCTTAAATAAACATGAGTACTATATTCTTCCAAATACGTACGCAACTCTACTTGCATAATAATCCATTTAGTTCGAATATTTCTTCATATCTACAAATATATCTAGTATATAGATAACCAAGTACGTTCTTCATAGCGTAAAGATACTCGATGTGATGTTTCAATATGCTTTCTATTTCTTTATCTAGTAGCCGTATTCTCTGAAAAGAATAGGATGTTTCTGGGAAATTATAGCGCAGTTCTTTTGCCATCAACGATGACATATCATCCAACATCTTTTTCTTAAGGTAATTGTAAGTCACTAGTTTCACTCTTTCTCGTAAACTATATATATAACCTATTTTCAAATAAATATTGTTGAAGACTAATATGTCATCGTTAAAATGAGTAGGAGATTCTGGTGAAATTTCTATGGTCTTCTCCATACTAGAAATAAAAATCCTGGGAATTTTTATTTCAGAAAAACATAAATATATATCTAGCTGATGCCAACGGACTGGGAATATATCTACACCTGTTTTATTTATACATAGTTCTACCATATATTATTCAGTTTAAATATCTCTTCATATATGCGGGTGAATTTAATATATATATCACCAAGTACGCTCTCTGTAGAATAAAAGTGCTCGATGTAGTGTTTCAATATACTACCTACCAATTCATCTGGTATCTGTATTTCCTGAAATAAGAAGAGTTCTTTTGGAATATCACGGTAAAGTTCTGTTGCCATAGCGTATAATAGATTACCTAACATCTTTTCCTTAAAGTAATTGTAGGTCATTTGTTTAAATCTTTCTTGTGAACTAGATATATGACCTATCTTCAAGTAAAGATTATTAAAGGTTAGTATCTCATCATTAGAATTAGTAGAGGAGTCAGATAAAATTACTACTTTCTCATATGTACTATATATAAAAACCTTAGGAATTTTTATTTCAGAGAAATGTAAATATATATCTAACATAAGAGCTGGAAAAAAGTTTGAATGTTCCTTAAAGATACATAGTTCTACCATATATCATTCAGTTTAAATATTTCCTCACATCTATGAACGGATTTTTTATATACACTAGTGTATTCTGACATATCTAAGGAGTAGAGCTGCTCAATATGAAGTTTCAATATACTACCTACCAATTCATCTGGTATCTGTATTCTCTGAAATGGAAATGAATAAGGTGTTCTAGGAATATCATAGAGTAGTTCTGTTGCTACTGCATGTGATAGATTACCTAACATTCTTTTCTTAAAATAATTATAAGTTACTGATTTTATTCTTTCCTGTGAACTATATACATAACCTATTCTCAGGTAAAGATTATTGAAGGTTAGTATCTCATCAGAATTAGTAGAGGATTCGGATAAAATTTCTACTTTCTTAGCTGTACTAGATAAAAAAACCTCAGGAATTTTTAATTCAGAGAAATATAAGTATATATCTAGGAAACTCCGGAATACACTTCCCTTAAAAATACATAGTTCTACCATATATTATTCAGTTTAAATATTTCCTGAAATTTTTCTCCGATACTGTGTTTTGTTCTTTGAACATACATACGGTTAAGATAAACTAGCTGATCTGGCGTTAATTCAGTCTTTTGGTAATACCTATATAGTTGTGTAGGGAAATTCTTATAAAATCTACCAATCCCAGCACTCGGACGGTATGTACAAATTAGATTTTTTACTTTCCTAGGGGATAGGAATTTCATAGTTTGAGTTTCCTTATCATTTTCGTAGAAATTAAAACCCATATATAGATATACATCTTTCACTTCCAATAGTGAAGATGTGTCATCATTTTTATGACCTCCAATTCTATAGCTACCATTTTTATCTGCAGATATAAATGATGTTGGGATCAATAAGCGTTTATAGTGCATGTATAAATCTCTAACTGCGTATAGATTAATAATATATAGTTCTTGTATCATTGGTTCGATTACGTACGATAATGTCCCTGATTGATGAATATTCTTTCACACTAGTATATTCTAAACAATCATCGATTACTTGAAGATAATTTTCTAATACATTATCCAGAGCTTTCCCCTTTAAGTAAATAACTTGGAATGGGTCTTTATAGACTTTAAACTTTCTGATTACCTGATTGTATCCCCTGAACTTAGGTAATGAAAAACGATATACGATCGAATCTAAGTTGTTCAGAAGATATCTTAATGTAACATGTTTAGTCCTGTAATATTCAAATCCAATGTCTAAGTAAACTTCACGTACAGGGTTTGAGATATTAGGTAAAGTAATTTTCCCGAATTTTAGGAAATATATAATCATATGAGTTTCGTCATATCTCTTAAATAGAGTCAATTCAACACTATTCATAACACTCGTTTAGGTTAAATATGCGTTCTGCGATTTTAAGATCTTCTGGAAGAGTGCAATTACGCAATTTAACACGGAATAGGTAATCATAAATTATTTTACCTACGAACCATTTATCTAATGGTAAAGATTGAAACAAGAATATACTACTCCTTGATAAATCCCAAGGTGCACCTGTCGAATATTTCCATTTAAAATTTCGATAGAATACTTGGCTTGTTGAAGCAAGAAAACGAGGATTCCCCAGAAACTTAAGATGCAACTGTCGTTTAGTCATGTGCTTAAAATTACTGGGACTTTGGCCTAAGCAAAAGGCAATATCTGGAAACTCTTCCAAGTACAATCTATGATAGTTATCTGATAATACCTGCTTACCTATTGCTGTAGAGGATGATATAATTATTCTGTTTCCCCACAAATGAGAGTTATCTAATAGATCAATCGGGATTTTAAATTTATTGAAATTTATAAAATAAATAAAGTTATTAGTAGAAGTGTAATCTTTATAGACGATTAATTCAGTATTCATATTACTTTATTATATTTCAATATTTCCGTTAATATGTTTCGAATAGCATAGCTATCCATTGTATTGATATAATTTTTGAAAAGCTGAGCTAATTCATCCCCAGTTAATTCATAAATATAGTATTTTCTATTTCCCCAAGGAATTCTTCCGAAAGATAAGCTATAGTCTCGTATCCTAGGATTGGCTGACCACTTTTTTGCATTCCACCTAGAAAAACATTTAAACTGTGGTAATGAAATCCACCCTAGGTGATACCCTAAGTTGCTCCCTATATTTAATAGGTTTAGGGGATCTACTCGATACTTATCTGCATTTGTGGTTGGTATTTCAATTCTAGCTGGATAATCTTTTTTGCCTGCATTAAATATGTAACTACCTGAACTAGAAAGAATTAAGTTTTCTATAGTTACCCATACACTGCAGTGTTTAAAATCAAGTTCTTGTTTGAGTTCAGTAATGAGTAATACTAATCTTCCTTTAATGTCACTTTTCATTTTATTGGTATTCTTGGTATAGTTTCATTTATCAGGTGATTAGATCGGAATAGATTTAACATGAAATTATATAGGCATTCATCATCCGCCCTTATGTATTTATAGAACTCACTCAGAAAATTAATAAGATCTTTTTTAGTATTAAATACAGTCACATGGTGATTATCTAAGCTATTTAATTTTAGATAGGTTTCATACATGCTTTGATAATAAATTGTTATATTTTTTACTTCTTTACTACAAGCATATGCCAAGTGCAGTGAAGTTCTATCGGTTAGTTTTTTTATAGGCATGTACTTACATTCATACATGCTAAAATAACCTATGGTTAGAAATATATTATCTATTGTTACAAAATCTATATGTTCCGGATAATAATTCCAATTTAACCAACTATCTAACTTCCACCACTTGACGGTACGTGAATACTTATCTAACTTATATAAAACAATTTTAGGCACTGATAATGTGTCTAGTGCCAAATTTATTTCCATTGCACTGTTATGATATTCTCTTGATATAAGTAATTTGTTCATACAAAGATAAGGAAAAAGGCGGACCTATTGTCCGCCTGAAAATTCAAGAATATCCTTAAAAGTACCCAATGTTTGTAGGATAGGTTTACTATTAACCTCACTAACTTTAGCAGGAGGATTTTCTCCGTAGGAAAACATTACTTCATCTCCTACTTTTTCCAACTTGAATGAAAATGGTTTATTCTTATTCTGAATAGTTCCAAATTCATCCACCAAGTTATGCACTAATGTAGTACATACATCACCCCCTGAGGGAGTTTCTAATGAAATTTTATTAGCTTTTTCAGAATATTCTAATAATTTTTTTCTAAAATCAAATACCTTACTATTCATATTGTATAGTTTTATAATAATTTATCCTATAATAGCCATATGAAAATGAAATATTCACATTTAATAGAGGAATATGTTCATCAGCTACTGATATGCTCTGTATTTTTCCACAACTACAACCACAAAAATTATACTCCGTTTCCTTGCTAATTACCTGAAGATCAAACTTACCACTAATTCTATTAAACTTATTTATATAATAAGTTTCACTTTCATTTAAATTTTCAAAGCTTAAGTTAATGAAAGTTGGAAATACTCGGGTAAATCCATGAGCCACTTCGAATCCAACTAGGTCATATGTGATACAATCTAATTTGGGTAATAATTTGTTAATTCGGTCAAAGTTCATTAACTTAACTCGAAAACCTACTGGAGTAATTGTTATATGATCTACTGAAGTTATTGCGTCTGTTCTCATTAAGTTACTTGAAGTATTTGCATTAACTTATTATTCCAATCCTCTAGATCTACTGCTCTCACTGTAGCTGACTTAAAGGCGTCTAATCTATCTTTTAGCTCAGTAGAGTCTGTAATAACATATGTAAATCTAGAATCCTTATAGCTATAAATGTGGTCAATAATATCTATAGTATCTTTTACACCTGGATTAGATACTATAAATACGTCTGCATTAGGCTCCTTCAACTTTTTCACTGAATCTTGAAATTCATACTTAAGTCCCAAGTCTTTCATTGTTTTCTCAAAATCTTTTGTCTCCAGATCTCCCTTAGGGAAATGAAATACAACCTGTTCTGGCTTTACGATTTTATCGAATCTGAGACTTGCAGTAGATTCAACAATTTGAATACAGGCTATTTCTTCTTTTAAACCTGGAATTAAAGATTTATATGCATGTACTTCAAGATGTTTACTATCGTCATAATTATCTATACCAAGATCTTCTCTTACAAATCTAGTCCAGATATCTTCTAAGTTCTTGATATAATTACTAGTGTCTTTTCTTTTTACTCCACTTTTAAGAATGAATTGAAAGAGTATCTTAAATTGCTTAGTATTCCTTAGCCAGTCTAAGTATTCTGTAAAATCAACTGCTCTGAGTTGATCTCTAATTATAGACTCAACCCGAACAGCTTTAGGATTTTTATAAACTTGTGCTCTAGGATGTCCACCTGCATAAGTTACTCTTGCATTATAGAGAGCATTTGTACTAACAAAGCCCTCTTTTATTTTTACGATTAACTGTATTTCCATTGAAGTGTTAAGGATTTTTCCCCCAAGGCATTTCTGTATTTTTTATCATAGGACCACTAGGAGTAAACCCTTTAGTTCTTTTATCGATATCTGACTGTAGTTGCCTATTCTGAATTTCATAGCTACTAGCCATCCTTTGTATTTCACCTTCGGTATAGTTTCTATAGTCTTGATAACTTGCGATCTCTTGAAATAATGCTCTTGGTATCTCTATAAATCTACCATTATTCAATCTTATGGTATATATTTTTGTTGCAATACCATGTCGATTTTTACACAGATTAAAGGTACATAAGCCATTTAGACTTCTAGGTAACTTCTTAACTGTAATAACTACGTCTGCAATATGACCCTTTCTTGAACTGGTACCTAAGTCACCTAGTTCGATTGTTTCACTATCACTTGCCCAAGTATATACTTTAGGCTGACATAATACTTCAGTTAAAATACCCTTATCTTTCAATTTCGTAAATTCATTATAGATACTCGAGAATTCTGAGTACATTCCTCCACCACCTCCGGTATAATCTATTGCAAAGTTTTCGTCATAATCGATGAAACAAGCCTTATAATGTTTAGGACTGTTTATGATATACTGAACATAGTCCTTTGCTGTAATTACACCTGCCGGAGCAATTGTTATATCTAGTAGGTCTCCAATGTCGTTACACATTCTCCTATAAATATTCACTATATCTTTTCTTGCCTCGCTAAAAGGTCTACCAGAATAGATACTAGCAAATCTTAGAATTAGGGCAGACATATCTAGGTCACCCATTACCAAGGCGTGTACTGGGACCTTATGCTCTAACACCATATGTAAGGCCTCAGTTTCGGCTATCAACGACTTACCAACACTTGGAGGAGCACTAATTACTATAATATCTCCATCTTTATAAGCTTCTTCAGTAAAGCATCGATTGATAAAATCATATGAAGATGTAAGTTTGGCTGTATCCATGTCAGCCACTATAGTATTCATGTCCACCCTATTAAAGGGTACTGAATTTAAGTAGTCTTCTCCAGAAGTTTTAAATTCTACTTGTTTAAGATAGTTTAAGTAACCGGAAGGAGAAGATTCGTAAAGATGTCTAGCTTTCCTTATATAAACTTGAGCCACTAGATCCCTCATAAGCTCTCTAGCAGGTTCTATCTGCTCTTTAGTGAAGAACTTATACCTGCGGATCTTATCCATAATTACTTTACTTTCTTCTGGCGTCTTACCAGTTCGCAGCATAATACTTTCAAACATAGGAATATCTATGTTACTTAGGGTATTATTCTTAATAGCGTCTAATAATAGTGCTATGAATGCGTTTCCACTAGTAGATGCCTCATAAGTAAAGAACGTTTTTAGCTCATTTATGTTACTCTTAGCGTCTTGAAAAATATACTGATTAAAGAAACTCAGTACTAAATCAAAGTAACTCTGGTTCTCGTACATATACCGTCCATTTATATTACACTAATAAAGTAATAAACCCTCCCCATCTCTGTTTTTATAGGTTACACTCCTCTATTACCTCCTCTGTCATATTACAGTATTGATAATAGTTTTTAATCAAGTCATTCCTTTCTTTTACACCTTTGGTATAAACTGGAATTTTTCTTTCAGAATATCCCTCTAGGGTGATAATATTCATATGTTTACCTCTAGCACACCTACCAATAGATTGAAGTGTAACTCCAGCTAATTTTCCAGCAAAGAGGCATATATTCTCCAACTTTGGAAGATCTAATGCTCGATATCCGCTACTAGTACTTGGAATAACATCTACTTTGTTAGACTTAATATAGTCACAGGCTTGCTCTAAAGTTAATACTGTCTTATTTCCATCTAAGTCATAGTACACATAACCTTCTCCGCATACTAAGAGTATTTTAAAAGTACCTATAAAATACTTTTCTATCCAAAGATTAAGGATATTTACTAGGTTATTAATTGGAATAAAACATAGAGGATAATGTTTTACAATATTAACAATAGAATTACAAATACCTGGATCTGTCCAGATTTGATTCATCATTTCGAGGTAAACATTAGAACTTTTATCTATTTTTTCAAAATCTAGAGATAGGTCATCCATAGATTTTGATTTTACTCGGACAAAACTAAGATCTATATTCAGGGGCATTCTATAAATTAAAGATGGACCAAAATATTTTATTAAGTCTTTGTTTCTAACGACTACATCACTTAGTCCGTTGCTAAATGATATAGCCTCTGCCATAGTTTTATCTGCAGTTCCAGAAAAACCATAAAATCTCTCTGCATTAACACAGTTCCTATAAATGAATTCTCCTCCTGCATTTATTGTATATTCAACCTCATCGGCTAATACCCAATCATATGAGGCTAGAGTCTTCTTAAAAGAATCACTCTTATTTCCATCTTTTGTTCTCCCCGAATTGCTTAGACCAGAAGTTATTATACAATCAAGCTCTCCGTTTACGTCTTTTTCTTTACTAGATACGTTTAACCCAAACACGGACTTACATCTCTTAACTATCTCATCCCTTGCCTTATTACCAGGGCAGACAATTAATACCTTTTTTCCTAGTACATTCTTAGCATAGTTTGTTAGAGTTGCAATGGTCTGTGTTTTTCCATATCCAGTATTAACAGTCATGAGTCCTATTCTATACTTGAGTAGAAATAGAACGTCATCGTTCTGATAATCTCTTAGCTCAGGAAAGGGATATCTTGGAGAAGAATCTGATCTAATTATATTATCAATAATATAATTATAATTATCAGCGCTTAACTTATCTTTAAAGACTCCAAGAAGATAAGCTGCCCAACCCAGGCCAAGTTCATATCTATATAATCCTCCTTTTACTGAATGTCTTCCAGGATTATATATTTTAATTGTAGTAGTAGTAGGTCCCCAGTCTTTAGTCCAGGGACGATATTTATATTCCGAAAATTTAGTTTCCAGAAAAAGATGATCATTGGGATCATCTGTTTGAACAACCAGGGTATTATTGTCCAGGTTGTGTGTTATCTTTAGCATATATCCATTGTATAGGCAAATTTCTTCTTAATCTTTCTGCCAGAACCTCTTCAGGATCAGGACCATAAGATTTAATTATTCTAATTGGCGCATAATCGATAACAGATTTAACCTTCTCTGCTATCTTTAAGGAGATTTTTGTTTCATCCATCCAGATCCTTATATCGTCAATGTATCCGCTATAATCTCTTATGAAATCCAGCTGATAATCTGATATACTAGACCCTAGGACTGCAACTGGCGTATATTCAGGACACTGTATAAGTGCTGCGATTGCATCAAATATTCCCTCTACTATTACAATCTTATGTCTGAATTCTTCATCTCTCTCAATTATGTAAGGAGGTTTCTTATCAATAGGCGGAAGGAAATATTTAATCTTAGCACCAGGATTCCTAAATCTTATTTGATAGTAGAATACCTCACCATGATATTTGAATGGTATTACTACATTATCATTCCAAAATTTAAAGTCTAAGAATTTATATAATTCTGATAAGAATTGATTTCTCTTTATTAAGTAATCAATACCTTTTTCGCTATAGTCATCAAATTCATATTCGAATTTATCTACAGTCCATTCTTGATCAGTTAATGGTACTAATTTAAATGAACCCTGTCCTAGACAAAAATCTGTTAATGTATCTGGAACATCAACTTTTAGGTTAATATCTGTAGTTACATTAATATACGTTCGGGTACATACAAAACAATGGCCTACTGTTAAGTCTTTCTTTATGTATAGTTTATGTTTAGTATGCCCTTCTTCTCTACAAAATGGGCAATGAATTATATATTCTCCATTGTCATTAGCAAATGGTTCTACTTCTTCTATAGTATTTACATTATAGGCCTCTGTCAATAATTCTTTGAAATCGCAGAAAATTAATCTTTGGCCATTCTTTTTTATTTGCTCTTTATATTCCATTGTTGTAAAGAAAAGTGGAATCTCTAAGAATTACTCTCAGAGATTCCTGTTTAGTAAATTATTATTAAACTTCTTCGTTTGCCTTAGGCTTTGAGATCTTGCGCTTCTTAGGAGCCTTTACTGGTTCAGGAGTTTCTGCTGGAGCTTCTTCAGCAGCAGGCTCTTCTTTAACCTCTTCTTTCTCAGTACTGGGTTCCTCTTCCTTTACTTCAGGAACAGGTTCTGGTTCAGACTGAGGTGTAGGCTCTTCGACTGGCTTTTCTTCTACTTTAGGTTCCTCCTCTGTCTTACCAACATTGAATCTTCTTAAGGCTTCATCAAGTGAGCTAACGATGAATGGTTCACTTGCAGATACGTTTGCACACATGTTAATCTCAAATGGACCCGATACGATAATAGCAATGTCCTTTGGAGTAAGATTTTCCACAAGAAGCTTTATAAAAGCTACTGTTGGAAGGAACTCACGGCTAACAGTGTTACCATGAATCTCTAATCTAATGTTGTTAATTAGAGGTAAGTTTAATAATGAGTTTTTTCCGTTGTAGATTCTCATACTAAATTCTTTTTAATTTATTAAACATTTGAAATTTATATTAGGTGGATTTAATCCATTTGTAAGGATTTAATCCTCCGTAGACTGCGTTTCTTCTACTTCCCGGAAGATTATACGATCTTTTCCCTCCAGTGGAAGGATCATATAGTACATTGTAGTCTCTTCCATAGCTACTTTCTTCCATAGGAAATGTCCAGTAATCTTAACAGGACTAGTCAAGGATACCATTAATACCCTATTTCCGATTTTAGCAAACTCCTTTTTATAGTCGGGAAATTTCTGGTCTAGATATTCTATGATTTTATACCTAGCAACAGCAAATTGGACATCTAATGATCCATCAATAGGATAATGAACTACTCTTAAGAAATGGTTAATTTCCTCTGCTACAGTAGATTCTTCTCTATCAATATCATCCGCAGATTCGATGTCCTTGATAAAATCAATAGACTCTGGGAGAGATTGAATATATTTTCCGAATCCAAATCCAAAATTCTCTTGATCTATGATATTCTCTGGACTATCATAAGGAACAACATAATCATCTATTTTTACAGACGTGAATATTGCCTTTTTTATTTCCTTGACTTCCCTATTTACAGCTTTTGTTAATCTAAAACCAGGATTACTTGGAAGTCCTATCAGGGAATTCAGAAAATCCCTTGATGTCTCTGCTTTTACTAGATCTCTTCCACTTACTAAAACTATGTCTCCATAAGTTGCTGCAAATGATAGCAAGTAAGGTACGGAAAATGAAACAATATTTCTGGCGGCACTGAGATATCCACCAAAAGGATTAGTAACAATCAAGTGTATCTTCTCTTGTTCAGCATATTCAATTATATCAGGATCAAATTCCATAGGACAAAGAGGAATACAAATATATTCTATTTTATATTTCTCCCTAAGCTCTTTGACTTGATCTACTGAAACTGGACTCTGTATTCCACAGTGACCTACGAGATTACTTTCGAATAGGCTCTCTGGCATAGTCTCTGGAGCTTGATCGAATTTGATGTTACCTGAGAAGAGAATAAGATCTGCCTTTTTCCTACCAATTGCTTTAAGATGATCCCCTAATACATTCTCTAAGGATTCTAGAAAATCTACTCCTACTATTACTGGAGTATCCTCATCAATCATATCTTTTAAGAGATAATCATTATTGGCTGAAATACTCGTATAAAAGTAGTCATAGTTCCCTGAGTAAGAGCCAGGATTATAGTCAATTGTACTAGTATCTAGTCCTACTCCTTGAATTTTAAAATTGTTTTCGTTCATAAGATAGATATATTAATATAATTTTCCTTTTCTTTATTAGGTAACCAAGAAATATTTATTTTTGCCTGATTCCCTGGATTAACTAGGATGGTATTTTTAAGAAATACAGAATCACTGAGAACTTTTGCATTTTTTGAAATTTCATCAATCATGGAGGTAATTAATTTCATGAATGTTTTGTTTCTTAATAGCAATAGCTTCAGGACGGTTAAGTCTTGATCAGTTAGATTGTTGGGTTCTATAATATCATCGTTCACTTGGATTCTAAATAACGATCTTGCAGAAGAATCACTATTATTATAGAACTTTATACAGTCATCCATTTCATTTTTTAATCGTAATCTCTTAGCAGTTCTAGGATCTCCGTTTAAGTTCAAGAGATTATATTTACTGTGATATCTTCTATCATAGGGTATAATTTCCGGGAACTTAACAGAATAATTATTTAATGATAGGGTTTCTTGATCACTGACTACCTTATACAGATCATCAATCAAAACAACCTTAATGCCATCAAGATTGTCTTCACTTATTAACCTAGGAAATCCAGGTATCCAGTCTAAGAACCAAATCTTATTCCTATCATACCTATATTTTCTCTGTATTTGCTTCAGTATATCCTTAAACTCTGAATACTTATGGCTTAATGTACTTTCAAAGTAGATATCATTGATTAAATACATCTGAAGATACCTATCAGTACTAACCTTATTGTAGTAATCCTTTATCGCTGACTGAACCATATTAATAGACTGTACCTTCTCATATTTATTCTTGATATTGTCCCAGTCTGGTAAGAAGAATCCATCGTTTTCTATATATGAAATAGGAACTCTTCCCTTATCTTGTTCAATAGGTAACATTTCATAGAAAGACTGCATAGTAAGAAAATGTTCCTCTAATAAGTGTCTTTCTAGGTCTTCCGAATCAGCAAAAACAGCATTACATAATGGACATTTATTCATGCTCTATATAGCCTCTTTCTATAAAAAGTTTCTTTAGTTGATCGCTTAATTTTTTCATATCAGGATGAGCATCTGGTGCAGATCTTAATTCAAAGAAATGAATCCAGTCTGATATAAATGCTGAATGACATACTTCTGTTTTTAGATCCAATGGTAAAACCCTTCTAGCCTGTTGAGGTTTCCAGCCTCGTTTTAGTAATTCCATGTAAGAAAACTCAGTAGCTAGGTTACCAAACATCCAAAGATCTACTTCATTCCACTTAGAAGAGCTGAATCTGACATCTTCACACATTCTGAAGAAATCTTTTCCATCGTAATTAGCTTTACTCAAGTCAATGTCATCCGATTGAATGACACTAATTTCGTTACCAAACTTATTCAAGCTGTAGTTGCAATACCTAGTGGATGTTTCCATAGCAGAGTTCATAGTATGCCTATTAGCTTCAGCAGAAACTCCACGATCACATATAAAATGAGCACAAATACGAAGCTCATGATTTTTACTAGGCTCTGTCAAGTACTTTAAGTCATCTACTCTATCATTATCCACTAAGACTCGATAATTAGTTGTTACATAATAATTATCGTCATCTTTGCTTGTATGGCATTTGGAGTATCTATTAAAGAAATAGAATAGATATAACTCAGGGGATTTTGGAGTCTCATCGAATGTTGTTCCCCTAGGAAATGTTAAATAGACTGTTCCTTGTTCAAATGCTTTTAAGTGACCTGCATTACCCAGTCTTTTCACAAATTTTTCAGCAGAATCCTCTGTTATATTCGATTCCGACTTATAACAGATTCGACCCACTTTTTCTATTTGCTTTTTAATGCCTTCTATTCCAGGACCTTGATCCCAGATTTCTACATAACTATCCAATTGTTTCATATCTTGAAATTTATATTAAGTACAGTTATATGGCTTTAATGCTTTTAAATCTGATTTTTCTCAATTTAAATCATCCTTTCAAAGCCTTATAAATATATAAAGCTTATTTTTAGTATTAACAAAAAACATTTCAGAAAAATGGGAAAATTAAAAGATGCTTATCTTGAGTACAAGGAAGCAGTAGAAGAGTGGAAAGAAAGCCACCCTATCTTAACGAAGATTGGGAAAAGGGTCGTATATACTTCGGCCGTGATCTTCGTCACAAAAAAAGTGATAGGGAGAGATGCAAAACGCCTCAAGCAAGAGAATATCCAATTGCGACAGAGCATTCAGGATCATCAGGAGGCGTTGGAAGAAACCAGAGATTACGCCATGCATGGCGATGGAATGATTCAGGCGATTGAAAGTATCAATCGATCACTGCAACAGGATGTAAAAAGAATGACATACGAAGTTGCAAAGCGCGATCAGCAGCTACGAGACTTTCAGTCGAGAACTAATTAATGTTTAACACAACCAAGACCTTAGAGTATCACAATCAATGTTATTCTGAGGTCTTTTAAAATTTTAAACTATTATGCCAAGAAAAAAGAATGCAGAATCAAGAGCTTATTACTACTTAATAGGCTCTGAGGTAGCTAGTAAACTGAGTAATGGCCAAACTCTTACAAAGAGTGACCTAACTAAGTTTTATAAGGCTATTGATGAAAAGGCAGACTCGACTAGTTTGCCTAAGAAAATTAATCGGTTTTTCGATATTCTCTCGCCAGTATTTAAGCGGGAAGATATAGGAAACAGGAACTTTAAGGTTGTTTTTGTAGATCCTACTATTTCAATGGAGGATGCAGCGAAGGCAATCGATGATGCTCTCTGTTATCGATTCAAGATTAAGAAGGGAGCAAAGAAACAACAAGTGAAGAAAGTTGCAGGGACAAAGAAGACTATCGTGGCGCCTAACATGAAAGTGGCAAGTGCTAGATTAATAGGCAAGATTTTAAATTTCTTCGTCAGAAGAAAAGTAACTGCGATTAGATCTAACGAGTACTACACAATGACACGGCAAGAAGGTGTCAGTGGATGTACTCTATCGATTAAGCGTGCAGAACGCTTTTCGAATACCGTCAGTAGCGTAACTGGCCTTCCAACTAAGTGGAATTATATAAATATTCCCGAGGATGGTCGTTATTTGACCATTGATGGTAGTAATGAAGAAATAAAGGCAATCTATCTGAAGTGGGTAGAATTTGTCAAGACACGCTTTGGTATTGACTTGCCGGTAGACAAGAACAATGCCATCGTAGAAAGACCGAGAGTAACTCCTCCAGTAATTGCAGAAGTGACTACAACTACTCCAGAGAAGGAGATCTCGTACAGTGATGAGGAAAAATACGTACTATGGCTCACAGCAAAAACTCTTCAAGATAGAGGAAAGCTAGATGCGGATGTCTTCCTGACTACGCTGAGAGCTAAGATTCTTGAGTCTAGAGTGAAAAAGATCAACTCTAGAGTCGAATATCAGACTCTCCTACGTAAAGAAAAAATATTCGAAATAGGACGAAATGGGCTAATTTGCGTTAATAACGTAGAAAGGGCAGTTCAAGTCCTTGAGAGGTATGACCCTAAGAAGATTACTTCCAGAGTAAAGGTAGTATCTGATATTAGGGGGATTAAGAGTTTTCTCAACCTTTGGGGAAAAAACTTAACGTTTGAAGAAAAGCATACTTCGGAGAAAAGGGATTTTGCGATATACGAGATAGTTTTTAACTATACGTATAGCTCAATGATCCTATACGCAATCCTTCTATCTTACTTAGATGAAGAAGGAAAAGTACTAGATAGTCAATTCGACTGGATGAATCCTAAGGATCCAACAATTAAGTACATAACGGACAACGTAGATAAGTTCGTAAACTTCTACGATCCGGTACCGTATTTCAAGGATCAATACTCGGGTGAAATCCAGAGTTGGGAAAAATAGCTAGTAATTAGAGCGGAAAAAAAAAGAAAAAGAAAGAAGTCGTAATGGCTTCTCTCTTTTTTTTTACTTAATGTTCTTCGTCATAGTTATCTTTGTAGAAACTATTCTGAAATATATCCAAGGAATGTTTCTCGATAGTATCGGCTAACTTATCATGATCGAAACAGAACTCTTCACGATGTTCCTTTATCCAATCATAAGTTACTACGAGTATTTGTGAAGATTCTCCTTCTTCGCCGCCTCTACTGACGGAATCAATGTCCGCCATTTTCAGCAATTCCTCAGGACTACAGTTCACTTTAGTTACGAACCTGGCTGTAATGTGACCCTTATTGGTATACATTCCGTCATTTATTCCGGCGAAATGAAATTCCCCTGGATCCACTTTTATTCCAGTTTCTTCGTAAACTTCCCTTGCAGCACCGACTTTAAGGTAATGGTCTGAATAATCATAATAACCACAAGGAAAACAATACTTTCCATTAAAATCAGGAGCTCCTTGTCCTCGTTTTTCTACAAGATAGTGATAAACTCTATTGCCCGAGTTGTCTTTGCTCTCAGCAATAATAACACCAACTACTGCAATTTCTGGGGAAATCCAAATTACTTTTCCGGTTCCCTCTTCTCTAGTGCATCGATTTTTAGTTTCCATTTTCAAATACTTTTTTAAAAGGTTTAAGGTTTCCACCTTCAATATTTTTTCTACTATTTGTATCTTCTAGGATAGCAAAGTATATCTTAGAGAAAGAATGAACGAACTCATCTTCACCCAATACTTCTTTGAATAGTCTAGCTACATGGCTAGGTGGATTTCCATATGCACCACATCCAAGAGCCCCTAATACAAGGGATTCATTTTTTCCTAAGATAGCCATTCTGAATATGGCTCTTATTTTTCCCTTTAATGCTATGACATCCTTTGGCTGAAGTTCTCCTGTTTTTCGATCCAGTACTGGTTTCTTTAGTCCAGGAACGGTAATTACGTCACACTGGAATGGATTAATTAGTCCATTATAAGAAACAGCACTCTTAAAAACAGTTATACCAGTTGAGTATATTCCACCAAACATAGGGATTGGATACGTACTATTCCCATAAGGCGGACCATAAACATCTGCCATTCGGTGATCAAATGCATATAGGGATTTTGTTAGGTTACTCCGCCTACAAAGCTCTTCCTCTTGAGCTCTTGCCCCATTAGTTACTCCACCACCTGGAAAACTGAAGGATGCCATATTCAATACAGCACATCCAGGAAGCTTTTCAGCTACATTGAACGTATCCTCATTAACAACTTTTATAATTGTTTCTGGGAAAACTGGGCAATCATCCTTGCTCAATTTCGATACTGTGTTATAAAATATAGATGCTACTGGATCAGGTATTTCATGCCAACGCCCTGTAGGATCTTTATAACCTCCTGCAATGATACTAGTTTTAGTATCTTCAAATACTGAAATAAGTTCTTCCCTAGATTTCATATTGTTTTACTATTATTTTGAACATAATCCTTGAAACTTTGTTGTCCCACTTTATTTTTCATTTCCCCTAAGATCGTCTCGAAATCAATGAGAAATGATCCAGTCTTCTTGGCCAGCTCTCCATCATATCCCACATCAATCCTTAGATCTCCAATGGAATCACGATTAAAACTATCTATATTTCCGTGACAATGGCCATGAATCATGAATGCACCCCTAGATTTATGATTCCACGAAAGATGCGGAAAATGATCCATAACCAAGTAATACTTCTCAGATTGATATATAACAGTTACCTCTAATCTGTCAGCAATAACGTTGAAATATCTCCTCAATCCTTGTAATAATTCATGAGAATCATGATTCCCCGCTATCATGTAAGACTTAAGAGGTTTCATTAACTTTAGTACAGACTCAGCTTCTGGTAATGTATATTTCCAGAAAAAGTCACCTAAGTTAAATACCACATCCCCCGGTTCTATGGTTTCTGCCAGTTTTTCCTGAATAAAACCATCCATTTCTTCTATATTCTGAAACGGACGATTTCCTAACTTAATTATGTTCTTATGACCTAAGTGAAGGTCAGACATAAACCAAATTTTTCTAATACTTTTATTATCTAAGTTTAGACTATACGGTATTTTCATAAATCAAAATCATTTAATAAATTTTCATCTACCTGTAAGGGTTTAGAAGGACTAAACTTGTCCATTAGCTCTTTCAATATCTTTCCCTTTAATGTATTAGGATTACTTAGTTTCTCTAGAAATATTCTACCTCTATTTTCCCATAACCAAGAGTCTATCTTATCTATGGACCAAGAAAAAATTTCCAAGACTTTATCTTCATTGAAGAACCATTCGTCCCGGAAATCCTCTTTATAATCCATTAAGCATAAGTGAAGTTTGAGCTCTAATACTCTATCACCTTCTCTCCAGGCTAAGAATTTACCTAATGGATTATGAAGGTCATAGGCTATTTCTCTTTCTAATTGAGTTTCACTATAACCTATTTTCAGGGCTTTCCTAGTTCCATCCCAGGACCCTGTTCCAAATAAATATATCATTTTACAACTTTCTACGTAAAACAGGTGACACAAAACAAACACCTGTTTTTTAAGTACATTATTAAATTCATGTATCTTTCTAATAAGAAGAATTACACTAAGTTACCCAATAGTTAACTACTATTCATGGCACACTCCACTTCATTTTATTAATTCATGAAATGTACTATATTAGGTGCAGTGTATATCATATAACGCACCCTACCATCGGAACATTGCGTAGGAATTGGTTTGTTCAAGGGAATTTTTTCTCCCATACTGTTAATGAACCAACCACTTTCTTTTGCTTGAGTTCCTTGCCATGATTCGCTCATTGGTACATAGGGATTGACATATCCATTACCATTTCCCATACCAAAAATAGCGTCGATCGAATTAAACATTGTTGCTAATCCATTACCAATCTGGATAACATTATCGATCACTGATCTTCCCATCTGAAGAGTTTGAATAACTTTCTGAGCTTTAGTCTCTTTGTGGGATGATTTCTTTTCACCTAAGGAATAACTGTTTCCCCAACCATCGGTGATAATGGTCGGACCACCTTCTTCTTCTTTTGTTTTTTCTTGGTCCGGAGATTGTTGTTCTTCGTCTTCTTTGAAAATATATCGAATTCCAAGAACAATCGCAGTTCCTGCAGCTACAGTAACTAATATCTTCAGACCTGTTGCTAATATTGTACTTAATAACATTAATTAAATTAAACAAAAAGTTCTTAGTCACAATTTCCTACACCATACAACCCCTCTCTATTTAGTTCCGGGGTATGGTGGACTGTTGACTAAGATCGCATGATATTTTACTATATTCATACCATCTTAGAATTTTTTATTAAACTTCTCTTCATGTTCTCTAATTTTTCTTATGAAAGTGTATGATTAAAATCGTGTATTTAAACACGGCTTACTTGAGTAAGGCGTTTGGGGGATAGAAAAAGAAACAATATTTTCTCAGATATATTGCCCGAAAATCCTTACTATTGTAATATAAATTTTAGTGATTATGAATAAAAGGATAGTTTTAGTTAGTTCAGAAGAATGCCACGATTATGTGGGATTATATGGATTAAAACTAAGTTGTGGAGTCTATCCTCTAGAACTTCTAGAGAAGATGGACGAAGAACAAAGAAATGATCTTCTTGCACTTGGTGAAGGGGATGGTGCATTATTAATTGGCGCTAAAGCCTTCAGTTACCTGAGAGAAAGGTATCACTTTGGTATTCGTGGTGAAAATTACTTCGATTGTTCCAGAATTTATAGAGTATCCTTAGAAGGCGGAGCTTATGTTAGATGTGCAGTAGATGTACAACAGGCATTGATTCCAGGTCTCTTAGAAGACTTTATAAGTCCAAGTTTTACAAGAGAGGTTGATTACCATGATTTCAAGTGGTGCGTAATTCACACTGTGACTGATGCATTGAGGTTCCTTGATTACGTAGACTCATTACCATTGGACACTGACTTTGGATTTGACTATGAAACTAGTGGAATGCCAATGGAGAAAGTGTTCTTTGTATCAGGTTTTGCAATATCTACAGCAAAAGAAGCGGCTTTTATTAGCTTAACGGACTTGAGACATGAAGTAGGAGAGTCTAGTGAAGGGTATAGGGCAGTCTTAGATAAACTGGCAAAATTTCTATCTAAGAGAATGAAACATATCTGGACTTATAACCTACAATTCGAGTATCAGGTTAGTCATAGAATAATGGGAGTTGACTTATATGAACTATCAGATGCATCCGTCGTTAATGTACTAGATGGATTACATGAGAAGAACTACTCTCTCAAATGGACTGCTCAAAGAGTACTTGGTGTGAAAGTTTGGGATTCTGACTTCGATAGACTTAGTGACTTAATTGAACACATGCTATTGGAGGAAGTTGGTAAACTTAAGAAGGACATTCACCTAGAATTAAAAGTAACCCCAGAAAACTTTACAAATACTCCTGAATGGGGAGAAATTTGTAAGAGATATCCTGGATATGAAGATGAATTTAAGGAACTGATCTTAGAGTATTGGGGAAATCAATTCATGCCTATCCCAAGTGAAATCTTAGGAAAGTATTGCTGCCTTGACTCATTCTATACTCTTATGATTTATCTTAAGAAAAAGTCTGAGTATACAGAAGAGTGTTTCAACGTTTTCTTAGATAACCTGAGACTTGGCGCAAGACTTATGTCACATGGCCACTATATAGATGAGCCATTCAGACTTAGATTTGAAAAGTATTGTAAGGAGATGATGGCTTGGTCTAGTACTTGGGCAACTAGAGCTCTTTGTTGGATAAAGATGCAAAAACATCAATCCTTGGCTACTAATATAAAGAGATATAAGCCAATTGCTGTAAAACTATTGGAAGAAGGAAACTTTTTTCAAGGTAATATAATTGAAATCTTAAAATATATCTTAACAAGTAATCTCGATTACCTAGATTCAACAGAAACTGGATTAAATGAGGGAGGACTTGTTATGAAATATGGACAGGACTTTGGAGAAAAATTCGTAGATTTTGTTAGACAAGCTGCAAGCGAAGTTAAGTTAAAGGGTAAGATCGACGAAGGTATTATTAGGAAAAAGAAATTCTTAGGGGTCCTGGCAGAAAAAACAATACATCTCTTCGGAATTGATAGTCTTAAATTTGATTCAGAGGGAAAGATTAATAAGAAGCATATAGAACTTGAGAAATACATGTATTATCGAAAGATATATACTGAGCTGGAAAAAATAAATAAAAAACAGCTTAAGGATATTCATAATATCCCAGAGAAAATATATATCTTTGGTAAGAAAATGGATCTCTTGGAGTATTCTAAGTTTCTATCTGATAATTATTTCATGTGTCTTAGTCCAGAACAGAATGATAAAATCGTATATGATATGATGGTTAATCCTATCATTCCTGGACTTAAAGGAAAAACTGCTTTCTTAGCTGCCATGTCAGAAAGTATCCAGCAGTTACCTGAGACAACAAAATTCTATTCAAGTAGAGGTATTACTGATATAGATGAAGGTTATCAAGAAATGTTAGATGAATGGAAAAAGTATTATGACAGTAATGGCGAATACGAAAGCCCATTATACCCGAAGAAAGTATTTGACCTAGCATTCGAATTTTATGGTAGCCCTAAACTTGGAAAAAAAGTTAGTGTGAAAGGTGTAGAGACAGTTTTATATCAAACCGCAGATAAAGTAAAGGAAATTTGGACAGATTTTCTTGGATTTAACACACAAACACAACTTTTTCCAGAGTATCAGGGTGATTACTTAAATTATGAAAGCCCATTTGATCCTGAGGTAGATCTCAGTAATGATTTCTACTTTATGAGAAAATTCACACTCAACTACCTCATATATAAGAAACATGCGAAAATGTTAAGTGTGTATGTAGGTCCAGATGGAATGTTTAATAAGAGGGCAAAATGGGTAATTGAAGATGAGCATCATATTCCAATTAGAGATGCAGATCCGGATGAACCAGGAGCAGTAAAGAAGAATTTTACTCCATACGAAGTACTCAAAAAATCAAGTAAACGCTGGTCATCAAGTTTTCATACGATTCCCTCACATAGCCCTGTCAAAAATTGCTTAATTCCTGCTCCAATTCGGAACAAAAATGGAAATATCATATATGGTGGGGATGACCAATTACTAACATATTTTGACATTAACTAGAAACTAGTGTCACATAAGGGTGACCTTATGAAAAACAAACTTACTAAATGCTGGAAAGACTTGTTAGGTCTCTAGTACTAGCCGATTTAGTCACGGCAGTAACAATCTAGGGAATAGAGTTAATCAGCAGGTTTAAGAAGAACGAAAAAAATTAAAATTTAAAAAAAAAATGGATTATGAGGAAATAAAAAAATTTATAAAAGATAATGGTATTGAGAAGAGGTCTAGGCTGAGAGAGGAGTATAGAAAGGTTTATAATTGCTTCAAGAAATTAAGTAATGATGAACAAGAAAAATTACTGCCTTCGAACTTAGGTAATTATTCTAATCTCAATACTGCAAACGACTTTAAAAGGTTTATTAAAACTAATAATATTCACTCTCGAAAAACATTACATACTGAATATCCTGGGGCTTATCTTAGGTTCTTAAACTTTCTATCAAAGGAAGAGCAAGAAACTATTTTACCTTATAAAGGAACTATAAAAAAGGCAGATTACTCTACTTTGAATACTGAGGATGATTTTAGGAAATTCATTAAAACATACGAAATTGTAGGCCGTTATGATTTTCAAAAAAGATTTCGAGGAGGATATAATAAGTTTATTAAATTGAGTAGTGAAGATCAAAATAGAATTCTCCCTAGTATGCTAAAAGATTATTCGTATATAAATACATATGAGGATTTTCGTTCATTTATTCAAGAAAATAATATAACCTCCAGAATAGATCTTTGTCGTAGATTTGAGCAAGTATATTGCAGATTTAGTAGACTCTTATCTAAAGAGGAGAAAGAAAGTCTATTACCAAACAATAATAGAGATTACTCTAATATTAATACGGTAGAAGATTTTAAGGTATTTATTGCTGACAATAATATCCTATCTAGGAAGGATTTTTATAGAAGATTTCGTAATTGCTATTATAGGTTCTTATTATTATCTGATGATGATAAAGATAGCATATTCCCGCTCATTAACTCTAATGGGGAACTATTTTTGGCAGACCTATTTACGGGAAATAATATTGAATTTACATCTGAGAAAACTTACCCAGATTTAAAGAATATATCACATCTTAGGTTTGACTTTTATTTACCAGAATATAATATCTTAGTAGAGTATCATGGGTGTCAACATTTTGATCCTAACGATAAACGTTATTCAGAAATTGCTATAAAAAGGGATCATCTGAAGTACGATTATGCTAAGAAAAATAATATACCATTATTATATTTCACTAATGAAATAAAAATTTACGAAAAATATGGATATTTCACTGAAGTAATTACAGACAGTAATGTCCTTATTCAAAAAATAAAAGAAAATCAGCCCGACTAACTGATTAAATTCTTAAACCCCAACGACTATCCCAGTAATGGGAGTACACTTGAAATCGTTAAGTGGAAACGGTAAGAATCTCAGAAATGAGATTAAGATATAGTCTGATCTGCATAGAGATATGTAGGAGTTCATCTTAGTTTTAGCTAAGTGAGAACCGGGAGATGTAACGTGCCTCCTGAACACAATGTAGTAGTGCCGAGGTTAAAATTTAGCCGTCACTTATAGTAATGTAAGTGATAATAAACGGGCAAAAACGGTGAAAGCTGAGATGCCAATACCGTGCTAACTTATTTAAATTGCGAAAGGTTAAGTAAGTAGTGTAGAGCATAGAGAGTGAATAAATATAATCTCTCCACGAGTGTCCGTCATCCTAGTTATCTAGGATGAAAATATATGCCGAGCTATGGATAAAATGAATCCATAGAACTATAGGATAAAAAGCCTATAGGGTAACAATCTGTAAGAGCGCGGGGTAAAAAATTGCCCACCGTAATAGTAATATTACGGGGTACAGGGAGCAAAAACGGTGAAAGCTGAGATGCCAATACCGTGCTAACTAAGATAATATTAAAGGTATCCTAGTAGTGTAACGCATAGTAGGTGACGAATAGAATAATCCTACCACGAGTGTTCCCCACCCTATCTAATAGGGTGAAAATATATGCTGAACAATTGAGAATTAAGAATCAATTGAACTTAGAAATAAAAAGTTCTAAGGATAACAAAATTGACGCGTCTTTGGATCCTGATCTAATAAGTAAGTTCAACGCTGGAGAAGACATATACATATATAGTTCGAAACTATATTTAGGTGAAGAAGGTTGGAATAACCTTAGTAAAAAAGAACAAAAGACTTATAGAAAGAAATTCAAGACCATAGATAGATGTGGCATAACTAAGTAATTAGTTAATGAAAAGGTTGTGAACCTAGAAATCTAGGGTGTACTAATTTATTAGTGCTAACGGTGGAAAGCTAAGTCTTAATAATAAGATATGCCAATACCGTGCTAAGCTTAGATTAGTCTAAGAAAGTGTAACGACTATCCTATGACGTTAAAATAATTTTAACCGAGGAGTAGGTTTAGAGTGAAATTCTCTATTCCGAAGTGCAACCTATCCGAATAATCGGATAATGATATAGTCTAATCTCATAAGAAATTATGAGTAGTAATGATTCTTGGGTGTATTGTACGGCTTAGGGAAAAATTCCTTAGCAGCTCGACTAGATAGTTCTGTTGAAGAAGCTGAGAATATTATCCAGAGTTTATATAAGTCTTTTCCAAAGCTCAGGGAATATGTGGAGTCTCAGGGTCAGTATCCATTAGATCATGATGGTTACATTAATACCATGTTAGGAGACAAATTAAGGTTAAGGGAGTATTATGAATATTTGCCAAAAGCAAAAGATCAAAAAGAAGCGCAAAATATAATTGCCAGAATCAAAAGATTAGGTGTAAATTTACCTATTCAAGGAGGAACTAGTACAATTATGGCTAGTGGATTCTTTAATAATATTAGGTCATCAATTAAAGATGGTTGGAAGCAACCATTACAACCTATTATTACAGTGCATTGTTAGTTTATGGTGCACTATAAACCTACTTAATTGCTGGAACAACTTGTTAGGTCATTGGTACTATCGAATAGAAGTAAAAATCCAATGAATAGAGTCAATCAGCAGTAAGTTATAAACTTATTCAACGACTATCGAAAGCATAGGGGAAACCTGAAGAAGTGAGTAGAGTAGAGCACAAGCGATGGGTGTTCGAAAAAGTAGGCAGTAATTATTTACTGAAGATATAGTCTCGTCTAATCAGAGATGATTAGCTGTGGCATTGCCCGGCATAAATGTAGCGAATTTATGTGAAGAGAACGGATTCTAATACTAATCTTATTCCAATAGATCACATATTTGATATTAGGGCATATTATGATGAAAAATATACAGATTATTGTGCAACTATTGGGCCAAAGATAAAGTTATTGTTTGATCTTTTGTGTGGATATGGATATGAATCTGCATGTCCATTAACGCAGATAGACAAAGATACGATAGAATTTTCTGGTCCTGCTAGTAATCTTATATTAATTTATGACAAATTAATGAATTCGCCTAGTATCAGATGTGAATGTGATAAGACTAGGGAAGAGCTAGTATCAGAAAAGAAGATGATTGAAGATCCATATTACAGAACAATCTTAGAAAATGGTTGTTCTATATCGATGGATGTATCAAAGGTGACCATTAGGTTTCACCGACTATAATATTAATTCTGTGGGCCAGCCTTTAATGGGGCTGGTCTATTTTCTCAAATCCCCTTAAATTCTTATAAATGAAAGTACTTATTTTTCTTGGGTAAAAAAAGTTCAAAAATTATTCAATGGCTGGCTCGTGATGAGTCGGTCATTTTTTTTTATCCCCTTAAATGCCTTATATATGTACGTGTAATGTTTACTGAGGAGGATCAGTCCGTGATGGATAGATTCTCTTTTTTTTTATCCCCTTAAATTCTTATATATGTAAAAGTTTAAGAATTAATAGAATGTTTCTTATTAGAGGATCAGTCCGTGATGGATAGATTCTCTTTTTTTTATCCCCTTAATTCCTTACTAACGTGTAATACTCTCATTTTAGTATAATGTATATTCAAATGTCAGGTGGAGATCAGTCCGAGATGGATAGATCTCCTCTTTTTTTTATCCCTTTAAACTCTTATATATGTAAAACATTCATAACAATCATATTTAGGTTAAATAATTTTTTAGAGGATTGGTCCGAGATGGATAGATCCTCTCTTTTTTTTATTGAAGAATCTGAAATCCCTTTAAATCCTTATATATGAACATAAAGGAATTAGATTTTAGAATTGCAGCAGATCGGACCCCGCCGATGATCGAAAGGGCGGGCTAAGCTGCACTCCGGGGAACCCACAAACGCACAGACGACCAGTCAACTCTCTAAAACGGGTTCCCCTCTCTTTTTTTCTTCCCTCTTAATACCTTAAGAGTATATAAACACAACACCTAACAATTATGAATAAAAATCTAAAAGATGCTTTAAGTT